TGTACTGTTTCATGAATATATTATTGTTTCGTTAACGTTCAATGGGCGCAAAGATACGAAAGAAAGTTGGAATAGGGGTACAATGGTCTGTTATTTAGTGTTATCCTTCGGGGATGCGGCAGAAAATGTTTCTTTCAGTCCTTAACGGAATTTCTATGTTTTATTGCTGGTTTGTATGCTGTGTTCTGAAATTTCAGTTTGTGCAGATGGAGGGAATCGTTGGATTCCTAACCTTTTTCTACTCTATGATTAAGCTTGATTAATGGCTAGGTTAAGGTCTTTTATACGGTAAACTAGTATAGACCGCTACAGTGGACTGTACAGTCTGCAATTGTGAGACGGTATAAATTTTGAACGATAGTAAAGCCTGTCTTGAAATAAGACATAGCTAATTGATTATTAGTAAATTACGAGTTATTTCAGTATGGTTGTATATTTACGACACACGAAATAAACTTTGTAAGTAGCGATTTTCCTACTCTTCCGTGTACGGTGAAAATACCCCCTAATTATGGGGTACACTACATGGGTAACTAAAAAACAACTAATTATGTCTTATTCATTAAACATCAAAGGTAAGGAGAATCCGAAAGACAAGCAACTTGTCAAGTTAGAAATGGTATTCTTTCAAACTGGGTACGCGCGCGTATCCAAGGTTTTGGACATCACAGGGACTTATAAAGATTGGGACAGTGAAACCCAAACTTTCAAATCTAAAGGTGCGGAATCAGCGGCGAAGAATAAACTTCTACTTGACATGAAGATGCAGTATCTGAGAGTCGTTGAAGAGTGGGAAATGGCAAGGCAGCCTTGGTCGCCTGTCCAATGGTCGCACTGTCTCGACAATGCAAAAGTACAGAAAAGAGAAGAGCCTAAAGTCATTACCGTGGATAAATGGATGCAGGATTACATTGAAGCGTGTCGTAAAACGGAAAGAGTAAAGAATGGTAATATTCTGAGTTGTTCTACAAATGCCAAACACCTGAATTATCTAAGACTCGAACTGGATAGATTCACAAACAAGCGGTACAATAAGAGCTTTTCAACTTACTTCTTCCAGGATATTACAGAGCAATTTGTGAAAGACTATGTTGCTTTTATCGAGAAGCAGGGCTTGGAGAAGGGCAACAAAAGTGGTCTATGTTCTAAACTTAGGATGCTAAGGGGTGTTTGCTCCAATGCACGAAAAGTTGATGTGCCAGGAGCTAAAGTATCCCAGTTCGCTTGTGTTAAAGAGAAATTAGCTTGGGGTAGCGTTACTCCCAAAACGATTCCATTTGCTGTATTCCAACAAATAGAGAACATCGACCGGGATTATTTTTCTGAAGAAGAACAATTCTATCTGGATTTATTCCTTTTCAGTTTTTATGCAGGAGGTATGGGAGATAAGGATGTCTGTTATCTCACATGGGAATGCATCGCTGATGGCATGCTTATTTATGAACGCATGAAGACACGTAAGCAAGCTAAAATGGTACTGACGGACAAAGCGCTCAATATCATCAATAAATATAAAGATAAGAGTTACGGCAATTTTGTTTTCCCGATTTTACAAGAGAAGCACGTAACTGAAAAGCAAAAGGATGCACGGATTGACTCTATTGAAAGAAAAGTCAATAGCATACTTGAACGAGTACGTGGTATGGTGATGTACAAGGAGAAGATCACCTGGTATTCTGCAAGAGGGACGTTTATTACTAAGATGGATGAAGCTGGCTTCTCGGCTTTAACTATTGCAGAGTTTGCAGGAAATAGCGTACAAGCAATCCAAAAGCATTATTTCAGGAATACAAAAAAGGACGAAATTCGCAGGACTATCAACAATATTATCTGATAAGGTTAAGCATATCCTCTCGTTGTTAAAGGGCATCGTATCATTCGGTGTCCTTTACTTTTTTGTCTAAAAGTGGAAAATAAACTAAAAAAACTTATATCTTTGCTTTCGGAAATGAAGAGAAATACATTTCCAGCGTCGTAGTACGTAAACATATTGGTAGCAGGAAATCTGACAATTTACTCATAGCCCAATAATATGTTTAACGTTCGTGCCCGAACTATATACTTTTAGTATATATTCCAATAGGTGCGGACTTAACTATTATATTGGGTTTGGGCTTTGTCAGAGCCTCCTGCTCCGTAATAGAAGAGTCTCGCACCTTTTTATGGTGCGATAAAACGATGTCAAACCATGAGTAAAGTTGATTTTTATATCATCAAAACAGTAGTCCGTTCAATGAGACGGCAAAGTATTTACGAGAATTATCTTGAACTGCAAATTGTGGCAGCCCAACTTAATCTTAGATTAGATTTTAAAGAAGTTGAATTTGACGATGACGATTTATATTGTTTTCCTATTTTGTTAAGCCATATCTACAGCACATTGATTCACGACGGTAAGCTATATATTCTTTGCGATAACTGTGCTTTACATATCTTAGACTTAGAAACTAAAGACCATCATTGTAACACATTGAAAAGACTGCTTGGGTTTAGCCTGTTAGACTTATGGATACTTCAATTTAGACTATCCCATTTTTCTGCTATCTGCTATAAATTCTTCAATTATATGAAAAAGAAAATATCATTAAACAACAGTTCTATAGAGCATCTGAAGTCATTGCCGGAAACTGAAACAAATGAAAAGTTGAATCCGGAAACCGGAAATTTAATCGTTTCTATTCTTGATAGTATGGAAAAAGAAAATCTTTTGGGAACTCTAGGGAAAGAAAATGCAATTGAGCTAAAGTTAGAGACTGGAACCTACATTTGCCTGTTAGATGAACATCATAAATTAAATAGATTATTCCGAGTGCCGAAGGATGATAAAAAATAACCCGCCTCATCTATGTTATGGGCGGGTAGCTTAACGGTTATTTCTTCAAACCATTCACAAATTCTTTAGACGGCTTAAAAGCGGGAACGTTGCAGGCTGGAATGATGATCGTAGTGTTCTTAGAAATGTTGCGAGCAGTTTTCTTTGCCCTTTTCTTCACTGTGAAGCTTCCAAAACCTCTAAGGTACACATTTTCTTCTTTTGATAATGAGTCTTTTACAATCTCCATAAAAGCCTCAACGGTTGAAAGTACAGGCATTTTATCTACTCCTGTACTTTTGCTAATTTGATTTACAATATCTGCTTTTGTCATAAGGGGGGATATTAAAATTTGTCCAAAACGGGCGCAAAGGTAATTTATTTATTTTAATTTTGTACCTCATTATTAATAAACAATGGAAATATGAAAGAGTTAGTAGAAAAATTAAATGAAGCATTCTCTGCATTTACTGAAGATGCAAATCTTCAATTAGAAAAAGGAAACAAAGCAGCTGGTACTCGCGCTCGTAAATCTTCTTTGGAAATAGAAAAGATGATGAAAGAATTCCGCAAAATATCTCTTGAAGAAGCGAAAAAGTAAATTGATTATATAAGCCACCTTTGCTTTACAGGTGGCTTATTCTAAAATGCTATATACTATGGAATGGCTGGTTTATAATGGGGAAAGGGTAAATCTAAATACAACACACGCTCGAAAAATTGTACGTAGACTGGGAAAGATTCGAAGTGACATATTCAAAGGAGCGAGACCTATTAACACCCGATTGATTAAAGTTAATCTAGCTATGCTAGGTCATAAATTAGGATATAAAGTCTATGCAAACGGATTAACCGATGAAGATTTACAGAAAATTGATGTCGAATTTGCGAATCACGAATGGCTTTATGACTTACTTTGGTATACAGAAGAAGATCACTATACCATGACAAGTGTGCCTTTGGCTGTAGAGTGTGAATGGAACCCAAACAAAAAACAGCATATAAAAGAAATTGCATATAGCGGATTTAAGTATGATTTTCAAAAACTAGTCGTATGTAATGCTCAACTAAGACTAATGATTTTTCAAATTAAGAAAATGGATGATTTAATTAATCTTGAAGAGTATTTCAATAAAGCAATACAAGACTATTCTCTTCTTGCTAAAGGATCTAGGTTCCTATTTCTTGCTTTTTTCCCTAAAGAAGAAAAGCTGTTCTATAAGGAAATAAAAAAGAATAAGCTTTAGGTAAGCCATGGATTCTTGTATGGATCATAACTTGTCTGAAAGGTAGCAAGCTGCCAATCCATCACCGGTTTCTTATCCTCTGCCAACCGACGGGGTATCTGAGGATTGAGACGTAACTTTGCCGCATCATTCAACCACTTCATAGAATCCTCATAGTCTCGTAGCCTGACCACACTCACATTGTTAGGAGCAATCAGTTTCGTAAGTTCATAGACAGCTAACCGAAGCATGTGCTTTTTGAGGTTGTAGTTGCGTGGGTCATGCAGTGATAAGCTTACCCCCACTTCCGGTATGTCTGAATTCACATCGAGTTCCGGATAGAACACCTTTCCTTCATACACCACATATTCATGTCCGTTCAATTCATATTGATTATAACTGGAATCGTAATCGGCTATCGCTCCCCAGTTTTCGCTTTTTAAAGGCGTGATATTATTGTCGAAATTATCAAGCCTCATCAAAGTATAGAATATCCCTTCGTAGCTAACCACATCCCATAAATTATATTCCACTGGTTCCCAGTCAAAATAATGCGCTTCCAACCAGCCATTAACCAAAGGGATTCTTATATTATTGAACTTATATCCGTTATCCTGAAGACAGATATATAAGATTTCGTTATACTTCACTATGTTACCTTTATAGTAGGTTCCGAACTGGGAATAGTTATTTATCGCGTCCACATCTAAATTCATATCCAGATGTTCTTCCCAATATTCGACTAATGAAGGCACTTTGTAGCCACTGATTGACTGGGTTACTTCATATATTTTGTCCTCGAAATAGATATGTGCCCCAACAGGGAAAGTGATACGCCTATCATACTCCGCAATATATTTTCCCCGGTTCAGTTCTTGCACAACTTCGTAATTCTCGCTCAAATATTCAACGATACTCATTTCAGCAGCTTCTTCCGCCTGGGTGAAACGTCCGGTATCATTGCGGGTAATCTGAGAACGAGCCTCCGGTGTAAGAAGGCTCAAATAATCGGAATCATTTAGAAAACGTCTATACATAATCATAATTGTTTAGTAGTTAAATCCTTCTGTTATTGTCGCAGTGGAAAGGATACTGCCGCTATCGTCACCGCTCTTGAACTTATACCATGCGTCTCTAAGATAATAGCAAAGCAAATAATCAAGGCAGTCGGATAAGTGGCCGTATTTTTCATACTTTACTCCGGTTTTGCTATCGGTTACTTTGGGTTTCCCTTTGGTTCCATCCTCATTTTTTAGCTGATAGATTAAGTCTTGTGTTAGCTTTCGGCAACGAAGGTCAATCATTATTTCCCAGCCGTTATACCCCTTAAATACTTCGTTCACGAATTCACAGCGCGGTGCCTGTGGTGGCTGTTTCTTCAGCAACTTAATCTTAGGTCGAAGTATTCCTTTGCCCAGTGTCTCATTGATAATCGTATAGTTATTCACACCATCTTCATTGGTGGTTGAACGTTGAAGTCCTGCCGGGTCGCCTGTTATATCCAGGCCTCCGATGTGCTTTTGACGGTACATCTTCTTCTTAATCTTTCGTGCGAGTGATGGTGTGTTGTTTTCTTTATCCTCTGCCTTTCCCAGTATCTCTTCAATAATATATACCTTTTTCTTGTCGTAGTCAATCTGAACCAACAGAGTAGACATATAAGGCGCAACGTTGAAGTCCCATACAACAATCATGGGTTTTGTCGGGTCATACACTTTTTCTTTCAGTCCGGTAATCAAATGCTTTGTTCCGTCGAATTGATTGTAGAGTGCCATGTCATTTGCCTCTACGAAGTCCCAGTTACCGTAAAGTAGTCGTTCCTTCGTTGCCTGGTCGCTGATCTTGTTTAATGCCGCTTCGTACGTCTGACGGAATGCAATATCAGGATTGTCGAACACACTGAAGGGGACATAAAATTCACCTTCACGTGTAGTGACCTTATCGCCATTTTCGTCTTGTACGAATCGCCCTCGCACCCAGTTTGTTGTAGGGTTTGTTGTCATAAGCATTTTGGGAACCTTGAATGTTTCGTGTGTTTTCCAACGGATACGTGAAAACAGTACCTCAACTGCTTTCTCCGATATTTCGGAACACTCGTCGATAAAAGCACATGTGTATTCGGAGGAACCAAAACGTTCAAAATTCGGGTCGCTCGGTATATCACACATCTCTTTCATTATGATTACCGAGTCATTCCAAAATGTAAGAGTACCTTCGATATTATTCACCCGAAAGTGAACATCTTCTTGCAGTTTATACCCTTTCAGGATACTTCTCAATGTATTCCATGTACTTTCTTTAAGTGACTTTAATGTCTTTCGAGCAACTACAGCACGAATGTTTTCAAAACGAATGCAGCTACTTATTAGCCAAACACTTCCCTCATACGATTTTCCACCACCAGCTGCACCACCGCCCAGAATGAGCTGTGGAATGTTTGAGTTGCCGCACTTAGTACAGTGTGGTTTGTATTTTGGATTATGGTTTGTATCGTAGCCTATAAGTTTTTGCTCTATATCGCCTCCGCAAAGTGGGCATTCAGGCTGGAGACGTTTCCAAAGTTCGTATTGTTTAGGCGAAGGTTTAAAGTCGATGTGAAGGTTCTTAGGCAGGATTAACTTTTTACTTGCCATTTATGACCTTGATTGTGATCTGTGTTTCTTTAGATAGGATTGCATTCAGTTTGTCAGAAGTAGCTCGCGATTCAGTTACCTTGCCTTTGGCAGTGTTGTTACCTACGATTAAACAACCAGCTGAAGCTGACTCATCGTTTCCGCTATGGATTAAAATTCCGATAAAGTGAGGTACATTGTGCAGAAGTGGTAACTTTCGTTTGAATCGCGGGCTGTACTCCAGAGTCACTTTATAGGTTCCGGCTGGAATGGCAGTCTGCGCATAGACTTTCTCTTTACATTTGCAGGATTGTTCTTTGGGAGTATAAGGACAAGTTGCAGGAAGTTCCCTTACTGTGTCTTCAATGGTATTGCAGAAGAACTTCCCGTCAATGGACAAATCTCCGACGGTGTACTTGTCACCGAGGAATTTGCGCTTCAGTGTGATTCTCATAGTTGGTGTAGTTTAGGTTATATACGAAGGAATAGATAAAAGAAAAAGAATAGGTTTTATTATCAGAAATCCATCGTGAAAATAAATTTAGTGATATAGTGATTTTAAAAAGATTATTCATATTTTTGTCTCTATGAAAAGTTGCCATTGGTGTGCTTTTCACTCTATTAGAAATCAAATAAATACCTTCGTTACCAATATTTATTATAGTAGCTTATGATTATCTCTGCAAAAACAATAGAAAAATTAAGGACGCTCATTAATGAAGACACAGAGTACCGTTCAGGCCCCAACCTTGTTTCATTCTTTAACAAATATGGATTTAATGATTCGTATGGAAATGGATTTCCTTCAAGATGGATATATACAGAAGATAAACTTAAATCAATTAATGGAACGCCTGAGTTAGATAAATGTATTAGAGATCTTTTTGCTCCCATAAATTTCATAAATAGGTTTACTGAACTTGATGAGCTTATATCAGATTTTAATAAGTATCTATGTTTTGATGGTTGGAATGTTGTGAGAAGGGGAACAGAGATTACTTTTGAGAAATCAAAAGGTTTGGATATAGATAGCGAGAAAGACAAAGAAGTAAAGGAAAGCGAAACCGATTTTCTAAAGGTGGAATTTAATGATGATTTATCAATTTCTTCTTTGCCTATTGATAGTTCCCTTATCCCTTTTTTAGAAGCTCGTATTGAAGAAATAAAACTATGTTTAAGAGTAAACGCTTCATTATCAGTAATTTTTCTTATCGGTAGTACTTTGGAGGGAATCCTTTTAGGACTTGCTTCTAAAAATCCAGCAATATACAATAGAACTAAATCAGCTCCAAAAGATCCCAATACAGGTAAAGTAAGAAACTTTAATGAATGGACATTAAATAACTATATTGATGTTTCTTGTGAAGTTGGATATCTAAAAGAAGATGTACGAAAATTTAGTTATTCTTTGCGTGATTTTAGAAACTATATTCATCCATATCAACAAATGTCTATAGGATTTCAACCAGATGAACATACAGCTAAAATATGCTTTCAAGTATTGAAAGCTGCATTATATCAAATAAAGAAATCTGTTGTTTAGAAAAACGGCTAATATCCTTATCTATTTTTAAGTATCACTAATCAAGGTATCAGTCAATAAGGAAAAATGTTTTGTTTACAAAAACGTTAGTATATGTATATAATTGCCACTATATTGAGATTATTGTTACACCCATGTTTCAAGTGGGTGTACAAATCCGAATTTAATGGTTACAAAGAAGCAGAAATGTATCAAAAGAAAATCATTTCAGATTTTAGAGATGATATATATATGCTTAAAAAGCAGCTAGAAAGATATAGAAATTCCGAAAACAATATAAAAGAAATAGTTGGTAGTAATGAAATTAATTATTTAGAAATTACCGATAAAGAGGAGATTGTTATAGTTTCACATAATAATTCTGACTTGCGTGATTGTAACATATTTCTAAACAACCTCCATACAAGGTATAGTTTTGGATGTTCTCATCTAAGCTCATCGCCAATGGAGGCATTTCATCTATTATCACTTTTGAATAAAGCTGGAATAAATAATGTAGACCCCAAGGATATGCTCTCTATCTGTGATATTCAATGTAAGGATAAAAATCATGGGTATGGGACTACACTTCTATCTTGTTATTGTAAGATTGCTAAGAGGGAAAATTTGAAATACGTAGTTGGTGAATTGGCCTATGTAGATAGAGAAAATCATCCTAAATTAGAACGCTTTTATAAAAATATAGGATTTGAAGTATATCTATTTCCAGAAGAAAGTAAGGGTGTTATAATAAAGTATTTATAATTCATTGATAACATATATGCAAAAAGTATCAGATTTGATAGAAGAAATAGAACAGCAATACTTGAAGTTTATTGATTATTCAGTAGAAGATGGTTTGAGTGAGCAGAAAAATATAGCATCATTCAAGTCAATATGCAGTAATTTATGGCATTTAAGTGATTGGGTATGGAAGGAATACACCTCTTTTCAAGAACAATATTCTAATATAGGAGAATTTAGATTATATTTATTTGGCTTATGTAATGAGTTAAAGATGATGCATGATATTGTAAATACAAGTAAGCATTTAGAATTAGCAAGGCCAAAATCTAATTTCAAAGAGTTAAAAATCTATGAAGGTGATCCATTGAGTTTCTCTAACCCTCCATGTATTTTAATAGTACTAAAAAACAGGAAAAAAAAGAATGGAACCAAAATTATAAAAAAAGTACTTGATTTCTGGAATCATTTTATGAATGATTTATATATCAATTCATTATAGCCTCAATGTTCAGAAATGTCCTTAATAAAAAAAGAAAGGGACCTAAGCCCCTTTAATAATATTTTCTCATCTTCCGTCTCAATTCCCGCAATGTATCACTATAAGACCGCTTTACAATGTTACCGTCATAAACAGACTTGACGTAATACTTATTGATATGCGTATTGTAGTACGGAACGCTGTAACCGTTGAGCCACCTTGAATCGAATAGTTGGTGCTCATAGCAATTTATTTCTGCCATCAGATAATGTATTTATAACCAGTTATTACTCAATAATTTGCAAGTAATAAGTCAGAAATATGGCCGTAACCTTTAAGGGTACATTCTAAAGGGTAGAGATTTAACGCTTTTATTGATTCTTACACATTTGAGGTGTAAATACTAGTGGTTTTTCTTTTTTCGGTGCAGTTTGTTTCCGATATTCCACTTCTTGTTTTGGCTCATTGTTTGAGCCAATGCAAAGGTACTATATTTTGTTTGATATTGTCCGATATTCCTTGCCTTTAGGTCGCAAATACAAGGGAGAGTATTCACTTTGAAGATAAAGAGAACGGTTGTAATGAACCTATGATAACTTAAAAAGCTATCTGGACGCTTTTCTGTAATCCATAGGTGATACCCCTGTCAATCTTCGAAAATAGCGACACATATAGGATATATCCTCAAAATGCAATGCGGATGCAATATCCTTGACAGACATATCAGTATTGGCAAGACAAAATTTCATTTCCATAATGACTTGTTTATTGATTATTTCTTTGGGAGAGAGTTTTGAGTTCCCACTGCATATCTTGTATAGATAAACTGTGGTTATAGCAAGCTTATCAGCATAATACTTCACATCTCTTACTTCATGACAGTGCAATGCCACCAGATTGAAAAAACGGTTTAGCAACATCCATGCATGACTTTTTTCTACACATAAAACCTCTCCGGCATTACGCATAAATTCTATATCAACAGCCACTAACAGATTGCGGATATTGTTTTTCAGTATTTCTTCTTGGCATTTTCTGTTCTCTATGCTATTTATCCATTCCATCTGTTTCCACCACGTAGCGACTAATTCCCATTGCCTGTCTGATGTGTAAAATACAGAGTGTTCGTTCAAAATGTCCCAAAAATTGGTGGAGAGGGGCTTGTAAATGGACTCTTCTACAAAATCATACGAAAGCGACACAAAATTAGCAGAGAATGTGGAGGATAAACTATCTATAGAAAAGGAACTATCCTCGAAAAGTAAGATGAAGCACTTCTTTCGTAATACACGTTTTTGAAAATTGACTGTTGCTATGCCATAACCGGAAGTCACCAATAAGACAATGCAGCCACTAGTATCTATTAAACTCCCGCAACTTTTTTTCAAGTCTGTAGCTCCAATGAAGAACGGAGTAACCTTTTGGCGCAACTGATACTTTGGAATGGACATATTTTGTACTATTTTTCAGGTGTAAAGGTAATATAAATATCTGTTTTAATAAATAATATGTATCGAAAAATACCATAACTGGAAAGCTTTTGTTCCTTATTGCACGGCAAAACATTCTTAACTTTGCAGCCAAAAACAAGCATTAAAGAATGGATAAAAAAGATTCTATTGATTTTGACAACGAACAAGTAAGTATCTTGTTTCGCAAGTTGCTTATACCCACTTTATTGGGTACTTTATCTATGTCAGCGATGACTGCCATTGATGGTATTTTTATCGGGCACGGTGTCGGCAGTAATGGAGTTGCTGCGGTAAACATTATAAGTCCGACATATTTGATTTTCACAGGGTTTGGATTGATGATTGGAGCCGGGTGTTCAGTTGCAGTATCCATTCATCAGGCACGGCAGAAAGTAAAGGTCGCAAGGTTAAATGTTACACAGGCATTGATGTTTGCCACCTTGGTAACATCTGTAATATGTCTGTTTGTCATGCTGTTCCCGGAATGGTCTGCACGTTTGTTAGGGGCATCAGAAACATTGCTTCCACAAGCAAGCGATTATCTGTTTTGGCTAATGCCGAGCTTTATATTTCAGATGTGGAGTCTCATAGGGCTATTTGTCATCCGCTTGGATGGTTCTCCCAATGTTGCCATGTGGTGTAATATCATAGCGGCCGCATTAAACATAATTCTTGACTATGTTATGATTTTCCTGTTTGGCTGGGGTGTTAAAGGGGCTGCTATTGCCACGTCAATTAGTATAACATCGGGAGGAATAATTGCTTTCGCCTATTTGCTCTTCTATGCCAATACCCTAAAATTGATTCCTTTGAAATTCAGTCGTAACAGTCTTTTGCTCTCTTTGCGAAATGTCGGATACCATTGCCGAATTGGTTTTTCTTCGCTATTGGGCGAGATAACATTGGCCGTCCTAATATTTATGGGTAACATAATGTTTATGAAATATTTGGGCGATGATGGGGTGGCTGCTTTCGGGATTGCTTGTTACTATACGCCTTTCTTCTTCAATATAGGAAATGCGGTGGCTCAATCTGCGCAACCAATTATCAGTTACAATTACGGTGCAGGTCGATGGGACAATGTGGTACAGGCGCGTCACTTGATGCTTCTCACCTCATTGGTTTGTGGTATTGCCATTATGTCGCTATTTTTGTTTCTTCCCAACTTGCTGATAGCTCTATTTCTCAATCCTACAAGTGTAGCAGCGCAGATAGCTATAAATGGATTCCCTTATTATGCCATTGGAGTTCCGTTTTTTATTTTGAATGTTGCCATTGTTGGGTATCATCAGAGCGTAGAACGCATGAATACAGCTATATCATTTGCATTCCTGCGAGGCATAGGATTGCTCATTCCCGTTTTTATCCTTTTGCCGCAATGGTTGGGTACAACCGGAATATGGCTCTCCATGCCGTTTACGGAAATCATAACTTTAGTATTTGTGATTTTATGGTCACTTAAGATTCGGCATATATCACATTAAGCCGTAGTGCAAATGCAAAACAGTCTTCATCAGTGGAACGAAAAATGATTAGGTAACAAGAAAAATAATTCATGCAGAGGAGAGAATTAAATATAATATCGAAAACAATTAATTGTTGCTAGATTATATTTAGTTCATTCGCAATATGCTATTTTATCCATTTATAAACAGGAATAATGTATAAATTAAAAAAGTTTGCACTACCTATATCTATCCTAATCCAAAAGAAATAACTAAAAAGATAATACTAGAATTTACTAATTTCTTCAATTTGTCGTCCTGCCTTGGCTTTCATACTGTCCAGTTCTTCGTTCTCATTTGTGAGTTTCTGAACCCTTGTATGGTTCTTTTCAACTTTGGCAGTGATGTCTGCCTGAATGTTTTTCAACTTCTCTACTGTCGCTGTGAATACTCGATTCGTACCGTCGATTTTAGTTTGGAATGATTTTCTGAATAGCATAAGATTAATTCTTTAAATTAATGATCTCCGTATACTTAATTTCAACATACGGATTGTCGCTTGAGATTGTCTGGTGTATTGCTTTAACTTTCCACCGCCACCAAAGAAAGCGGTGTTTATATTCTACCCAAAATGCCTGATGCAGATGCACCGGTAAGTGGATGTTTCCTTTCAGGCGGTTGTCTTCAATGATACCGTTCAATTTAAGGTATGGCGTATCCATTTTTACCGCCTTTACAATAACTGTCACAGTATCTCTGATGACTGTCGTGTCTTTCACTTGAGCATCCAACGGAGCATTGACTTCTATATCGTGCCTTCCGGCAGCTTCCAGGTCTTTGATACGTACTCCCATCTTCTTAATGGTTGCCGCATCTTCCGCCCGGTACTTTTCATATTCATCCAGTGATAAGTTGAGAACCTGAATAGTAGATGCCATCATTGCCGAGTCAATCCGGACGTGTTCAACATCCGCAAGTAGCGCGTGCGTATTGCTACGGTAGGTATTCCTTTCTTCTTTCATCCTGCTGCCCCAGTTGTATAAGGAGTAAGTTGCCACCCCAAATCCCAGGACAAGCAGGAGAAGAATTTTATTGAGGCTAATCTTCATCGTCAATGGATTCCTGTGGAATAAACCAATCGACTTCTTCCAAATAGGGTTCTGTCAGTTCTACCATGTATCCTTTGTTTAGGCGTCCAATACCAGTGAGGTCTTGAATAACCATAGCTTCTTTACCAATCAGCATATTCAGCCGCATCAATGATAGTGCTTCTGAAGGCTTTATATTTATCACAGTTCCTGTTTTCATAATCAATCATTTTTATTGGGATGTAGTTTTAATTATTTGAATAATAAGTCATATTCCTCTTTTCGTCTTCGTTCCAAAGACCGGACGACCTTGCCTTTATACATTCTAAAAGACAGATACTCTTCCTTGATATTCTTGTCTCCAGCTTCCAGTTTCTTCACCAGTTTACTGCGAAGCACCCTGTTCTCTCCTACATTGAAAGCGAGTACTCCCAGTAGCAAGGAGTCAGCTCCAAAGCGTCGAAAGACAGCGCATTTCTTTTTCAGATCACTGCGCAGCAGGGAGTCTGCGAAACTCTCCGATATATCGGAGCCAAAATTATCAGTAGGCAAAAGTCGATGTCCGTATCCGACATAAGGCTGGTCGCGTGCATGGTGCCAACCTTCATACTTTTTAATCAATTGCACGGCTTCTTCAAACAAGTCTGTCGAATTACCATGTAGGGAGAAAAAGAGCCAGGTAGCTATGAACCATATCCTCATTTCATGCTTTTTAGTAGTTCTTTAATATCCGTCCGCATCTCCTTCAGGTCAGAACGCATGGACGTAAACTGTGTCATTGTTGCCTCGAACACCGCTTTGTCGAGCTTAATGGCATCTATCTTTTCGTACTGGTCCTCTATTTTGAGTTCCAGTGCCGAACACCTGATTGTCAATTCATTAATCCTTTGAATGTTAGTTACGTGCTGCACATACATTGTCACTGCGAATGAGAGTACGATAGTCAGTGTTTTGAAGTTGTTAAGTACAAATTCTCTAAGTTGTGTCATTGGTTAAGGTTAAGTAGAGTTATTGAATAAAATAGCAAATGCGTCTGTAATTGCCCTGATAAGCTTTTCCGCTCCTTCTGAATCCCGTAAACCGTAGATAACGAGACCGACCAGTAGAATCAGATAGACCGCCCATTGTACTTTTCTACGGTCAAGTTTCATTATCGTCTTCCTCCTTTGTTATTTGTACCGGAACCGGTACGATGACATTGAACGTTACTCCGCTGCTCGTCTCATTCTTGCCTTTGGAATCAGCTGAATGCTTGACCGGATAAATATCCATCAATGTCCTTGCCGCATTGACGGATACCGACCGTAAAGGTGCCGGTGAGAGTTTGATGCCGAACTTGTCCGTATATGAAGCGTCTGCCGTTTCTTCCATTACCGCCTTCAATGTCTCGGTAATCTGGAGCTTCATAGCAATCGTTTCTGTCTCATTATCCACCTCCTGCAACAGTTCCTTGATGCGTGCCGCCACCTGCGGACGTGAAAACACCTTGTATGCCGTTGCATAGGCTTTGGGTGATTCATCCTTGAACACTTCCCGGTAACAGGATGTACGCTTTCCGGCGAATTTCATGCCTCCGTTCATGAAAAGCTGGCATAGCTGTTCTTCCTGTGCGGTCAGCGGTAGTTTTTTAGTTTCTTTATCCATAATTTTTTAGGTAAGAAGCCCGGAGCAAAAGTCCGGGCTTCAGTGCTTTATCCAAGTATAGGTGTCATGGCACCTCTTTAGGTTTTAAGATTGCAGGATTTTTTTGTATTAATTCTTCGAGTAGTGTCTCGTAAAAGACATTCGCCAGGGCATCCGCACAATTCTCAGCGTCAGCAAGCGAGTTTATCAGTCTCATATTGAAGGATATAGATAAATCATATCCGGTTATTGTCGCCATTAGTTCATTGCCATCATAATTTAGTACGCCGTACACCATTTTTTCTGACGGCTTGAACGAAACAGTTTTTTCTTCCTCTTCCATGCCTTAGATTTTGAAGTGTAACCTTGTCTTTTCCGCTCTTTGAAGATTTACCCCTGTACCGCTGTTATTTCTCAACCGGTTGGAGCAAACGATAGCCACATTCAACGTTGCGGTAACGTCGGCTCCCGCGTCATGCGCATCATCCAGTTCAATGCCCAGTCTCTCGGCAATCAGCTCCAGTTTATACGATGTCATGGTAGGGTCGTTCGCAAAAGCAAGCCGTCCCAAATCAATGGTATCAATGTATTTAGGCTGAAAGTTCCCGTAGAAATCATAGCTTCCGACAAAGACTTTCTCAAACTCCTTCATCAATCCCGCATAGCACATAAGCTGCTGGACAAAACCGATATCGAAGGTGATGTTCTGTCCGACAAGTACAGGTTTTGTCTGCCGTCCGTTTGTCAGGGTTGCCCGTTTGCCGAACTCAATCACATCACGGGCAATCTCTTTCAAGTCCACCCCTTGATTATATAAGGTATCCATTGTGATGCCGGAGTAAGTGAGCGCCTCCTGCTGGTATTCCATTAGTTTTGTTTCTTCCTGATTCAGTTCTTGTTTAGTACGGAGTACCTTTCGTTTGGGTGCTCCACCGATCTCCTGTTTGGCATAAGGCCGGAAATATTTCACATAACTGTCGAATATCTCCCAGGTGTCGAAACGTACAGCCTGCATAGCTAACTGGGTACAAGCATGTTTCACGCAATCCAGCCCGGAGGTTTCAAAGTCCAGCCCGATGCCGGTATATATTTTAGGTTCATTTTTGGGTGCTGCCATTGTCTTGTTGGTTAAGAGTGAATAATCGGGATGTCTTGTAGGTATTCAGGCTGTTGCCTCCGCTGTAATCATTGTACCTTACGATTGCCGATACGATAACAATCTTACCTTTGATGTCCCGGAGTTCCGCTTTATTCTCTGTGTAGAAGTCATTCCAGCACACGAGTTTTATCAAGTCGTTGTTTTGCTGGAGGTGCAGTTTGCAGATATGTTTCTTTTCTCCTGACTTCTTATCTTTGTAGGAAATTTCCTCCATTTCCGTGACGGTAGCGCACAGGGCAATCTTCTTACCTTCGCTGTCCTTGTCCAATGCTTTTCGGACGGTACTATATGACGCCTTGCCTTTGAATTGGTGATGACAATAGGAGTTGTCGAATATCCGCTTGTAGTCAATCTGCCCGATTCCGCATACTTCGATTTGCTGCATACTCCAGAAATAATGCTGGTTAATCAGATGGTCAGGATAATCCTCCGCCGAAATCTTGAATCCTAATTCCGTAGCCGCCTTATCCAGTATCGAATACCTTTCCACAACGGCACTGATATTGCTTACTTTATCGAAGCAACCGGCAAGAATCAGATTCTTTACATGACGTGCATTGACTGGGACTCTGATTGCTTCCTGCTCATTATCCGCATCATCCCAGTATTCGTATTTCTTCAGTTTGTATTTAAAGATACGGTGTATGAAGTTCTCTACCGATTTGAACGGACCATTCTTTGTACGCTCATTAATGATATACTCTACGGCTTTGGTGCCTAACATCTTTATTTTCCCCAGCGACCAGAAGATTTCATCCGTCTGATAATCCGTGAAGAACTTTTCGGCTGAGGTGTTAATATCGGGCGGCATCACTTTGGCAGAACTGCATTCTTCCATTTCTGACATGATAAGCGGGAGCTCCTTGTCATCTGCCCATTGCAGGGCGATGGTGTAGAAGGCGGTTGGGTAATTGGCTTTCAGCCATGCACCTACATAGCTCGTAATGGCATACGCTGTAGCGTGGCTAAAATTAAACAAATATTTACAACCCAATTCGATCATCTCCCAAATAAGCACAGCATCCTCTTTCGGACACCCATTATTGGCGGCTCCTGACATGAATTTATCTTTCATGGCATGTATTTTATCCGCTTTCTTTTTAGAGATGTACTTCACCAGATTTATTCCTTCCCCAAGGCTAAAGCCACCTACTTCACGTGCCATTTGGGCAAGTTGTTCTTGCCCAACCAGAACACCGTAAGTAGAGTGTAATGCATTATATGTTCCCCAGAGATATACCGGAGCCACATCTCCTCTTTTACAGTCTAAGTACTTCTGTGTGGAACCGGATTCCAGTGTAGCGGGACGATATAATGCATTAGCGGCAATCAGATCATTGATACAGCAAGGTTTCATATCCATCAGGAACTTAGTCATCCCCGCAGAACTGAACTGGAAAACGTTCTGAGTGTATCCTTTGGAAAGTATCCGGTATGTCTTCTCATCATCCAATCCACCGCGTACAAGCCCCTCAAAGGTTATTCCGGCATTGTATACCTTGTTGCATTCATCAATGACTGGCTGTATCTTAGCTAACTCTTTAATGCCCAGGCAGTCATTCTTCAGCAGTCCTGTTTCGTCAATGGAATACCCGTCCAGTTCTGATACCAGAATATCATCCACTTTCTTAATCGGCGTATAATCGAAACATTCCACCTCTTCATCGTCCTTCACATTCGGAGTCACAATTATAGCCGAAGCATGAACGGAAGCCGAGCGTGGTTGCCCCATCAGTCCCCGAATATCTTCAATGACCTGCGGGTAATCCTGCACGAACTTATCCACTTTCTTATTAGTTGCCGCCAGCTTGAACAAGTCTGTCCACGTCATATTATCGTCTTCAAAAATAGCAGTGATATAATTCACATAGCTGACCGGTACTTTATACACCCGGCACACATCTTTGATTACTGCCTTGAGCTTCATTGTCGAATAAGTTCCGGCTGAAAACACACGTTGCTTTCCTGATTCATTGTATCTGCACTCCAGATATTCTTTTACCTCTTGTCTACGGTTGGAAGCGTAATCTACGTCTACGTCAGCGAGAGATCCGGCTTCACCTTGCCTGAACCCGCTGCCGGTCAGGCAATCTAATGCCTGAACCGGAACTTGTGTCTGTTTTAATAGCACACTCTCAACAATCATAAGCCGTCTCGTTAAGCGTGAATACCAAATCCCTGTTATCAAAGATGATGTCATCACCCAGCTTCAACTCATCAGCATACACAATTATGCTGTGTCCCTCGCGCATCACCCGAAGCTTGGAGTCCTTGTCGAAAACATAAGCTTTGCCGTTGGCTAACGTAACCTGTACAATCTGCGTGGATTCCATTCCGCCAACAATGATCGTTACCTCGTCCGGATATAGCCCTGCACGTTCGGGAAGCAGGAAGCGTTCGAATAGCAAATCATACTTAATCGGGTCAATAAGTGTAATCCCCAACAGATAAAGTGCCAGGGAACCACCGGCAGAACCACGACCACATCCGACAAGGATACCATGTTCCCGCGCCCAGTTCACCGTATCATACTGGACCAGCAAGTAATCCACATTATCGGTAGATTCCAGAATATACACCTCGTAGTCCAGGCGTTTACGGTACTCATCCTCATGTCCGGCTGGAACCAGCTTCTTGAAGCCTTCCTCCAACAAGGAAAGAAACATCTGGTGTCTGTCTACATACTTCGTTTTCTCCTGCGCCGTCATGTCGTATTGCGGCATGAAGTTCCTGTCTGTCTCATAACGTGCGACCGCCCCTTCGGCTATCTCAACCGTATGGGAACACATTCTTTTAAACAGGCTGTCCAGTTCCCATTTATTTCCGTCAAACAAGGAGCAGAATATTGCGTAATGCTCGTCTATATCCTTGAAATACTGATCGTCGCTTTGTTCGTGCGCCACTCCGGAAGCTATTTTATTCAGGATAATTTTGTTACGTGCATCGTCCTTATCCAAATAATAGGTATCACAAAGCAGGATAGGCTCTATCAGAAAAGTGCCCGTGTTCGCTTCATAGAAATTTTCAAAGAAGAACTTAGTCGCCTTCAATACCTCAACGTCGATACGTTCAGCCTTGTATTCGCTCAAATCTACCTGATAGAAAACCTGTCCGAATGCGATCTTCATAGCCTTGATTATATGCGGGTTCTTCTTTATCCAGTAAGAAGAGAGTTTGCTCAGTACCAGTACATTGCCTTCCCCATGAGTCAGCAATCCCTGAAGGGAAAGGGTACGGTTATCCGAATCCACCATAATCTCTTTCTGGATGCGCAGCAGGTTCCTCATGCCGCGTTGCGTTTGCGCATAGACTTTCATCTCCACCTTTTCTCCTTCATGCTCCAACTCCAGTGTATACCCGAACACATGCTTAATCCCTTGTGCCGCACATTCCTTTTGCAGGTTAAGAGTGGCCGCCATTGTATTCCTGTCACATATACCCAGTGCCGTATGCCCCAGGTACTTGGCTTTTCGTACCCAGTCAGTTATATTTCCGCTTCCGTTGAGCAGTTCAAATGGAGTGTGTACGCCCAGATTAACCATCGGTACCTGCATCTTACAAGGTTGTCTTACTCCCGCATATTTGAGGATGTTGAACCTGAACTCTTCTTTCAAGTTATAATAAAACCAATTGTCCCCAAACGGAAACGCCACGAAACATATCCCTTCGGCGATCAATACGTCCGGGTTCTCCATTAGGTTGAACTGGAGAATTTCCGTTCCCCGGAAAATGGATTTTATTTCTGTGAGGTCGGCTACATATACCTTCCCGAACCCCTCGATTTCTACTACTTCATTATCAAACTGTTTAAATGAAATCTTGTTGGCTTGCAGCCAGTTGATTAGTTCTTTCATTCCTGAACTTTTAAAAGTCTATACTCGGCGGAAGTTCTGAGTCTGTGTGAGAAAATATCGTCTATCTCTTCACAGCTCAAATCCTCCCAATCTTTCTTCGCGTCCGGTATATCCGCAATCAATACCCGGAAGTAAGCATTCAATTCATCGGCTGTTTTCTTTATGGCTTCCACAGCGTCTCCATCGTAACCCAGTATGACGGTCTTTACCCCTTTGCTTTGCAGCTTGTAAATCTGCGTACGGGATATTTTCTTCCCGAAGGTGGCGACCGCAGCCATAGATTCATTGTCATATAATTCCTTTTTTCTGGTTAATGCTACCACGTCGAATATTCCTTCCGTGATAATTACCGTATCCGTAACTCCTTCCTTTACCGCATCATAGTTGTAGAGCAGCTTTACGAAGTCGTTTTCCGTCGAGTTCCTGAAGCGCAGTATCCGGTATCCGCCCTTGCGCCTTACCCGGCTGTTGTGCTTGTCTATCTCATCCTTGCTCCATGTATGCCGCGAAACATATCCTACGATATCTCCCCGGTCGATAATGGGAAAGATCACATAAGCGTCGTATCTGAAGTTCAACCTTCTTGTCGTACCCACCTGAAAATATTCATAGTCGTCATAAGTAAACCCGCGAGTCTTCAGATAAGGATGGGTAAAGCATCTCCGGTAAAACTCTGGCAATTCCACGATACCCAGTGCATCATCTATTTCTTCTCCTTCTTCCAGTGGAAAAAGCAGGCTGGTAGATAGCTTTGCGTCAATGTCCGTCGTTGGGGCCACCATCAAATCCTGCCTGCCTATAAAGTCCAGCAGTCCTTCGAGGGAATACGTCGAACGTCCACAACTGAAACAATGAGACATAAACGGCTTTTTCCTTACCGTCTGCTTACCGATGTAAATCCCGTACTTGCCTTCTTTTCCGCAACAGGGACACCGGGCTATCAGGTTCTTTCCCGCACCATCCGGCTTTGCGTCCAGTTCCTTTGTCAGTTCCCGGATGAGAAATTCTGTATCTCTTTGGGATAGTGCCATTCTCTGCTTTATCTTTTCAGGTTCATACTTCTCTGCGCGTCATAGAATACTTCATTGTCGTAATCCGTCGCTATCTTCACCGTTTCGCCTTTCTTGAAGAACCGGGCTTTGGCAACATGCAGCCGCATCACATTCTCCTTTCTTTCTGCCGAGGACTGGTTCATGGTTATCAGGTGCGTGCAAGGACGTGCAAGCCCCTTGCTTTCGGAACAGTTATATTCAGTAAGGACGTTGTTCTCATCATTCAGCCAGTCCCGGTTCTCAATCGTTGCCTGATACGTTACCACCATCCAGACCCTTTCATCCGCCGCCAAATCCTTCAAATCGTTGGCAACCGCAATACGTTTGCTTCGTTCGTGGTCTTCCCCCCAGTTCCTCCGGCTCGCGTCAGTTAGCAAATCCATCGAGTCGATGATGACAATATCGGGTGAACGGTTATTGAGTTTTCTGTATTCGGCAATCCCGTTCTTGATATCCAGCGTGGAGATTCTACTATTGAAGCGTGGGAAAGAACGGACGGTAATGCTGCCTTTATAAGCCGCTACCTGCTGCTCGAAGTATTTCATCTCCGTATCTGATATCTTTCCACGCTCAAAATAGAAGGCGTTCTTGCTGATAAGTCCACCCGAATAAGCGTCCAGTGCCTCTTCCTCGCTGCCTTCCAACTGAAAGTGAAGCACATGCAAGCCATCGTCAATATTGGCACGAATACCGATATGCTTGGCAAGATGCGACTTACCCACACCTGTGCTGGCAAGGAAGCAGGTCAGTTGTCCCCGCAGGTTCCTGCCGTTGTTCATCACATCCAAGTCAGGAATGTAGAACCGGGTTACAGGAGCCAGCGGAGAGTTTAAATTGTCCATATCCTTCTGCCGGTTCTGGTAGAAGCGTTGGGTAAAAGTTTCAGCCACATTCACAAACGCGGATGATTTCAGTGTAAACCCGGACAACCACTGGGCATACTCCTTCAACTTTTCTTCCGCCTCGGGTTGCCTGCTCTGGTTGTACAGTTTGCCTACTTCCGAATAGGTCATCTGCAAACGCACCCCTTTGATATAGGCTTCCAACATGTCCAGTAATACTTCCGGATTATTATCACCCTCACTTTCCTGAAAGGTGTTCACCAGTTCCATCGTATCGTAGTCGCCATTGAACAGTTGGCTGAGTACCGCATACGACGGTGGTTCCTTATAGTTCCTGTAATGGGTGGAAATGGCAAGAAGTATTTTCTGAAATGCCCTGTCCGGCAGGTATTCTTTCTTCACGTGCCTTGCCACCACCCCGCAGATCGTTTCTGAATTGAGGGCAGTGGCAAAGAGCTCGTAAAGGAACTCCACCGACATCGAGTTCATTCCGTCCTTCATCATTGGCCCGACGCTTTAAATTCTTCCACGCGGATACGGTAAAGTTCCGGATAGATCAACTGTGTTCTGTGTTCACAGGCAGCGGCCTTCGGGCAACTTGCACAAACCGGGGAAAAAGGCGTCCAAAGAAGTGTGGAAGCACCACAGATGTAGTACCCCAGCATTGTTCCAACCATTCTTTTCTTCGTCCTGTCCTCGTACTGGGGGTAGATGAATTTAGCCTGCGGATGAGAGCTCCTGTCACGTATAAGCTCACACAACAGTTCCCGGTTTAGCTCGTTCTTACGTAACCACCTGTCCTCGTAATAGCGTATTTCCCGTTTCGATTCGGCAAATCGTCTTATTGCTCTCTTGCCGAATGAATGGGATACGTTCCAACGAGCCCCGTAACTCTCCCCGAAGCGGGACAAGGCATGTACCTGGCAGACGCAAAAGTTTACCATGCGTTCCACGTCCGGTTGCCCATTGCTTTCCAGCGAACGGACACAGGATGTGACAGTACGCCGGGCGATTTCACCTCCGGGAAAAGTAAATCCGGGATATACCCGTTTCATCAGGAAGGTGAACACCTTCATCATTTCATTCGTTTTCTTTTCGCTTTCCATCTCTTGTGAGCATCTCTTTGAGTTTCTTTTTTGCCAGAAAAATCCGGCTTTTGGTCGTTTCGAGGTTCTTGGTTTTAAGGCAACCACGCTGGTAGAGTATCTCCATGATTTCTTCCAGCTTGTATCCTGCCACTTGCAGCAAGAGGGCTTCACGATACTTGCGTCCGATTCTTTCCAGGGCTTCCAGCACCTCATCACCGAACATGTCCCGGTAGTTTTCAAGCGTTACGTCCTCGCTACAAGGCTCATCGGGAAGCTGCTCCATTTTCATCGCCCCCACATCCCCTTCACGAGCGAAGCGGTTGTTCTTCCTTTCAAGGTCAGCCAGCATCCTGACGGTTATCGCATAAATCCACGTCTTGACTTCACGTGTGGGGTCGTAGGAATGGACATACCTGAAGAAGTTTATCAGGACTTCGTTGTAGTTGTCAGCGATATTGTCATTATCACGGGTTTGTTTGATACAGATGTGATAAATCAGGTTCCTGTACGGATAGACATATTTGTTGAATAGCGCGGTACGGGTACGTATCGACTCTTCATCAGTCAGATAAGAGGAACTATCTGCCTTTCTCATAGTGACAGCTTCTAAGTTTCAGAATATCATCTGTAGCTGTCAATTCATTGAAAAAAAAGAGGTTCTGCATGGGCTTCCGGTTTAGTTGATACGATATTTGCTAATAAAATACTGGTAGAGCCAGAAGGCATCCGCCTCGTTATCATCCACAGGCGTGCGGTTGAAACGCTGCGTATAAGCCTGCATCATTTCCTGCTTTCCGGCATTCCCGTTACCCGTAGCGAACTTCTTGAGCACCTTCGGATTGATAAATTCCGGCTCCGGAAGGTTCAGCTCGTCACAGACGCAAAGTAGTACGCCCCGGAATTCCGACAGTTTCCGCATGTCGAAGAAGTGCTTGTTTACAGATACATCCTCCGCCACAATCCGGCGGATACCATATCTGGCAATAAAGTCTGTCAGCGTATCTTTCAGGGCAAGATGCTGTTTGTTGTCATTGCGTCGCTTTCCCTCGGTGAAATTCCAAGTACCGGATTCATGCACGCTGTAATACCCGCAATGGGTGGCAATGTCGAGAGCCAGTATATGCTCCCGTTTGAGTTCTTCGGTTTCTTTTTTCATAGTTGGTTAATTAAGGTTGTTGATATAGGATTGCCCGTTCTTCTTATGGATAATAAGCTTATAGGGATAGCTTTCGCTGATGTTCCCGTGGGAGATAACCAGCGTGGTTATGCCTGACTGGTTCAGAACGCCGAACATACTTGCCAGCCCGTCTTCGTCCACCGGTGAGAGTATTTCATCCAGTACAATCAGGTTCAGTCCTTTGTCTTCCTCACAGTTTCCGTTCACCAGTTTCTGCATGGCGAGGATAGTTGCAAGGTTCACCCGACACTTTTCCCCTTCGGAGAACTTGTCGAAGGAGCCACAATCCATACCGGAGCGCAAGAGGCTGACTGATATTTTCTCACGTACTTTTCCCGATTTTAAGGAAGTAAAACCGGACAAGTGCAAGCGAATGTCGCTGCCGATGCTCTCTAAGAATTCGTTCGTAACCTTTGCCAGTGCCGCAATTTTGGTATTGGCAAGGAACGATTTGAACTGCAAGAACACATCTGCCTGCCGCATCAATTCATTCGCCTGTTTTTCCAGTTTTTCTTTCTCAATGACAGCTTCCGAAGATTGTTTACGGTATTCTTTGAGGGAGGCTTCCAGAGAGACAAGAATATCGCTGCCCGATGATTCCTTCAATTCTTTCATTGTATTTTCAAGTATTCCAATGGCGCTTTCCGCAGCTTTGATGTCCTCCCCACAGCTACCGATATTCCGCCTGATACTTTTATAGGCATCGTCCAGAAGTGAGAATGCCTCGTCAAAAAGCTTCCGGCGGATACCGTCCAGTTCAGTCTGTATGGAATTTATCGAGCGGATCACCCGTTCTTTGCTTTGGCCGGCTTCTTCCTGTAGCCCAACAGCCGCGCGTCTTGACTTTTCCGCTTCCTGAATCTTTTCCTCCCAAGTGACGTTTTGCCCGGTAAGGTCACGTTTGCCTGCATGGATTTTCTTCTCTGATTCTTCAATGCTTCCCGATTGCTTGCGGCATTTCGCCAGCAGGTTTTCCAACTTGCCTTTTTCCGTTTCTTTCTCTTTCATCTGTCTACGGGCTGCTTCCACATCGAAATTTTCATCGCTCAATAGGAATTGGTGCCGGCAAACCGGGCAAGTGATCGTACCCGCCAATTTATTATTCAGGTTTTCGATGGCGGCTGTAAGAGTAGCCTTTTGCTTCCCCAGTTCAGTGATTTGGTCGTTGAGTCCTGTTATCTGCATATCCAGACGCTTTAATTCCTCATCATACCCGCTCACTTTCACTTTCATATTTTCAGAGAAAACACGATATTTATCCTGAAAACTGTCCCGCTTCCGTGTGGCTTCGTGCAGTTTCTTTTTCGTTTCTTCCAAAGCCGTATCCCAAAGAGAAAGCTCTCCGCTTAATTTTTCGATCTTGTCTTTCTTATCCGTTACTATTCCGTTCCAGTCGGAAAGTGAACCGCATTGCAAGGGGGCAAGCAAACCGGTGATGATTTCCAGGCACTCCCCGACAGAGGATTCACGGTCTTCCAATGCCTGCATCTGCTTATCCGCCTTTTCAATCTCTGTATAGGAAGCTTTCAAAATTTCCATCTCTTCCTTGCAATCCCGAATCAAGGCACGCTTCTCACCGATACTTTTTTCCATATCCGCCAGCTTTTGGCTCTTCGTACGTGCTTTCTCCCGGGTGGAGTCCTCTTCTTTTTGAATCTGTTCGGCAAGCATTTCAATGCGTCCGTCCAGCCCGGCAACTTTCAGTTCCGCCTTGTGCAACGCTTCATCCACCGGCTTCTTGTCCTCCAGTACCTTATCCACAGCTATATCCACGAGGCTGGCATTGGAAAAACGGTTGATAATCTCCTTCTTATCCTTGTCGGAAGAAGAAAGAAAGTCCTGATACTTGTGTCTGGAAAGAAGGAAATTGTTATAGAGTTCGTCTTTGGTAATGCCTAATTTTTCAAGGATATACTTGTTATAGGCATCCACACCGGGACGTACCGCTTCATCAGTGGTTATAGGTTTGCCTTCCCGCTTAATCAGGCACTCCACCATGGAACCGCCTTTACGTAATATACGTCGCAGGATGACAAAGACCTCATCCGACGTATCATTGAAGAATTCCAGTCGGATCGTACATTCGTCGGCAGAATCATTGATGATTTCTTCATTTTTCACCTTCCGCAACGGACTGCCTGTAATACCGGTAGCAATACATTCTATCAACGCCGACTTTCCCGAACCGTTGGAACCCTGGCTGTCATTGTCCATGTTATTTCCGAACACCAATGTAGTAACGCCCTGATTCAGTACATAATGCAGGTTGTTGAACGAACAGATGTTTTCTGCGGTTATCTCACTTAGTTTCCACATGATGTATCGGGTTTAAGGTAGGACAATCCCAATTCTTCACTGATTCCTTTCTCCGTGCAGAACCGACGGTAGTTATCGCGTATCAGTCCGCCGTCGAACTTCTCCAACAGTCCGGTACCGGCAATTTGGACGGCTTGTACCTCTTCGGTAACAATTTCCACCTTACCTGCACCGGCTTCCAGCAGCTTGTTCCTGTCAATGGCAGAAGCACCGATAAGGGAGGAATGAATACGTACTTTCACTTTATACCTGCCGTCTTCTTTTAATTCTTCCAGCCGGTCTGTCAGGTGGATATCCACTTTGTCATCCGGGACATCAAGCACCATAAAGCGTCGGTTGGCATGGTTCTTTATAAATTCAGCCGTACCGTCTTCATAAAGGACGGTGTATCCTTTTTCTTCATCCTCGCCGAAATTATGCTGGCGGGACGAGCCGATGTATTCAATATTGGGAGCCACTGTGCAACGGTTGTGGTAATGTCCTACAAACACTCTGTCGAAATCACCGAAAATATGTACCGGCAGTTCATTTTCGGCTGGACGGGAAAGCGCATTGTTTATGCCTTCATGGATATAGAGATAATTCTGCTTGTCAGCACTTAATTCATTTTCTATTACCTCATTCAGCTTCACGATGAAGCTTCCGTCTTCCGGAAAGTAAGGGATGACATGGAGCATGAAACTCCATTCCGGATTCGAAAGGGTGTGGTACTCGTCAATGACCAGCACATTGTCGTGTTGGTCGTAGATGTGGCAATAGCCGCGAACGGCTTCCTGGTTCACTAAATCGTGGTTACCGTTGGCAAGGATGATATCTATGTTCATATTCCGGGCAGTCAGCAGGGCATCGTGTACAGCCAGCAATACGTCCAGTGTCTGTGACGAGCGTGAAGAGAACAAATCTCCGCCCAAGACGATTGTACGGATCTCCTTACGCTTGCAGACGGAAAGCGCCTCGTTCCAGTTCAGACAAAAATCAGGTATGTTATCTTTGGATATATGTATGTCATTGAGCAACAACACACAGGGTTCTTTTGGATTCATAAGGGTATAAGTTAGGAAGGGAAAGGCATTTGCCTCTCCCTTACAGATGGGTACTTCAGAAAGTTTATCGCTTATCTTCTACGCCTTGGCGCGGGTTCTTCAGTCGCTTGCTCCCCGGCAGCGTCGGGTTCTCCGGCAGGTGTTTCCTCCGCCCGGGCCTCTGCCGGTTCAGGTTCTTCACCCGGTCCCTGCATCTCCTTCTCGATCATCTCCAACAGTGCCGCATTGGTAGTGGTGCGGGTAACACGCACACCGAGCTTCTCCTGCTCGATGAAAGTGCGTATCATCGCACGCAGTTCCTGTCCCTGTTCCGTTTTGTCGCCCAATGACTGTTCCTGTAGACGGTCGAACTTGTCAAGCAACATATCAAGGGACAATGCACCGCTTTCCGCATTCTCCTTCGCGTCCTTATTGCGCTTGTCGAAGGAGAACGAGCTTGTATCCGTCTTGGGAAGTTCCGCTTCCAGCGTGGCGATGGCTTCCTTCATTTCATCCGTTTCCATCACCTGCAATCCGTATTTGGTATCAAATTGTTTCAGGAACTCGATGGTAGCGCCAAACTGGTAACGAGTGTAACGTAGAATCACCTCCGGCAAGCGTGGCATGTTCATTAGTGTAGTCAGTTCCTCGATAGAAAGCTCGTCAGTATCGGATTCATTGTCGATAGAGATAGTGTACTCGGTCTTTTGACCGTTCTTCTTTTTTTCAATCTCCACCGGGTATGCGTCCTTTACCGATGAGACGGGGCACGGGTATTTCGGATTCTTAGCCAGTTTTTTCTGCCAGAGTTTGAACTTGCGGTCATCCAGTTCTTTGTATTGTGAATGACTCAGGGTAAGTAACTGTACACCTTTGGCACGTTCGTTCAAATCAAAGATATATGCACAGTGGGCATAGGAAAATTTCAGTCCTCCGCCATAGTTGCCACCTGCAATTTTCTCCGCCAGTTTTTCATCACCCGTTTCTTTTGCCGCAGCGACCGCAACTTTACGATAGGTGTCAATAATGTCAAGCGGAAAGCCCGCATCAGTTGCGCGTACCGCATTGACATAAACATACTGAGCCTTGCCTCCCTCTGAAGGCTTCTCAATCTCCAGTAACATCTGATGTACCGGATGCTCGTAGCTCTTTCTCCCGGTGCTTCCGTCCGATGACGGGATAGCCGGCAGAACCCGTAACCTGTACGTGCCCAGCTTGTCGAGTTTGAAGAACTCCGTCTTCGCGAATCCCTTGTTCTCTTCCGCAGTCCGTACCTGCGCTTCCTGATAAGTTTCCTGTGAATCTAAGAATAAACTCTCAAGATTGTCCGCAGGTACGTTCGACGTACCATTGTTTTTTTCTTCTTGCATAAATGCATGTTTTGAGGTTTACCGAAAGAATCTAGTGCGGTGATGACGGCTGTTCCGGTTGATTATACTTGCCGCATCTCAATTTACAATATGATGGGTAACGGGGGAAGGGAAGGATTTCTTCCGCCCGGAATTACCCGGCGATCAATTAATTTTCTACAAAGATAACAGGTTCTTCCATGCGTTCCAAGCCTGTTGAAATATTTTTCAAAATAAGGGAAATAACCTATTGGCGCTCATCTTTTTATAAACCGGTTTTAAACACATTATTGAATGTCTGCTGTTTAAAATTCTTTATTTTCTTCCTGTTTCCATTAATGAACGCCTCCATCTTTTTCCTGCGTATCGACTCATAATATGCCTTCCGTCCTTCGGTGAGAACCTTGCCCCTTTTGCAGCAGAGCCCATTGGCGATGTATTCATTCATACACCGCCGGAACTTGGGTTTTGTATAGGTAGGGTCTTTGGATGCCCTGCATACCAGTTCCACCACTTCGGGTGATGGGTGGAAACGTCTGGTATCTTTGCACTTGTTTTGCAGGATATTATAGACGACGGGCATCTCATATTTGAGCAGGAATCCCAAAGGTGTCTCATCGAATGGGAATTTCTTAAATGTTTTCCTTGGGCGTCCGTCGGCGAACGCTCTTTTTTCCCTCGTCGGGACGAATTTTGTCTGCCGGCTGCCGTATTTCCTCTTCGCTCTTGTCATGTGTCTGCTGGGTTAAAGGTTCCACTTTGGTTTCTTTCACGGTTTTGGGGGAATAAGCCATCCGGGCAATCTCCCGGCGGCTGTCCAAATCTTGTTGAATATTTATTTTCTTCATAAGTAAGGGATTAAGTTATACCATATAAGTAAAGTTCATATCAGTATCCACGTTGTACCATCCGCTCTCGAAGATTCTGATGTTACGGCTTCCGCCACTCAATATAAATGTGGTTCCACGATTATATTTATGATCGTCATTCCAATCGGTGAGTGTCGTACGGATTCCGTATCGGGGAGCTGAAATTCCATTCGGGAGTACGGCAACCGTGCCTCCCATATTGCTTCCGTCACGGCGTGCCGTATTGATAATGCCTTGTATACAGACGATATTTCCGATCTGGCGGACGAAAAGCCTGCTGGTATCTGTTCCGTTGCCGGAGTTTGCCATCCGTAACCATCCGGTGTCTACAATCTTTGGCTGGTACTCCGGTGCATAAGCAGCCCCCAGCGCACCGCATACCTGCTTTTTCGCATCCGCATTGGGCAGGGAAAGATCGGAGAGCTTGCTGTCTTTTCTCAGATAAGTACCGCTTACATCCGCTTTCGAGAGTACATCCAGCTTGTCTCGGAGAATCTTTTGCGCGTCGGCAAGTTTCTTTCCCTGCCCGACAAGGTAATTGATGTAATCCTGAAACAGCAGGGCGACTCCCGCGTATTTCGTATCGGTTTGGGTTTTGGAGTAGACATTGATATTGGCGGCAATGCTTGTCTTTTCCTCATCGGTATATCCCTCAAGCAAACGCCCGGCTTTCTTTGCCAGTTCCTTCCTTACATGAGAAAGAAGTACGTAGCCCTCCACTTCCGCGTGCGAAACATCGTCATTGTCTACATAGGCGAAATAGCCTGTCTTTATTCCCTCCAGCTTTTGCTTCATATCCGGGGTGAATACCACACCTGTATAGGCACTGTCCGTGCCCAGCTTTCCGGCAAGCAGTTTGTCCACTTCCGCAGTGGAATAAACACTGATGTTCTTCCGGGCGGATACCTTGTCAGGCAGGTCGGAAAGGTTGCTCGTTTTCGTAAGTTTCAACGCTCCGGTCCCTTTCTTTTCCGCATCCAGATTGTCACGGACCGTCGCTTGCTTTTCTGCTTTAAGAGCTGCCGCCTGTTCGGTAGTAAGCCCGTTTATCTCATCCGATGTCAGGGTGACGAGTTCTTGCAGGTTACCGGAGATTTTGAGAAACCGGCTTCCTGTTTCATCTCTGGAATATATATCCAGCGAGGCGCGCGCTATCTTTTTATCCGGTACGTCGGCGAGGTTGGAAGAAACAGTTAATTTCTTAGCCAGTGCGTCTTTGACCTGGGTGGCAGTGACGTAGCCTTCGCCTCCGGTTTGCACTTCACTTGTAGAGATGGCGTCCAGCTTCTTCTTATATTTTGCAGTGAAATCTTCTGTGGAGAGTTGTTTCCCATCCACTACATTAACTTTCTTTGCCAGCGATTCCGTGAAGCTCTTTTTATTGACATAGATGTCTTTCAGGCTGATCTCGTTTACCTTCAAGTCTCCGGTAATGTTCACGGACTCTTTTGGGGAGAGCCGGATGTCTCCAATGTTATTGATAAGGGAGAAATCAACCTCCCCGGTGGACACAAAGCCTGCGGATGCCACTTCCGTGCCTTCCGCATCCATGTAATAAAGTGCTTTTGTCCCTGAAGCATCCGAAATAATTGCAATGGATTTGCCAGCTACAGAAAAATTTCCGTTGATACGTACTTCCTTGTTTTTCCCTTTGACATGGAGCAAGGGCACACCTGCCTGCTTGCCGTCAAAGACCCGGAAATCACGGAACAGATTCGCCCCGGTTTCAGGTCCGGCGGCATTAATGTCCACCGAGCCCTCGTCCGTGGTTTCTGCAACATTGACAATGGAATTCTTTTCGATCTGAAGATAGCCGATGCGTGAACTGCTACAGGAAGCATGGGTGTAAGTAATACCGTTTTCATCTATCCTTGCCAGTTCGTTCTTGTCTTTCATCAGTAAGATGGAACCGTCGGTCGAGATACAAATCTCACTGACAAGCAGCCCGTTCAGGTAAGAACCGAACGAGGCTGTCCCGTCTTGTTTTACCAACTGTTTGAGGGAATATCCCGATGGAGAGACTACCGATATGGCAGTCTTGGATTCCAGTCCTGTGTCCGTGGTCAGCTTCCCGGTGACAACCAAGTCTTTTTTGATGGTTTGCTTGCTAAAGGGGGTCTCCAGCAGGACGGCATAATGCCCGAAGAATTTATCAAGGAAATGCGGGGCGTAGGCTTTTGTAATCTCAATAAGGCAGGGTACTTTGCCGGTCAGGGCGTCTTTTGCGGAAGGAAGGACGCTACTGCCTGCGCACAGGTAATTATTACGCCCTTTCTTGTTCACGTCTCCCGCATAGACTACCGTATCCGTGCCGTTCTTCTCGTAGATATAATAAGGGAAGGCAGCCGTCCTGCATCCCTCGAAGTAACGGACCTTGCCGTTTATCCAGACATAACCGGGAGAAATGGCATTGCCTGTAACTTCGCAGCCGGAAATGATGAAGTCCTCGCAACCACTGAAGATGGCTGTCATGGACAAGGCGAGTTCTTGCAGGTTCAGTATGTCATCCACGTAGGTATATCTTCCGCCTGTGTCTGCAACGTATTCTTTCATAATATTGAATTAAGGTTGATTTCGGTTTTTAAAGTTTGGTCTATTTTTATCAGGTATGTCTTGCCTGCTACCTTATAGGTGTTGATAACGAAGGAGAGCATATAGACAAATTCTTTTTCCGGTATGTTTATTTCGGGGACAAGCACCATAAAGCTGACTTTATTGATAGCCTTTTCCTCTGCGAGATAATGAAACTCGCGCGGCTTCTCTTCCGGTTTGAGGGCAGGCGGTACTTCTTCCAGGTTGAGCCAGAGGGTAAAGGGTTTGCTGTATGTGGAGTCCTCATGGTAAATGTCTACACCCAGCGGATCGCTTTCGGTAATCACAATCCTTTCCTCGTTGTTTTTCAGATACTGGACAAACTTATGGTTCAGGTACCACTCGAAGTACATCATCTGGGAGGTCATGCGTGCCTCGATGTGTTTCTCCAGTGCGAAGTCACGGAATTTTTCAACCAGCGGGTGTAATGGCCGGACTAAACTTTGCAGGAAAAGGATGTATTTTCTTCCTGACAAATAATAGGGTACGAGCCTGTTCACCAGTTTGTCCGTAGGTAATGTGTATCGGTTCTCTTTCATCCTTCAACGATTAGCTTGATTGCCTGACGGAATGTTGGCAGTTCCTGTTCCTTGCCCGTAGCGGAAGACTGCTTCATAAAGCCGGACGATGTTTTGGTGAGACGATGTACCTTCACGGGTGCAAGCAGGTTTCCATCCGCATCGTATGAGGCTATAAAGATTCCCTGCTCCGGTGTCGCTTTGTCGTCAATATATACGTCCGTCACGTGTTCGGTACTGCGGACCGACTCTATGACGGAAGATACATAGACGGACGAGTCGAAAGGCATTCCCATTATATACCCGTTCAGCTTCTCTTCAATTTTATCGTAGATTTCGCTTTCCGGTATGGCTCCGTCATAATACACTGTGATACGGGGAATGAGCACGTCTCCTTCACGGCTGATTACCTCAATACGTGTTCCGGCGAACTTCATCTTTCCGATATAGGAATTGACCGGCACCATCTCCGAAGCGGGCAACGGTTCCAGATGTCCCTTTTCTCCTGTAGCCACTTTCAGTATCAGTTTGCTGTCAAGGTTGGTATCGTCCGTACTTTCAATATAAGATACCTGCGTGATGATACGTTTGGTTTCATCCACGTTGGCATAGCCGAACGCCAGCCCGTCCTCCCTGATTGATAATTCATCCCCTTTCTGGTACTGGAGCAGTGCGTTGGCGTAGAAAGTGGGTGTCCCGTTTACCCGTTGGTTGATCGCTGTCGAAATATCCACGGCAAATACATCCAGCAAAGTTTCAAAGCTATGTATGACGGCTGCCACCGTCCAAGTCAGACCGTTCATGATGCTCATTTTGGAATCACTGGAGAACTCGCTTAGTTCCAGCCGTTTGTTTCTCTCGGTGGTGGCTTCGTTATAGATTTCCCGTATCGTCCGGCTCATAGGTATAAATTGTTTGGTTGATAATAAATGTCCATGCCCCGCCTTCGTTCCAGGCAGGTTCATGGGTAAGCATCCAGATTGCTTCCATGCCGGAAGAAATCTTGTAATTGCCTTCACTGTCTTTCTCCGGTTTCCGGTAAATACCTGCCGGATTTGTGGAAAAGTAAGCGGTCAGGTTACGCCTGCCGTAGTGTTGTGTTACCAAAGCTTTCAGGTATGTATCCAGAACGGAAGGCTTCATTTTAGCTCCGCGAAGGTCAAGCCGCATTAACTTTTTGAGTGACAAAAGCGATTGCAGGCTGTCCGTCTGCAATCCCGGCAGGGAAAGTTCATACGTGTTTTCCGACAATGACAGGAAGGAAATATCCAGCCCCATCTTCTCACAGGTGAACTTCTCAATGTCAAGGGGGCGAAGCAGGTAAACCTGTGATGCGTGTGATCGGCTTATATCCAGCATCCTGAACCTGACATCACCATACAGGCTTATTCTGCGGTCGGATGCAATCCTGTCATTGAAGTAATGCTGTAGTTCCCTTGCTTCATCCGTCAGCACCAGCACCTCTATGTCCGTGTTGTCTCCCCAGTCTATTTCCATTGTTCCACTGCCGCCCAGCAACAGTGAGGCGGCTGTCTGTTTGTTATCCTGATAAAGCTCCATGAAGAGCTGACCGGAAGGTTCTTTGGGATAAACGTTTCTTTCCCCGTTTGCCGGAAGAAGATTGTACAACTGGTTATAAGCGACAATATCCGGGTTGATGGTGAAACCGTCGGTATACTCCAGTTCGTCACCGCTTTTCAGGTTGTCATCCAAAGAGAGTCCCGGATTGTTTATCAGTAAATCCACAATACCTTCAATGCTCCCGTACAGGTGCATGGCGATATCGTAGATATTCTGTCCGGCTGTTATTTTATATTTTCCCATAGTTTTAGTCTGTTTGTTTTTCTGTTACATCCAGTAAAAGTTCTCCGGTTTGGGAGTCCATATAGGCATTTTTGACAATCATTCCGTCCGCCTCAAATTCCTGTTGCAACTTGCCCGGCAGGTTTGAATTTTCAAAGTTTCCGTGCAGGTACCTGATAAGCCCCACACCTGTGGTGGGATGCTGGTAGAGGTTCCCGGCGGCGGCTTTCAGAAGAAAGACCTTTGTCTGCTCCAGTGAAGGCTTGATGATAAAGTCCGTTTCATTGGCACTATACAGCAACAACTTCCCGTCATGCAGTATCAGGTTGAAGTTATTCGTTTCATTGACTATGCGGAAGGCTGATAGATAAACCGTCCCCATGTCGGGTGCCAGCACGGTAAACCAGATACTGTTGTCGCTGCGGTTTCTAAGGTAGGACTCTCCACCATTTCCCTTTTCCATAGCGAAACGGATCTTCAGTTCCTTGTACTGCGGGATATACGGGATATGCACATGGATTCCATCCTTGTCGCTGTAACGGTTCTCGAAGTTGCCCGGTACGCGGATTTCCCCATAAGTGTATCGCTCTGTATCCATCCCTTGCACGTCACCTAAATATTCAAAGGGATAAATCCGCTTGTCGGTCAGGTTGTCTGCCAGGTTCACCTCCCCGTGGGAGGCATTCATATTTATGTCTTGTCTTGCCATTGTTTGTAAATAAGAAAAGGACGCCCCTTTGGTCGTGGGACATCCTTTTCGGGGTTTTCAAAATCGTATGATACAAGTGATTTTAATACTATTTTTCCGGTTCTTGAATAGCGTTATACAGCTTTTCAACCGTCTGCCACATATCATCCGGGAGACTCTGGTCGGAGATTTTTTCACAGGATGTCTTCAGGTACTGCATCTCTTCGGCGGAGAAATCAACTACCAGCGGGGTGTCTTTCTCCACATCCCATTCAATACGTTTGGTTTCTGCGTTCTCTTTGAGCCCTACAGCCTGGCGTTCATCCTGTGTGATTTCGATTTTATTCAGGATACTTTTCTTTGTATTAAAGTCTTTGAAGTTCCCTTCTTTGGGAAGGAATGCCGGAATGTACAGCCGGTCTTTGATGAGTAATTCCATAAGTTATTCGTAAGTTTTCATTAAGTTATTTCCAAGGTATAGGGATAGAAAGGGAAAGATGTTGTCACTCACTTGTTTTTTTCTTGTTCCTGTTCCTTGTCAATCTCTGCCATAAATCCTTCAAAGTCCTTGAAGTATGCCGATACGTTCTCCACCGAGAGAAAGCTACAAGAGAGGTTGTGGTTCTCATAACTGATGTTACCGAGATATTCTTCCTGTCCTTCGATAGATTCGGGAGTCAGCACGTTAGCAGAAATACGATTCAGGATTCCGTTGGACACACTGGTTTCCAACTGGTAGTAAGCATTGGCTGTTAGGGCCGTCATGTTTTTGGTTACAACGATGTTTTTAATTTCCATAGGATAAGTTCTTTTCCATGAATAGGATTTTTGATTGCTAAAAAGGTAAATCCGTCAATACCATTTGTTTCTTCCGTAAATCACGAAGTCGAAAGGAGAGCCGTCAGGACCTCCGTTACTTCCGACATTCTGAATGACAAAATAAGAGGAAGCCCGTTCCAATAGCCTGAAGAAACCATAATATCCTGTATTTTGGCAGCCTTGCGCAAATACGGTATAGTTAGTATGCCCCAGGTTGTGATAGAATTTATATTGGGCATTCCCTAAATGGTAAGAGGACGTTACATTGCAGCCCTCACCCCATATTTTGCTAAAGCTCGGGCTGTTACCACTATTGTACTTACAACCGATGTACAGAACCCCGGGCACACACCAGCGCTCGCCCGAACGTTGTCCCAGTTGTACGGGACCATACGATTCAATGGCATAATTGGAGCCGGCATTGGCGATAATGGATAGCCCTACAGCTCCTGTTGCGTATGTCTGAATGAAAATCCCTTTACGTGCAGAATCGGCACGCAGGGAAAGGAGCGAGTTGCCGCCGTTTATTGTCATAGAGGCGTTTCCTATCATGGAAGAAAACTCGATGGAGGAATCGGCTGCCGTATTGATAAGTTTATTGCCGCTGATAGTAAAGCCCGCAATCAGCCCCGAGTTTGCGGTAATGTTACCTTTGATTTCCACATTGCCTTTCGAGTCCCATTTGATATTCTGGTTTGCCACATATCCCGAACCGTCGTTGTCGAACAGTATCTTGCCATAACCGAAGGTGGCAGAACCGTCGGAACGTAATCCCCAATAGTCTTGGCTACCGTCATCGTTATAGATGTACCCGCTGGAAGTGATATACACCCGATGCCCTCCGGCAGGAGAAGAAGCATAAATGGCGCCGGAAGCAAGATGCCATCCCCCAATATTTCCGGCAACGGCGGTAATACCGGTACGGTCAAGCGTAGCTTTCACATTGTTCCCCGCATCCCTCACCGAAATACTTCCGTTATACGTGCTGCCACCTACCACCAAGGCACTGTCAATGAGCATTTGGTTGGCACGTACTGTTCCGGTGTATATCCCGTTCGCGTCGATGGTGGTAGTATACTTTTCACAGGAAGTCGTGTCGAACACGGTTGCATAGGCGACATGCCAGATTAAGGGAGCAGCTGTAGTTCCCTGCGTGCCGTCCAGATAGAAAAAATTCGTTGAAGAAAAGTTTGAAGTACCGCACGTTACCTTGTATATATACTCCGCCCAGTCCCCTGTACCGGCATTGGGTGTCAGCCATTTGCTGCTGCCCGAAGTACCGATGGAATTACTGGCCCACAGAAGGTTTCTTCCCACCGGTATCTTGGCGATGACTCTGGTAATGAACACCTTGCGGTTGGAACAGGTCGTAGCAAAGTAAAAGCCGCCATTACTCGGTGACGCGCTGCCGGTAGTTTTAATTTCCAATACCGTTTTACTGTCATTGGGCGCACTGGATAACCCCGTACGGGCAATTGTTACAGTGCCGTTGCCGTTGTTGTTATATACATTGATACTGTTATTGCCATTCCGGAATTCAGGATCACGGTAGAGCATCCTGCCGAAAGCCATAGCCTGAGCCAGTTCCTTGGCGGCGTTAGCTTTATTGGTTGCGTCCGTGGCAGCCGAACTGATAGCTTCTGTTTTCTTTGTATCGGCGTAACTCTTAGCGGAATTCAAGGCGTTTGTGGCCGCATTTGTCCAGTTCAGGGATACGGATGAACCGAAGGTAACCGTTCCCGCAGCGTCCCATGCGATATTTCCGTTGGCGAGTCTTCCCGAACCGTCATTGTTGAGCTTCCATTTCGTACCATTGGTGACAGAGCCGTCACTTCCCAAATAGACACTATTTTTGTATATCTGTGTGGCATTAATCGTCCATCCGCCGATGGTTCCTCGCACAAATGTACAGGACAACCCGTTTATATATCCCGTATTGATAATATTGGCTTTGATACTCGCTGCGTCCAGTTTCGTAGAGGTTATGCTTCCAGCAGCTATTCTGTCGGCACTGAGAGTGCCTGCCGTAATGCTTCCGGCATTGATGGCAACCGCATTCACTTGGTTTGCCGTGAGTGTCCCTGTATAGATGCCCGTTGAACCGATGTAAGTTAAAGGATGTGCTTTCAAAGTGGTGTCGTTCCCTTGTGCCAAGTTGATAAAACGATGACGACGGATTTCTTCTTCCACGCCATCTGTTAGGGTACGGGGTGCAGGAGCATTGGCCGTAGTAGTGCCGCTTTGAAAAATACGATCTGAATTATACGCAATCTGGGGTGCAGATGGGATAGGTGAAGGGCTATACGTATCACTTTCAATAGGTTGGTCGGAATAAAGATGGTACACAGCTCCGCCATCGCCTCCGCCACGCAAGTAAACGGCGAACATGCAATAATTGCCACAATAAGCGGCACCGGCAAACATGCGGGAATAGACTTCCGACAGTTCGTATATGTCCCATGAATAAGAAGAGCCGCCCCAGCCCCCAAAATTTACTTTCAATAACAAGCTTAGTCCACCTTTGTGTGTGGTACTGTTATTATCCCAATCCGTGGGTGCCTGTTCACTGTAACTTCTCCGTATAAGGATATCCCTCTTTATCGTCTGGTCACCGCCTTTGAAGACAATGGGGTAATAAGTCCCTGAACTACCGTTCACGACGATTGTCTTATAATACCGGTAACCGTAGTTCGTTGTTTTGGCACTTTCAATATCGTTCCTCCATTGCAGGGAAACGGATGTGCCGAAAGTCACGGCACCCGCAGCGTTCCAACTGATATTGCCACCTGCTATCTGACCGGAACCGTCGTTATTAAATTTCCATTTCGTGCCGTTATATATCGAGCCATCCGCTCCCAGATATACACTGTTTTTATAAATTTGGCTCGCATTGATATTCCATCCGGCTATCGTTCCCTTACTGAATGTACATGTCAGACCATTCACTGCGGTTGCCGTGACGACGGATGCCTGGATACTTGACACATTGATTTCAGCCGCAGTGATTGTACCTGCGGCTATCTTGGCGGCTGTAATGGCTTTTGCACCAATCCTGTCCGCACTAAGTACTCCTGTGGTAATGCTCCCGGCATTGATGGCAACCGCATTGACTTGTGCGGCAGTCAGTGTGCCGGTATAGATACCCGTACCACTCAGATAGGTTTTCAATTTTCCATCTGTATTGATTCCCTGGGGAATTCCGTCCACTATGGAAGTGGAGATTTCAGCAAACGGAGCGGTGGTCTCCAAACCGTATATGGATGTCAGTCCCATATTTTTACCTATTCCCGGAATACCTATCAGAACGTAAGGTATTCTGGCATCGGTCACCATATAATCAGAGCCGCCACAACGTTGTATAGCTGCTGATAGTGTTGCGTTGATGCGGATGGCGTCAAAGGAGGACAGGATGATTATTTTGGTGCTGTCGATGGCATTCATGACCGTTGCCAGGCTGTTACAGTTAGTATCGCTGGCATAAACGTCGTAATGCGTATGACTCACTACTTTTAAGTCACTCCGGTTGATTACACTCAATACCAGTCCCCGGGAAGAAGACTCATGGACTTTTGTGCCATTCAGTGAGATATAACGGGAAGCGACGCGGTTGTATCCCGTTCCGCGTACATACAGTTTTCCATTGTTGGCAGCAGTATTTGCTGCGTTAGTCCAGTTCAATGTTACGGAAGAGCCGAACGTGACGTTTCCCGCCGCATCCCAGGCGATGTTACCACCAGCTATGGCACCCGCACCTGTCGCGTCCAGCCGCCATTTGAATCCCCGGATACCGTTTGAGCCAATGGTAACAGCACCGGATGCGGCGGTATATGCTCCGGAAGCATTGTTTTTGGTTCCACTGTAGATTGAGTCCGCATCAATGTTCCAGCTACCGATCTTGCCCCGTACCACATTCAAAGTCAGGGCCTCAATATTGCCTGCCGTTATCAGCGATGTTTTCAGTGCCGCCACGTTGATACGTGCCGCGTCAATGGTTCCGGCAGTAATCTGCGAAGCATTGATGCGGACAGCGTTCACCGTATTGGCTGAAAGCGTTCCCGTGAAGATACCCGTAGAACCTATATAGGTGAGCTTGGTTGCCCAGCCTTCCGTAGTAGCCTTATTGGTGATAGCATCGGCGACGGTTCTGGCGTCTGTACCGGCTCTTTTTGCGTCTTCAATCTCTCTGGCAACATCTCCCATGCAGCGAATCCAGCTACCTTTCGTTCCCTGTTGAAGAGAGACATTCTTCACCCAGCATATACCTTCCGTCCCTGCATAACTGTAGATATAGAAAGTCACCGCTTTAGAAACATCCAATTGCGCATCCAATGTAAAAGTATAAGATACCCGTTGCCATTTATTGACCGCCGAAGGTGACAGGTTATAAGAACCACTGTGGAAACTTGTAGTTGTTTGTCCGGTCTTGGTGCTGTACACCCCTCCATGAATACACGCCCCATTTGTATCTGACATTATATCGGCGCTGAAAGTATACCTGGCACCGGGTACCAGTTTTTCTTTCTGATAAACAGCCGAAGAAATACCTAACCAGCGCCGAAGGTGGTTTACTGTTGAATTCTTATTGATGAGTTCCAGTACCGGGAAACCGAATTTCGACGTGTTCACATGGGCATGATATCCGGTAGAAGGCGCCTCCACCCCGGCATTGTATCCTGAACCCCAGTTGGAAAGGGAGAGATTACCATTGAGCGCGTTGTCCCATCCAATAGAGTTATTGACACTGTAAAAGCGGAAGTCTCCGTTTGGCAAAATATTGTCACTACCTATCTCTATACTGTTCACTTTATTAGCCGCATCCGTGGCGGCTGTGGCAATGGCAGTGTTCTTTGCGGCATCCGCTTTCGCCTGTGCTGTTGCCGCAGCAGAATTGATAGCTTCTGTCTTGGCGGTGTTGATAGCATTCACCCAGTTCAGCGTCACTTCCGAACCGAATTCAATCTTCCCGTTTGCAGGATTGTAACGGATGAACTGGTTGCCTTTTCCCATCAGAACACTTCCCGTGCTGTCAATGGCGAATGTCTTGTATCCGTCCTTGAAGCCGTAAATACCATTGACCGTTTCCGTGGCAACCGCTCCGGAAGAATTGACCGTGCTCAAAGGGAATTTACCGATAGCAATCCCCGTAACTGTATTGTTGCTGTTCTTTACACCTGCAAAAATTTTAGGAGTAATGACGGACTGGGAACCTATCACCGTCTTCGCGCTGTTCCAGTCCTTCACCCAGTCGAGCATGTTGGAATCAACGCCTGCCGCTCCGGTCTTTGCCTTGGCATAGGAAAAAGTGACATGATACGTTTGCCCGGAAATGACTACCGGAAGACTCACGAGCCCGCTGTCCGCCATGGTAGTCGTGCCGGCAGTAACCGAGTAGGTGACCGTTTTGTTCGTGTTGTTCACCGTGATAGCGGAGAATCCGGCAGGCTTGGTAACAGCACCGATGGTAAAGTTCGTCAGATTGTCATCTCCCAGCGTTACCTTGATGGTGGAACTGAAAGTGACCGCCTGTGAAAGGGTGCCGCTATTATTTGCCGGAAAGATATATTCACCTACGGACTGGTGAATCGTGTAGGAGTCTTTTTGTACGAGGATGGTTGCCTGTCCCCGTGCGATCAGTTGTTTTTCCATGGATAAGGGTTTTGTCTAAGGTAGAATAGGGTAAAAACAGAGAAAGACGGTATGACACCGCCTTTTAAAATTATCAAACTTCCAAATAGCAGCTATTTGGAAATTTCACACATCAAAACACCTCTTCCCGTTACGTCAGCCTTGGATACGGTAACGGACTTTCCCGTATACGTCTTAACGACTGTTGTACCGGCAGAATTCCAAAGTTTCCATGTGTAAGTATAAGCTGTCCCGGCACTGTCCAGTTCGTCACCACCCCGGTACAGGATAGCTTTGGCATCCACATCGTTCAGGTTGTTCTTGATAGTAAACCCCTTCTGGCTGACAATATGCACTGTAATCGGGTCGGACATGTCCGAGAAAGAAATAATGTCACAGACCACTTTGTTAGCCGAAGCATTGCCTGCGGAAGTATCTGTATCCTTGATGGCACACTTGAAGGTTTCAAAGTTAAGTACCGCATCCGCCGTGATGGTGATTTCATTGGTCGTCCAGCCTGCCGTTACCCCTCTGGGATTGCTTGATGTCAGGCAAGCCCAGCTTGCACCCAGCATAGAGTTGTAGTATGGGCACGAAACGGATGAATTGACAGCGGCTGCGGCACTCAGGGCAGAAGTCAGCGTAACCACTTTAGTACTTGTATTGACCGAAGAAATCGTATATTGCGCCGAACCGACGGTGATTTTTCCACCGGCTTCCATATTGGCGATATTGGAGGCTGTAATGGTAGTGGCTCCCACTGCTGCGGCAGCGGTGATTGTAGTCGGAGCAAATACGGATGAATCCTTGATGCCCCAGGCGTATGTAATGTTCGTATTGTCGATGGTAGCACCCCGCCACATATCACAGTGCGCTTTGAGTGTGGCAACCTCTCCATTTTTAAAGACCATCCCGTTCGGTGCATAAGCCACTGCCACGATGGTTGCACCCGCGTTCAGATGTTGGGTGAATTGTATCTCAGCGCGGAAAGGGATTTCCAACCCGTTCGCATCGACATAGATCGCTTCAAATCCATACCGTGCCTGGGGAGCGGAAACACTCATGTGGTTCGTCTTGATGGTCAGCGCGTATTTTGCCGATGCCGTGCCAATCGTACATCCGTCAGCACCCGTAGTGACTGCCGCACCGTTCTTGTACCATTTGGCGGAACCGGATTTCACACCGGGAGTCAGCGCTGCCGCGTTGCCTAGAGTCGTTATCTGGTCGGCTGCGCCCTTGCCGCTGACAAATAAGGAAGGAGTGAGAACCAGATACGGCGATGCCGTCCAGTTCGGGGCATAAACACCGGTGTCCTTGTTATAAACCTGTGTCAGAGGTTGGTTGGAGCCGATGAATGCCTGAAGGGAGACAGCATCGTTCTGGTCAATAATGGTGACTTGTCCTCTTGCTACTTTAATAGCCATAGTTGATTATCAGATTAAGGTTATAGGGTTGAAATAATTACTTCGCAGTCAAAAACTGCCTTACGGAAAACATCTTCCCCGGTTATTTCCAACTCCTTGCCGGTATGGGATACCGAATTCCAGAGGGCATCATCTGCCGGGGTATTTCCTGTGCGTGTCCAATTGAAGTTCTTGTCCGGTATCAACTCCGTAACATCTTCTCCGCCTTTAAGCACGCGGGCGGACAGAGTGGTGGAAATAATACCGTTACGGAATACGTTTCCGTTGGTCGAAGCGATATAAACGGAATAGTTGTCCGCTCCGTCGTATTGTTTAGAAATGGTGACGGTCTCAAAATATTCGGATTCATCCAGATTGGCAATGTATTTGAGCGTCAATACCTCACGGTTCTCCCAAAAATGGGCGTCCGGAAGTAACCTGAAGAAATCAGAGCCGTTTCCCGGTATGTCCTTCCAGTTTCCTTCACTCCCCATATATTGCCATTTTCTTGCCGCCGCAGTAAAGTTATACTCAGTGGCAAAGAGGATGATTTCTTTTGGCTCACAGGTATCTTCCTGAAGGGCGTCCGCGTAGTGGAAGAGATTTGTCCCGGTAATTGTTACATATTTGGTAAGCAGGTTCTTTTTTGCCTCATCATCGAAATCCTCCCACCGGATAGTGACGTCCTGCAAAGTGATGGTATCTTTCGTCCACTTGAATCTACCTTCTGCAAAGTACCCTGTTCCATCTGGATTGATAACAAATGAACCGTCACCGGCGGAAATGGAACCGTCCGCATTCAGTTTAAGAAGCGGGTTCTGAATCGTTCCTCCTATGCCGCCCCTTGCAAACCATGCCCCGTACTCGTCCGTATCCGCCAGTTTGTCGTCCGTTGCCTGATAGAGCGTTGCCCGTTCTCCTTTTTCAAGCTGGGCACAACAAAACATGGCTCCGGTTATATCCGCAGCAATTTCTATAAGCAAATCCTCCGGTTCCTCATAGCGGATGACAAACGGTATGTGATAACGTTTCCACTGATCGTCTATTTCAATTTCCTGCAATGGATACCCGTTTTGGGAGACAGCCAAAGTACCGGATGTTCCTTTTGCCCAAAAGGAGAAGCAATAACTCTCTCCCTGATATGTCTCTGCCCAGCTTCTTGTTTGGGCGGTCAGCATAACACCTCCGGCAGGAATCCGGAAGACATCTCCGATACCGGCAGGCGGTTGTTCGCCGATAGCCTTTTCCACTATACCCGTGAAATGACCGCTTGATGAATTTATCAAGCAATTCTTATGGATGCGTCCAACATAGAAAGTGCTGGCAAAGCCTGATTCATCTCCGGCAGTCAGTGTTCCGGCTATACTGACATTCCGGGTGGCATACAGGTTCTGAAAGTAAGCGCCATAACCATCCAGTCTGCCGAAAGTAGGGTCAATAATTCCCTGGATTTTACCTACACGCGCTTTGGTGGCATCAGCGAACGTAGCGATGTCCGATAGCCGGATGATATTCAGTTCCGCTATCTCGCACCAGTCGTCTGCCTGCAAAGACGACAAATCCAATTTGAAGCTCCGTTCATACGTCGGCAGGTAGTCTATTGTGATGAAAGTAAGTTTATACTGCCAGTCAGTTGATACACTGATTGTGCCGCTTCCGTCTGTTTCCGTTCCGTCCGTATAGCCTAACGAAAAAGGTATTGTCGGGAAGTCTCCGGAAGCGCGTATTTTATAGGAGATAAGGATTTGCTCGGGATTCTCCAGACCTTTGCCAATGATTTGTTCCAGCCCGGCTTCACCGGTCAAGGGTATTCCATTGCGAACCATTCTGAATACCCGGTTGCAACCTTCTTTATAAGAAAAATATTCGCCTGATAAACAATTCCCTGTGGTAAGGGTATAACGGCAGGTATTGTCGTTTCCCGGATAACACAGGGACTTTTCCTGTGCCATCCCGTCAATGATATCCATATAGGGCGATTCACTGTCCGATGCAGTCAGGTACATGGCACCGCTGCGGTCTTCGTCAAAGAGATTGGTGACCCGTACAAAGTCCAGTATCTGTCCGTCTTGCGGAATATCCCCATCCAGCAAAGCCCCGACAAAGTAAGCCGACTCCTGTTGTTGTCCCTCCAATGTTGTTATCAGGTCTGTTCCGGTATCGAGCACCACCATCAGCGTATAGATGATATTCTGCCCGTCGAAATACTGCCGCCTGACTATATCGCCGGTGCGGAGCCCCTGCCTTTTGGCAGACTTGGGAGAGATACATATTTTATAACGGTTATAATTCAGTAAAGACATAGTAAATGTTTTGGTTAAAGGCAGACAACGGTATCTCCGCTACAACTGTCCGTCACCCATAGCGAACCGTTTGTGGCTGTATTTTTCTGGACTTCCAACTCATAGACGCGCATTTTCCTGCGAACGACTACCTCGTCAAAGGTAGCCTGTATGCTGCCCGTAGTCTTATTTTTCAGGATTGCCCAGCCCGAGCCTGCAAAGCCCGAAGAGAAATATTCGCTGCTGATGCCGTTCATGAAGTAAGCGTCTCCATAGTGACGGATTCCGTTTGCTACGGAAAGCAGATAATTGTCTGCGCTGAAGAATAGCGACTTGTCCGTTAGCCGGGTGAATGAACCGTCGATACCGATATGTCCGGATGCTTCCACAGGCTTATTAAAACCGATGAAGTCCGCATCCGTATGAAGGAAGAAGGTGTCGGAGTATCGGTCCAGCCGTTTATAAAAGCTGGTGGAAGAAACAAAGGAGAATGCCATTTCGTATGGGTAAGCGACAGTCTTCCCGTTTTCACTGTCTGTACGGTATACTTTTGAGGCAAGTGCCAAGGTATCGTCTTTGCCATAAAGATAAACACCCTGGGAGTTCCCCATCCGTAGTCGTTTATGGATAACAATCCCTTCGTCCGTATTATCTTCACGATAAGACGTGAGCAAATCGTCCCCGTAGTTGTGCCGGACGGTAATGGAGCCCGGAAAGCAAGCGGTACCATACTTACTGATGAGTGCCGTATCTCCGTCAATATCCCATAAGCCGGACTGCAAACGGATCTTATCAGTGGATTCATTGCCCAGCAATAAATCCCCGCCTGCTGACGCAAGCTGAATGTCTTTTTCATTCAGACGGGTCAGTACGGGCAAGCCGGTTATCCGAATGCCATATCCTTGGGAAAAGGAAAGGTAACCGCTAAGGTCAGCCATATCGGAATGAATGGACAGTACAGTCTTGCCGTCTGCGCCCAGATTGACACCTTGTTCCGCTGTCAGGATGCCTTTTATATCCGCAGTGCCTGTTACTTGAAGCCTGCCGGAAACAAGAGCGTCCAGCATACTCCATGAAATGTCCGTCAGGTTGGCATTGCCTGCATGATACACGTTTTTCCCCCCTACCTGCAATAAGGCCGGAGTCATGTACACACCTGTTTCCTTCGTCCCGATAAGAAACTCGCCGGATGCGTGCAGAAGGGAATTCCCGAAATCAATGCGTGTGCTTTCCAACGTAGCGGTATATGTAGCGGAATCATACCGGAGTACCTGTTTACCATTCAAGTAAAGATTTCCACCGAGTTTCAGGCTGCCGGAAAGAATGACACCCCGTTCTTGCTCTATTTTATAGACATGTATGATGCGCTCGTTGGCTATTCCGGCTTCAAAACCGTTGTCCGCGCGCAGCAACCCGCTCATATCACCACCACTTTTCTTCAGATAACCCGAAAAGGCACTGCCGCTGCCCGTACCGCCTTCACCGGTTACGCCCGAGGCGATGGCACTGGCAAAGTTATATGCCGTGTTGCGCAAACGGATAGATGTCTGGTCGCCTTCGGTGACTGTCCCTGCATCTTGCGCATAAAAAAAGTTGTGGTATAATTGGGAGTAGATGGAATAACAAAGGCTGTCTTTGTCCAGTTCTCCGATGCCGGGTAATAGTTCTGTCATTTGGTATAAGAGGTTTTAGAAAGGAAATTCTGTATCTTGGAAGTCAGTGAGGCGAAGTTCGGCACATTGATAGCCGGCATGGTTCCCATAAGCGTAGGAGTCGTTATCTTGGAGCACTCGGTGATAAATTCCAGCATCAACTGTGCAAGCTGGTTGCCCAGCACCAGTGGTTCAGTCGCATTCTCATCACCCAGCATTACTTTCTTATCGGCAAGGGTAACGGTGGTACTCCCCACTTTCTGTTGAATCTGATCGGTTGCCTGTGTTACCTCGGACTTGTCCACCTGTGTACAGATTAACTCCGGTTCTATGGTCCGGCTGGCTTCCTTGCCGCCCTTGTTCTTTACGGTAGTGACAACCTTTTCCGCTGTATATCGGGTGGAGCTTTCATTGCCTGTCTTCTCCAGTTCATCATAATCCGGCGAATCATTGCTTTGGGCATCGAGTTCTTCCGTCTCTGTAACTCCGATGACAGCTTCTGTATGTGAACTGAGCTGGATAATCTTCGCATGGGAGTAGTTCAGCACATAGGCGTATTTCGTTGCGGCATCTGTGACGATAGTCACATCGGAAAACAATGCAGGGATTATCAGGAAGCCACCGGAGTTGTCTTTGAGCCCTGCCAGCAGTACTCCTTTATGAATGACAGGTTCAGAAGATGCCGTCTCGTCCGGAAACTCGCCTACGTCAATTGTTCCCGCATACTCCTTGTACTCCCCATCACCCGGATTGTCATGCACTTTGGCGACATATCCGTGAATCATGCGTGCCGTACCGACACCACTTGTTCCTCCGGGTGCCATATTGATACGCTCCATGCTACGCCCCAATGCTATTTTACGAATAGCTTCGGCGATAGTCTGCTGACTGCTGTTACTTGTGTTTTCCATAATCTTCAGTTACTTTTTTACTTTATAGGGGATTTTCAATACTTGCCGGTAGCCTTTTGTTCCGAAAGTAGTCTTCACTTCCTCGACGATATAGACTCCGTTCTTGGTCGGGTTACGGTCATCAATCAGTTCAACCTGAACGGCAGAGGGCAAACCGAAGTCACCGAAGAGGGTAAGTGTCCCGGTTATTCCATTCAGGTTGTAACTTTTGAAATATTCGATGGCTTCCTCGACCAGCTTATCCGAATCAATTCTCATATTGGGTGACATATAAGGCACTACCGTATAAGTGCTTAAATCCACCTTCGTTTTAGTCCCGGCCCCTGCTGCCGTTGTATTTCCGGTCAGCTTGTGTGTCTTCCGGCTGATCTGCGTGGCATTGATGGTCTGGAACTCTTTGCTTCCGGCTTTATTCACATCATAGTCGGGATTCAAACGCACCGTCACCTCAAAGAATTTCTCATCGGCTCCCAAAGCCTTGCCGGTAACCGCCAGAAACTTCGGGTCCACCTTCAGGACTTTCAGGTTGCTTTCCGCTACATGGTAGTTGAAGTATATTTTATAAGGTATCGTGTCATCACTTCCCGGGAAGGACGGCTGTGCCTTGGATGAGGAATAAGGACGTCCGACGGCAATCCGGGGCATTGCATCGGGTGAGTTCTCATCATACTTCAGAAAGCAATATACCTTGTACTTGCTCCAGTCACTAAGCACGTCGGCAACCGTAAAGTTATCCGTTATCTTGACCTTGCCGATATTGATGTCAAACCGTTTGGTTTCAGAATGTATTTCAAAGCCTGTATCTTTAAGAAGGTCATATTTCTCTCCCAACACATCATTCACCTTCGTGGATAGTGGTGTTTCAAACTTGGGAGCCTGCTTGAGTTTTAGCCTGTATGCCATATTCTCACATTGAAGTTCAAACAAGTTATCCGAATTATAAGCAGTAACATACCCGTCAAACATATTCTTGAGCACGCCGTCGTATCCGAGTTTGATATTGATTCTCTGCCCGGTTTTGAATGTATCTTTTCCGACAGCCGCCTGTGTACTCTTCTTTTCAATAATTATACCGTCCTCCATTACTTCGGTTGTGATGCGTGAGGCGTCTTTTCCTTCAAGCGTGGCGTTTCCGATAATGGTACTTTGGTATACCGTTCCTTTGGGGAATATCACTTTGGCGGTTCCTATCAGCTTCTTATAGGTTTCCACGATTTCTATCTCCTGAACCTCGGTCAGGACAACCGGGTTCTGAATCGCCATCGGATTAGCCGGGTCCGCATCACCGATGGTAATCCTGCAACAAAGCACATTCAGGGTGTTTACAGCCATTGTTTGGTGAGTGTTAAGAGTGAGGAAGGATCTACGACTTTGGTACCGAACTGGACCAGCTTAATCCATTTGTTTGTATGCTTGATGGCTGTATCCACCTTTTCTTCCGATGCCAGCTTCAGTTCCACCGCTTCGGAAGGTTCTACTGCCACACAGGAAAGCGTATAGGGTTGGATATTCCGGCAATCACTGGCCGGAAAGGAGTAGTTTAATACAATTAGCTTGTCTACCTTGAACTGCCGCAGAATGGTATTGTCGCATTCTATCACCCCTTTGTACTGCATCAGTTTCAGGAATTTACTGACTTCGGCTTCCGGGTAGACGTCGGGGTACTTACTGGTAATCTTGCCGGAAATACTGATTTCCAGGTCACCTCCTGAAACGAACTCCTTGCGGGTGTAATCACGTCCCTGTACGGTAGTCAGTACGATGTTGTTCCTGCTGCTTACCTGTACGCCCGGCTGCAAGTCTACAAACGTAACCAATCCGTATTTGCTGTTCGGTTCTATTTTCCCGGATTCCGCATCAAAGTACATCCCTTCAGTACCGATGGATAGTTCCAGATAATCCTGGACCACCCTGCCGACAATGCTGTCGGAATAGTTCTTTTTCTTGGCAACCGCCTGCTGCTCGCTGATTAACTGGTAGTATTGCCCCGTTTTGTTGGCGATACTGGTCTGTGATTTTGTTTGCAGGTACTTGTCCCTCTCTTTCTGTTCCCAGTATTTCAGGTACCTGGGATAAGAGCGCAGCATCCCGTAGGTAAGCTGTGAAGTTGTCTGGACAAGTGCCCTTTTGAGAATTTGCTTGTCTTTGCTGAAGTATTGTACCTGTCCGTCTGCAAACTGTGACAAGCCCATGCCGAGCGCGCGGCGGGCAGCGTCACTTACGTAATTCTCCGCACTGCCGCTGCCTATGATTCCACCACTTAACATGGTGCTTACACCGATATTGATTAGTCTGCTCATTATTGTTCAGTTTTTTAATTTTATACTTATGCGTTCCACGATGAATCGAAGTCATGTACCACATCAATAAGCGCCTGTGCCAGCTGCTCCTTCAGCCCCTTTACTTCCTCCTGCTGTCCTTCAGGGGATTTCATCAGGTCGATGGTTCCCACGCTCAGTAGATTAGTGATTTGTACGATGACCTGTTTGGGGGCGGCTGAAGAAAGCTTGCCCGTGCCGCTGTAGTTTCCTCCTGCCATGCCGTCATCGCCCCCGTCGGTAGTTACCCGCATTCTATCGAACTCATCATCGTTATAATTGGGTTCATTGGAATAAAGGGACTTGTCGAATCCCGCCTTGCGGATGATGTTCTCGGCTATCTGTTCGTTACCGCCATACTTTTCCCTGAGCGTCTTCATCATGGTTATCAGCTTGCTCTGTACCCGTTGCTTTCCCCTTATCAGGTCAGTGCGCTCTGCATCCGTCGCGTCTTTGCCGGCTTCTTTCTGCAACCACTTTCCGTCCTTCATATAGAAGCCGTCCTTGCCCAGTTGGGTAAAGCTGAAACCACTTTCACGGAGCCTTTTCATGGCACCCGATTGCGAGCGCATGGCATCCAGATAACTTTCTGCTCCTACCTGTATGGAACGGACGACTTCCGTATCCTGATAACTGGCGAAATGAGGTGTCTGCGCAGCCTGACGGGCGGTAATCTTATCCATACCGGGATTGTAGACCACCTTTCCATTTTGGATGCTATACAGGCTCCTGTCCAGTAACTTGGGGTTATACTTGTAGTTATGGTCGATATTCTGAATAAAGGCGCTGATCTCCAGAGGGTCGGAATACTGCCCGAGTTGGGCGTATGCAGAGAGTATCTGCTGTTGCCCGCTTTTACGGGCAATGATGCCGATAGCGTCTTTCGTGTTCTTCTGGTAGGCGTCATCATACGTATAGGTAGGTGCAGAATGGGTCTGTGCGGCTGCCATGCCGGATAATAACGCTACCCACCATTCACTTGTGAAGGCTCCGATTTTCTGGCCGGATTCCTCTTCCAAAGTCTTACCTTCCGTCACATTTGCTACCGCCTCTTTAGTTTTCAACGCCTGGAGATAAGTGTCCCGAAGTGATTTGTGCAAGGCATCTATGGAGGGGTAATGATATTTCTCATTGGAATTGACTTCTTCCAGCACGGCATCCTTGGCTTTTTTCACCTGCCATGTTTTATAAGCCACCCATCCTAACACTCCGACCAACGCCGAAATACCTGCGGTGGCCGCCACGGCACCGGCACCCATAGCAGACAGGGAAGCGGCGGCTCCTGTAATGCCTGTTCCGGTCACCACCTGATTGGCAAAAAGGGAGGTAAAGGCACTTCGTGCGGCCAATCCGCTTACTCCGGTCATACCGGTAGCTGCCAATGCACGCATCATGGCTCCTTTGCCCATGACCCCCGCGCCACGCAAAGCGGTCACGATGCTACGCTTATTCGCAAAGGATAGTGCTTTAAAGCCACCACCGCCGCCTGTAAGGGAAGCAATCAGCTGGAGCGTGGAAGAGGCGACGGACTGTTTGCCGATAAAGCCGATGGCAACGCCCAGGTTCGTTACTGCGCCGGCAAGCTTGAATATGCGGGTGGCAACAAAGCCGGTGAACAGTAGCGGTTCTATCCAGTTGAAGTTTCGCGCCATCCACGTGCCGAGATTTGCCAATACGGAACAGATATCGAGCAAGGCACGTCCGATAGAGGCAATACCCCGTGCAAATTCCGGTGCCTTAAACTTGGAAAGAAAATCCCGTAGCACGCTTTTGATAACGGGTTCCACCACTTCGTAAGCCTGCATGAAGCTCTCCGAAAGGGTGGATGTCACCTGTGCCCAGAGCCCCTTGGACGTATTTTGCTTGACGAGCGCCAGTTCTTCAGAGATACCATGGGAAGCACGGTTCTGCGTGGTAAGCACCCGTAGTTTGTCATAGTTCACCACGAATTGCATCGCCGCATTACCACCGATTTTACTGAAGATCGCAATCATGTCTTCCATGCTTGCTCCGGCGTTATGCAAATCCTTGAATATCTCTGCCAGCGGGCGGAGCTTCTCGACTTTCTTCCCGGCTATCTCAACGAACCGGGTGAACTTAACTCCAAGCCTGTCCAGTGTGGCGGTCGCTTCTTTGGTAGGCTTGGCAAACCGGGTGGACATCGCACGCAGGGCGGTTCCCGCCATGGTACCTTTCATACCGGCATTACCCAGTATGCCGATAGCTGCCGAAGCTTCGGAAAAGTCTACACCGGCGAGTTTAAGATACCCCGCTGCCATCTTGAAACTTTCCGCCATCTCAACGACATTAACATTGGCGCGCGAAATGGTGGAAGTAATAATATCCGCCACGGTTCCCATGCTGCCGCTGTTGATGTTGTACCCGGACATGATATTGGTTGTCAAATCGGCAATCAGCCCTACATCATTGTCACCGATTAACGCCAGGTTCGTTATCGGTCGCATGGAAGCGTTGATGGTGGCTATATCCATGCCCGCCATAGCGAGGAACTTGGCTGCCGACGCAATCTCCACAGCGGTGAATTTGGTGTCCACACCAATCTGCCGGACATTATAAGACATCTGCTGAAAGCGTGTCTCAAAGGTGGAAATGTCGCTGTCAGCCACTTTGAGGATACTGCGGGCGGATTCCATAATATTGCTATAGTCTACCGCTGAAGAGAGTTCGGACTTGACAAAACTGTATGCCATATAGGCATTGAACATGTTCACCAGTGGCAGGTTGCGTATGGATGGGCGGCGTGAATATTGCAAACGGTTAATGGCTGCACGACGTTTGCCTCCGTAAGCACTTTCACTTGCGGCAACCTGTCTCTGCATATTACGTACAGAATGGGCGGCATTGCGTTTCTGTTCCCGTTCCTGTTCCCGTTGCCGGCGGGCAGCCTGGGCGGCGTCACGTTTGTCCCGGCGTTCCTGCTCCCTTTCCTGCCGCAGAATGCGTTCCACCTTTGTCCGTTCGTAGTATTCATACTTCTTTGCCCTGCGTTCCAGCCACTCATCCGTACGCCTGAAAGAATCTTTCTTCTTCTGTATGTTCTGCCGGTATTCCGCTTCCTGTCGGGCTTCTATTTCACGCATCATGCGGGATTCCTTTGCCTTACCATACTGTTTTTGCTGGCGTTCCCATACCTTGTCTGTCAGGATGGAGCCGGTCTGGAATACACTTGCCGCGGCTGTTGAAGGAGGTGTTCCTTTACCGTCACCCATTTGGAAAGGAAGATTAATGCCGGATGCTTGTTTGATTTGCCTGAGAAGTCCGAGTATTTCAACCAGACGGTTTTTAGCTATATCTGTTTTGATATTGATTTCCCGTCCGGTTTCAAGGCTGATAAGAGCAGAGTTTATCTTGCCGATTACACCGGTGACCTCCCTTTGTTTCTCATTGACTGTTTTCAGGGATTCGGAGGCGGTCTTGCGGATACTCTTTTTCTGCTCTTCCAGTTCCTTTTTGCCTGTCAGCGCTTTTGCCTGTGAACGTATCGTATGGGTATCAAGTTTCTGACCGGCATTGATTACCAGACTAATGCCGCTCGTGAGTTCCTTGATTTCAGTAAGCAGAGTCTTGATGTTTCCCAGCTTCTTCTCGCTCTTGCCGGTGTCTATGTCAAATTTGTAGGTGTAATCCCGCTTCCTGCCTTTGGGACGGAAGGTTTTGTTTATTTCCTGCATCATGTCATTGACGCCTTTGACGGCAGGAAGGAAAGAGCCTCTGGCTTCGCTCAACTGCTTCATGGCCTTGGCGAACCGTTCAACTTCCTGCACACCCTCGGTGGCAGTGACATTGATGCTGTAATTTACCTGATAATCTTTGACTTGGGACATAATATGGATAGAAGGTTAGATTTTAGTTAGAATAGCCTGAAAGAGTGGTCAGACGATTAAAAAGAAAAACCCTGCCGTTTGTAAGGACGGCAGGGAAAAACAAATAATAAAGTAATGAAAATAGAATGAGAGAATAAGAAAAACGTATCCGAACCTCCCGGTCAGGAATGATGATTCAAACCGCCAGCGCGGCATTGGCGCTTTTGGTTATCATCATCTGGTAATGCAGCCAGAGTGCTTCTTCCGAAAGCATGGCGAATTCTTCGTCATCAATGGTTTCTAAATTCACGCCGGGAAAGTAATGACGGACATAAATCAGCCGCTGCCGAATCCGTTGTTCATCACGTACTTCCCAGCGGGCTATAAATTTACCAGAGTGCTTTGGCGGGTGGAGATGATTTCAGAGAGCTGTCCCATTAAGCCGAATAAGAAAAGGCTTTCGTCATCCACCAGTTCCTTGTCGCCTTCAATGAAGCAGTCTTTGGCAAGTGTTTTCATAGCCATCACCTCGTCCTTTTTAGAGGCGGCCATGAATTTAGAGAACTGGGGGAAAGTAGGTTCAGCCATATAAGCCACATATATTTCTTTCTCTGAACAGGATACGTCCCCGAATACTACGAGCGGGTAGATTTTTCTCAGTTTCTTTTCCGCCTTGAGCTTTCCGGCTTTTTCCTTGATTTGGGTTTCCTGTTCGAGGGTAAGTGATTTGTCTTCCATAAAAGTTGGTTAATTGATTAATGTTCTTTTTCCAAGTATAGGGGGCGTGTTTGAAAAAGGTTGAATCAAACTTCAGATTCTTTTTGGATACGCTCGTTGGCAAGTTCCACATAGGCGGGATTCGGTTAAATTCGATGTGATTTTTGAAGTATTTAATTCCATAAGGTTATTGCCCTTACATATAGGAAAATAGCCGTTTAAGGGTTGAAAAGAAACATTCATCAATATTTCCCTAATGAAATACAATAATACCTAAGCATGAAGCAAATCTCAATCCGGATTGTTATCTTCGAAAACGCTTTTAGATGAAGAAACAGCTCGAAATATTCAAAATTGATGCTCTAAGCAAACAATTATTACCGTACGCCGATCAAGGGATTCAAGCCGGATTCCCTTCACCGAGCCAAGACTATATGGAGCTAAGTTATGATCTCAACAGAGAGCTTATAAAGAATCCTGCCTCCAGCTTTATTGGAAGAGTGAAAGGTCTTTCGATGAAGGATGAAGGAATAGAACCGGGTGATTTACTAATAATAGATAAATCTTTGGAGCCGGAGGATGGAGATTTATGTGTTTGCTTTCTGGATGGAGAGTTTACACTCAAGCGGGTTAAAATAGATAGAAGAAAGAAAACTGTATGGTTGGTGCCTTCCAATCCGGATTTTCCTTCCATAAAGGTAACGGAGGACAATCAATTTATTGTTTGGGGTATCGTAACTCATACGATCAAAGAAAACAGAAGAAAGAAAAGGGGATAAAATATGTATGCATTGGTCGATTGCAACAACTTTTTTGCAAGTTGTGAAAGAGTGTTCCAACCGAATCTGAGGGATGTACCCATTATCGTATTAAGTAATAATGACGGATGTGTCGTCGCAAGAAGCAACGAGGCTAAGGCTCTTGGCATACCTATGGGTGAGCCTGTATTCAAACTGACAAAACTGATAGAGGAGCATGGAATAGCAGTCTTTTCCAGCAATTACGCGTTGTACGGGGATATGAGCCATAGAATAATGAGTATTCTTAGCCAATTCGTAGAGGATATGGAAATATATTCAATCGACGAAAGCTTTCTTTCTCTCAAAGGATTTGAAAACTATGACCTGAAAGAATATGGTAATACCATAGTCAGGACAGTTTCTAAAGGAACAGGAATTCCTGTTTCAATGGGTATAGCACCTACGAAAACATTAGCGAAAGTGGCATCCAAATTCGCTAAGAAGCACAAAGGATACAAAGGAGTTTGCGTCATTGATAATGAAGAGAAACGAATTAAGGCTCTCAAACAATTTGATATTGCTGATGTTTGGGGAATCGGACGCAGATATCAGAAGAAACTTGAATATTATGGAATCAAGACTGCCTATGACCTTACCCAGAAGAATGAAGCGTGGATAAAGAAGCAAATGACGGTAGTCGGTGTCAGAACATGGAAGGAATTATGCGGAATCCCTGCTATCGAACTGGAACCTGTAACTCCTGCCAAGCAAACGATTTGCACTTCAAGAAGTTTTGGTGAAATGATAGAGGATTTTGATACGCTCATGGAATCCCTTGCTAACTTTACAGCTTCTTGTGCCCGGAAACTCCGTGCGCAACGTTCATGTGCGGGTGTGCTTCAGGTTTTTATTTATACCAACCGGTTTCGGGAGGATTTACCCCAATATTACAATAGCCGAATCATAACTTTACCAACACCGACAAATGACGTGGCTGAACTGATTCATTATGCGAGGCTGGCACTGAAAGGCATATATAAGGAAGGATATCAATATAAGAAAGCGGGAGCTATCGTAATGGACCTTGAACCACAAAACAGTGTACAACTAAATCTCTTTGATGAGCGTGACAGGACAAAACATGAAAAAGTTCTTGAAGTATTGGATAGAGTACATAAGAAATACGGCACAAGGATATTGAAGGTTGCTGCACAAGGGACCGGTAAGAAATGGGCGCTGAAGAGTGAGTATCTGTCGAAGCAATATACGACGAATCCGGATGATTTTATTGAAATATTCTAATACATTTCAGCAATAAAAAGACAGCAAAAAGAGTCTAAATTAAATGCTATTTTACTAAGGATATATGGCATTTTTTTTGTATATTTGTATATGGAAAACGAATTGAAATTATAGTTCTAAAAAATTACAGAATGAACCGGAGATGTTTTTTTGATGTTGGAGATGCACTCTTTGCAGTTGAGCAAATAAACGGGCATAATTTCGTTTATGACTGTGGAGGGCAGAAGATGAGTTTAGTAGAGAATGCGATAAAAAAAGCATTCAAAAAAGGTGATGAGATAGAAGCCGTTTTTATATCCCATTATGACGCAGACCATATAAATGGAATATTTTTCCTATTGAACCATTGTAATGTAAAGAGATTAATATTGCCAATGATGACAAATGCGATAAAACTCATATTACTAATTCTACAGAATTATAAAGGAGATTTGGACGAATTTATCATTGACCCGGAAGAATATGTTCGCAAGATTAGTCAGAAGACTAAAGTTATTTTCGTAAATGATAATATAGAGCATCCTTCTGACTCGGAAAATGTGCGCGATATCTCATTTGATGAGTTGTCTCAATTACCCAAAAATAGAAATTGGATCAAATCAGGAACACGAATAACTGATAACACTTTACTTTTTTGGGTATATATCCCTATGTGCATTGTGACTCTTACCAACAAGCAAGAGGTTGATTTTATTGCTAAACTACATGACTTATTGGGGCTTCCAGTGCCAACGGGAAAAGTTGATGTTAAGCAATTTTGGAAAGATCATAAGCTCTATGGTGGGGAAAGGGATAAAACATCCGATAAAGTACATATCTTAAATAAAGTAAAAACGGCTATTCAGGCAATTATTCCAGATTTGGATGATAAGGGAATAAATGCCGCAAGTCAGACATTATATTCTGGCCCATGCTGTCATTCAAAACCGATCAGAATAGGATGTTTATATATGGGAGATTTTGATGCAAAGGAAAATTGGGACAAATTGAAGCCTGTATATGAAAACTATCAGAAGAACGTCAGAATCGTTCAAGTGCCTCATCATGGATCAGAAAACAGCTTTACAGATGAAATAATAGGCGTCAATACTCTAGCTGTTGTATCGGTAAATCTTAAATCTAAAATAGCAATAGGTGAGACTATTACGCGTATAGCGAACAGAAATGGTATCCCTTTAATGACAGGGAGTAGAGGGGATATAGAAATAGAGTGTCATAATTTTACAGCCTTAGTCAGTGTCCCGTCTGCTGGAATTTTAGTAGAATAATTGAAGAAGACTGTATCTCAACTTGGATACAGCCTTCCTCTTTTTAGTGTTAGACCAAATTAATAAATTTAGTCATATATTCATAGTGGGACCAATAATCTTTCAACTTTTGGTGATTTAAACAAACAGGATGTTCTGCAAAAGCAAATAAAGCTCCAGGGTCTTTTTCAAGAATTTGTAGTGGGCGAACAAATATGTCCGATGAATGAATTTCAATATTCTCTTCATTATTAAAATCCATTCTCCATTTTGTAGCATTTTCACTATACCAATCTTCTTTGCTACCGCCAACAATTATGAATTTGAACTTTTTTACAGCACCGAATATTCGTCTCTTTTCGCCTATATTGTTGTTGAAATACCTTCTCCATGACCTCACCTGTTCAATAGCATGATTTAAATCAGCTCCTGGTTCATCTTTCTTAGTGAATAATTTCATTTTAGGTTTTTCTACCTCTAAAAGAATCCATTCTGGACCATCTGAATTATCATTCAGCCACGCAAAATCGCATCTCAGTTCACCTCCGAAAGATATTTCTCTAAATACGGTCTTCATTGTAAACTTACGAGAATGAAGTTCATAAAAAAGAAAAGAGTTATCCTTTAAAATTGATAATAACTCTTCTTCTGAATTATTAGTATATGCCTTTTCTAAATCAGATTTAACTTTTGACAAGTTCCAAATTTTTGTTACATCTTCTTCCATCTGAGTATTTTTTATCAAAGATAGGAAATATTGTAACAGTATAAAATAGATGCATTATTTTTTTACGAACCAACTACAATATCGAAAGGGTTCAGATCATACTCATGCGTGATATTAGTATCGTCCTGCTGGCTCTCCATCGCATCTTCGGAAAAGATACAGCCCTTCAGAGTGACTGTCGTTGTTGTCCAGTCATCACTCGCCATCGGATTGGCGAAGGAAATGATAAGGTCGAACTCCCCGATATCCATCAGTGAACCATAAGTACTTCTCAACATCTGCTGGGTGGCATAGTCCATCGTAATGGATGCGGTAAATGTAAGGTTTCCGAATCCTCGACTGACAGGCCGCCCGCCCATGCCGTAGTTGCTTTCAATCTTTCGTTTCTTGTTCCACTTGATACCGGAAACGCCTTCCAGTGTCGTGCTCCCTTCGTCGATTCCCAGTGCTGTTGAAGCAAGCGTTATCATGCTCCAACTGTAAGCCACATTGTTTATAATTGCCATAATTGTGTGTTTTTCAGGTTAGGTTATTTCGCTGTCAGTGACAAGCCTTCTTCCACATAGATTTCAGTAGCCACGCCTACCGGAACCAGCACATAACCGATTCTCAGCGTATCATTTAAAAGTACGTTTTGATTTGCATCAATCGTTACCGCATGGCCGCTGATCTCCTGTGCTGTCTGCATCTTGCCGAGTACGTCGGAAATCAGTGTCTTAAAGGCAGTGATCTTGGAGGGTGCAAGTAATCCGGTGCTGGGATTCACCATTAAAGGTGCGTTCACATAAGGAAGCAAAGCGGCACGAACAGCCCGGCGTGACTTGTTGATGGTACGGTTGCGGGCAATCGTCCGGTAATCGCCAACGGAGCAAGTCTGGTCTTTGGAGAAGTAAATCCCATTTTGCAGCCCGGCATATTTAATCGGGAAAATATATCCCTTCTCGTCCAGATCATCCAGCAGCGTCGGAGAGAGTGATTCATACAGATTGGTGCTGATGAACTCTTCCTGTGCCGTTTGGTTGATATCTCCAAATCCTAACTCAATAGCCTGGAAATCGTCGCTAAACAGATTGAATTGTTTCACCCACGCGATTGACTCTTGTACATTGGCACGTGCCAAACAGCCGAGTGCCGCACCGATAACACCGACCGGAGTATGGTTCTTATTGCATTTCTGCATAGTGGATATCAATTCGGAACGAGCCTGCCCGAAAATTACTGATGTCCTGCTGGACTCACAGATCGCGGTCGGGATTTTATTCAAATCGACTTTTAAGCCCTCTGCCGTATCTGTCCCGGTGTTAGAGCAGTTAGCTGCAAGTATGATGGAAAGCGGCTGGTTTTGTTCCGCTAAAGCCACCGCCTTGTCATTGACAGACTTCACAAGGTTCAAATTATACTTTTCTTCGGCACCGTTAAGCTTCCATTGGGGTTGTTCCGTCCATACGCCCAACTGATTGATCGCTCCGTTCGCCGCCCGCTGCATAATGTCAATAGCATCCCAACCCGTAGAGCAATCTGCAAACATCACGTATAACCTTCCGTTACCGTCAATGTTGCCGGAGAGTCTGAAAAACTCTGAAATATGGTAATACGGGATACCGTGGAAGAAGTTCACATTATTCTCTTCATCTTCAGTAGCCTTCACACGTTCAATGATACCGCAGTCTTTTATTGCGGATTTGCGGCTGGTGATATAAAGCACGTCATTGAGTTTGACGTTGTTCTCGTTGTTCTTTCCGTAACCGGCGGTAAAGAGTTCCGGTTGCAGGGACACATCAAACAATAGTCCCGTTATTTTTTCATTGCCGGATGTCCCGGCGTAGGGAATATTGCCGTCCGTGTCCTTGATAAATACGTTTCCTAACATGGGATTAAAGAGTTAAGGTTTGGTGAAATAGGGATTCTTGTACAGGGTTGCCATGCCGCGCAGGCTTTCAGGTGTGTCCGGGGTATAGATGCCTCCCTGTTTATCTACATACAGTTGCTCGTAAGCGGGGAAAGACTGCAATACGGAGAGCACGTATGCCTCCGGTTTGGGTTGGTCTTTAGTTTCGGTTTGAGACTTGGTTTCATTGGGAGCGGTAGCGGTAGTGGTTGCCGGTTCCTGTGCGGTGGTAATATCTCCTTCCGGCTTGATTTGTTTTGCCATAGCGTTGGTTAAGGTTTTAAAAAAGGGGAACAGGTCGTGTTCCTATTCCCCTGTCATAGAGTTAAGATGTAAGGTTCTCAGGTAGTGGGCGCCTTCTTGTAAGCGGTATGCACCACGATTTCGGCGGGCCGGACGATGTTCACATCCATTTTCATACGCATCTGGAAGAAGAATAACTCAGAGTTGGATTGCAGGCGGTCTACCTTCAACACTTCGGTGTCATTCGCGTAATCAACGCCCATCCATAGGTTTGAATCCATACCGGTGGTGAACTCTCCCAGGACAATCGTGTGTTCGGGTATTCCGACCAACGGGAGGATGCGTTTTCCTTTGAAGCGATAACGGTTGATTTCAGTATTCTCACTGTACTTCACCATCTTGTCACTGACGTATTGGTCATAGGCGTCCCATTGCTCAAAATTCATAATGAATGTCAGCCCCGCTTTCTTGCGGATTTGCTTCGGGCATTTCTTCCATATTCCATAGAGTGCCTTTTCCACCGCCGCGCCGTCCGGAAGTTCAGTGTTACCCGCAAGCACACATTGACCGCCCGCGATGGTTTCTTTGTCTGTGGCGTTGATGTTGTCGATGATACGCTTGATTACCCCGTCAAAGTACTTCTCTTTGTTTCGTCCGATGATAATGGAATCTGCCGGGCAGGTAATCCCTGCCGCCGCCGAACCGCCTTTGGCGCTTGTCCAAATCGCGTTTCCGATGTACTCGTTCTTCTTGTCTATCAACAGGCGAAGCATGGTCGCCTGAATCTTCGGGTCAAGCTCGCGGAAGACGAGGTTGCCTTCAGGTTGGGCGAAACGCCAGTATTTCTCATAGTCTCGTGGATTGAATTCGAGGTAGACCATGAAGTCCTGCGGAGTAAGATAACGCTCGGTGAATTCGTACTCGTTTTCCCCGTTCTCGCCTTTGGCGCCATGGGTGCTTGTCGGAGTAGGCACATTGTCCTGGATGATATCTCCCAGGCGAATGGAAGGTAAAGTGTATTTGTGCTGAATACCGCTTTTGATGTGTATCAGCCCTTCTTTGAAGGTATCGTTTCCCTGCGCGGTGTACGTGAGCAAGTCTTCGAGGACTTCACCGTTATAGCCGTTCTGCAAAAAGGAAACCGTATTTGCTGCTGCTTCTGCCATGTTATTTTTTTAGATTTAGGTTAAGGTTAATCGGAGTGATGGATTGTCAGGACATCTTCTTGAACTCGAAGTTTTCGCCTACAACGGCATTCACTTTTTCTGCCATCTTCTCTTCTGCTGTCTTGGCAGCCTTCTTGGCTGCTTGCACATTGTCCGGATCAGTAGCAATTTCATGGGTAATCTTCTCGCGAGCCGGAATGGATAATAGTGTCTTTTCTGCCAGATCGTAGTTGGAGTTCGCCATTTCCACCCATTGTGCCTTGTTCTCTTTTTCGATTTTGCCCGCTGTGACGGCATCTTCGACAAGCTTGTCGATACGCGCTTTCTTTTCATCGGCTTCTTTCTTTTCAAATACGCTCAATTTGGCTACAGTTTCCGCCAGGTCTTTTTGCAGGTTGCCGATGCTGGCGTCCTTTCCGGCAATGACTGTCTGCGCGTCGGTCAGCTTGCGGTTCGCTTCAGTAAGGGACGCCTCCACGTTCATCAGTGCGGAGATACGCGACATGACATCCTTTACCTCGAATTTGTCCTTGATGCCGAGACTGGCCGCTACCGCACCGAGTTCGAAGGGAATAGTTGATTCGTTCATAGTATTCAGGTTAATGTTCTTTTGTGCAGGAGTAGGATTGTTTACTGCATCTGCGGTTATTCTTGTCATTACGTTCTGGATGGCTTCTGCATCTTCCAGTCCCGAAATGCTGTTCTTTACTTTCTCACACAGCTGGGGGCTGGTGTGAAGGATGTTCTTTTCCGGTATGATACCGGCACTGACCGCCAGCGCCGCATCGAAATAAGTACCGTCCTTTCCGGCTTCACCCGCCATAATGCTTTGTACCTGCCCGGCTGTAAGGGAAAAGCGTTTGCGGTAAATCGTTTCAATCTGCCGGGTGAATGCTTTGACAAGCTCCGAAGCTTCCCCTTCTTCCGCTGACGGCAGAAAAGGATTGTGTATCATCAGGATGGAGTAGTCGCGCATCAGGGAACGTTTTCCGGCTGCCCAAAGGACGGAACCCATGCTTGCCGCCATTCCTTCGATCACACATTCGGTATCTATCGTTGAGTTCTGGATCGTGGCATAAGTCGTCATGCCATGTAAAACCGAACCGCCCTCGCTATTAATCAGCACTCTGATAAGCGAGGGGCGGATAACGGTTTCAAGGTATTCGAACTCTTCATTGAACCGCGCTGTGGATTCGGCGGTTACCTTGCCGAAGAAACGGATAAGCGCAACCTCGCCAGGCTTGACTTCTCCTGTAACAAGTTGAAGGTCGTTGATATTCATAGTTCAGATTTAGATCAGTAAAGTCTTTTCCCAAGTATAGGAGTGGCGTATCCAAAAGAGTTTATTTCGCCTCTTCATGGATACCTGCAAACCCCGAAGTGTCTGAATAGCCGGGCGTCTTGTGGTTTCCGTGGTTGTCCTTATCATGCTCCGGCGCATCATCATGGTTCGTAAAGGGCGGCATGACTACATATCGCTCTACCCACTTGCGGTATTTCCATGCGGAAGACTCACGGAACCATACTTCATAATCCACCCAGTAAGCCTGTAACATATTGGTAGTTGTCGGCATGTCGAAATAAAGCAGGTTGCAGCGCTCATTCAATGCCGGTTCATAACTTTTGGCATCCTGAATGGCTGTATTGATGCGCTGGAAGACACGGAAAGGCTCGCACTCCATCGAGTCATCGCCATTGTTCAGGTTATTCAGGATAAACCGGATACGCATCGTCGCCCTGCCTTCCCCGATTCTCTGCTGTTGAACCAGATAACGTACGTTGGTGAAATGAACAAAGACAGCCGGGAATGCCGCCTCATACTCCATATTGTCCGAGCGGATAATCCGTTCAAACTGCCCGTTGTCCATCCGTATCGTTTTAAAATAAGGCGGACTTAACGGATTATCCGGGTCTTCAAGCACAGTGAGCAATGTCCGGCGTATCGCTTCATACATGTTTACGAAAGGATTTTCCGATACTGCTTCCGGGATAATGACCTCTTTTTTCTCTTGAAGAGGCGGGGCAGTGTCTTTCTTGCACTCTTTGGTTTCTTTGTCTTTAATCATGGGAATTTCTTGAAAATAATCGGTACGTAATGTTCATTGATGTACTCATCCAGCCTGTCGGAAAAACCGATAAACTGCCGTTGGACAGGTTTGCGGGTGGAATATTGATTGACCGTATAAGGAGAAAGCCTCTCGTCCGTATTGTGAATGGCCGTATACCCTTTCCCTTTCCTGTTCCGCCCTCTCTTTCCCTTTTCAGGATAACTCACTTCTTCTGTTTGAATGTCATAAGTATACCACCGCTTGAATCCGAACTCATGTATCTTTTTGAGCGAGCCGTGGTCTTTGTCATTGAAAGTCCCTTTGATACTGTCCTTCAGCTTACCCGTATCTTTCATTACCGGATGGGTGAACTTCTTGCCCCAGCGGGAAGTCCGTGGCTGCCAGCTGTTACCACTAGCGTAGAATCCTCCCTGTGCAAAGGACATCTGGAAGAAGCGGCGGGAGAAAGCTCCGGCAAGGGTGGTGAATTCCGATGTATTGAATGCCAGCCTGCTTGTCAGCGATTGCCTTCCCGGCGCGGGCACCCATTGCGCACAAAATTCGTCAAGGCTTATTTTTTGCATAGTAGTTTGTTTTTAAGGTGTTTTACAATCGTTTGTATGCGGCTGTTTTCCCGGAAGCCGGATGTGAAATAAGGATGGGCATCGGAGAAAATCTTTCCCTTGGTGGCAAGGCTCCCGGAGAAAACAGGATTCATCTTCTTTATATAACCGGATTGGGAAGCGGCGGAAGCATATACATGGACCCGGCTGTCATCCGCAACCAAGTAACAACGGCATCCCCATTCAATCGGCGGGATAAGCTCTGAAGGAAAGCTGCCCTTTGGATAAGTAAACCCTTCGAGTGCCAGGTGGTTATCACGTACCCGTTCATCCCCTTGTGTCATGTAGGTTATCAAGGTTTCAGCAGACTGGGTAATCCACCATCCGGCCATACTGGCAGCGAACAAGACCTGTTCGTCTTCCCTTTGGGCATACATAAGATTGTACTTCTCACATACACCTTCATAATCATCGAACCCTTCTTCTTTCGATGACTCCAGTATATCATTCATCATACTATATTGTTGTGCCGCTGCAAACTCCACGAGGTTATCAATGGCTGCCACCAGTATATCCCGTTCCTCTTTTTCTTGTAAGGTCGTAAAATCATTATGGTTGCACAGGAGTTCAAGTGCACGGTCGAAATCCATGTGAAGCCCTTCCAGTACACGGGAATAAAGGGAAGCTGTGCGCAACATTATGATTTCCTCCATGACGCGCCATGACTCCGTACTGTCTTCCAGTGAATCCATCAGGCGGCGGAAAGCGGTAAGCACCGGCAGGTACTCATCTTTTGTCCCGTCTTCTTTCAATTCAATACGGGCTGCGGATACTTTCTCCATATCGGGGAGCGGGTTGCCGCTTAATCGCTCCCCATCAGAAAAGATGCTACATTGCTACTTCTGCCATGACCATAACGACGGTAATACTCTTCCTCGGACATGATATGCCTGTCGTGCGTATTGCCCTTTTTCTCCTTGTCCTTGTCCGTTTCCATATCCATTTCAAGCAGGTTCAATTGCCTTCCCACGATGATGCCGAACTCTTTCTCTATCTCGTCAGGAGCCACTTCATACTTATCGGTAATCAGACCGTAAAGCTTGATGCGGTCCTCATTGTTCATCTCGATGCGGTTGCTGTACTTGAACTCCAGCCCGTTCTTGATGTATCCCATTGCCACCAGACGCGGCAAGACCTCTTCGTTGAATATGTTCTCGATGTAACGGCGGTATACCTCAATGCGTTCGCGGAAAATGTCCTGATGCGCCTTGGTCGAGCCTACATAACTCTGCATCCCGCCCGCCATGGATTCGGAGCCTAAGATAAGGTTGGCTACCTCCTTATTTACGAACTCTATCAGGCTGGTGTAGATCTTCTCGGAGTTGGACATGGTGAACGCTTTGATTTCAATCTCGTCCTCCAGTCCCGTTACGACGACTTTGTTCTGCGCTGCATTGGCTATTTCATTCGCCAGCCTTTTGCGGTCGGTATTGCTCTCGGACACGCTCTTTCCCACGATGATGGGTTGGCCGTACGTATGGCTGAAATTCACATAGTTGGCTACCGTGAACTTCTTTGCGAGAATCAGGGGTGTTGTGGCCGAGAACAGCCCCAAGTCTCCTGAATTTATCAGGATGTAGTTTCTCCGGTAAGTCCGGGAATTCAGGTTCCAGTTCGGGAGCCAGATACCTTGGCGCTTAACAACTGTATGCTGCTCTGGAAGTACGTTGCGCCTTTCGACGATGTTTACTTCCGCCAGCTTGCCTGTACGGGAGTCTAAGTCCGGCATGATTTCCAAAAGCGTATAACCGTATAGTTTTGCTTCCACTATGCCCCGGATGATCTTGTCGAACTGGGTACCTTGGATTTTACGTGTTTCTTCCACATCCTTGACATACTTTCCTTTCTCGTTCATGCGCGCCAGCATATAGCGGTCACCTAATATTTGTGACTCTAAGGTCTCCAGTACCGAGCGGATATGTGCATCCTGTTGCAGGCAGGCGTCATAAAGGTCTATCAACCGGCTACGGTCATCCAATACGGTGCCCTGCACCAGATTACCCCGTACCGACTTATACCGGTTATTGCGCTCGATCTCGCGGACATATTCCTGTATGGTTTTCTTCGAGGTGCGGAACATGCTTTCCAATAATTCATGATTAAACGAGCCCTCAGTGTTTACATTCATAGATTTAGGTTTATTTAACAAGGTATAGGGAGGGAGTGCTTTTGAATGTTTTTTTAACAATTTTGGTATTGATAGGCTGATTTTGCAAATACTACAGATAAAACCATGTAATATTTGAAATTAATATTTACAAGCATTAAACTGCTAAAATTAGACTGAAAATAAATCATATTTACACTTAAAACCTTACATATAAGCTATGTGGCAAATTTAAAGATAGGTTTCTTTGTGTTTAACAGATATATTTGCAGGCTGTTATTTTTTAATAAAAGTATCAACTATCATGACAAATGTAAAATCAGACTTTTCCCGGTATGAAATTCGCTACCGGGAATTTCCCGAACTGTTGTTTACTGTTCGGGGAGACGGCTGCGAGTATTTCGACGCGTTTCTTTACATCAAGAACAAGGGCGATCCAAATGTACATTCCGTAGAGGGTTTCAGGATGGCTTTTTCACATTGGATAAACGCCGTTCGCGACGCATATTCACTTTCCGATGATATATTCATCACCGCCCCAAACGGGCATCAATTAATTGATTATGCCTTAGCCTTGCTGTTCGTCGCCTACATCGACCCCGGTTTCGGAGTCTACATGATGGAGCGCATGTCGGACATGTTACTCAGGGGTATCGTCCTTTCGGATACCTGTTTATTACTGATGGCTAAGGACCGATTATCGAAGGAACAATTATAACTTAAACACTTTATAGCAATGACTAAAAGCTCTTTTAAACCGGCCAAAGGCGTGCTGGTCTTTGACGGGGCAGGGAAATTCGTGTGCAAAGCCTATTCCCTGCAAGCGGCTGCAAAAATACATTTTGTAGAAGCCCAGGCTGTTTCATTCGCCTGTTCGGGAAAATACACCTGTGCCGGAGCATACTATTTCCGCATCGAGAACGAGAACGTAAGAATTGATGAAGAGGACTGGGGCAACCTGAGAATCCGCGACTACGACAAACTGTGTGGCGAGAAGAGAAAATACCACACTCCTAAAATGATGACCCGGAAATACAAGGCAAGGGCACAAAAAATAAAACCGGCCAAAGAAGGAAAAAGAAAGGAAGATGACAATGAATAATAGCAAACAGAAGAAATATGACGAGGTGGATTTCAGAAACCGCGCCGTCAGGATATTGAGAGAACACGGTCAGGTATGGTTATGCCTGTATGACTTATGCAAGATAATCAAACGCCCGGTGATGATGGAGACGAAGGAAGCGATGGACCTTTGCCCTTCAAGTACAAAAATAATCTTCCGCGCGGATGACAGGCCGCTCTGGGCAATCGCTCCCAGGGACGTACGCAAGCTGGTCCATCTGGTGAAGAAGGAAAACTCGCAAATGAAGAAACTTTGCAATGAACTGGAAGCGTGGGCCGGCAGGCTGGCGGAGAATATCGAAGCGGTCTTGCAGGAAGCGCCGGTGGTATTCAACTATGGCGATCACCCCGTAACATTCAAGGCCGCCAACGGCAAGACGATGGTAAACGCTACCAACATGGCAAAGTGCTTCGGCGGTAATCCGGCGGAATGGCTGCATAAGGCTTCTACCACACGCTTTCGGTACTCCCTTGTCAATGAAGGCAAGTCCGCATCCCTAGACGAGCAGGTCATCACCAACCGGGGAACCAGTGGCGGGACATGGATACAGGAAGAGCTGGCGATAGAATACGCACGGCAACTTTCCGACGAGTTCTCAATCTGGTGCAATGAACGTATTGGCGAACTGATGACACGCGGTAGTGTTTCCCTGCATAACGCATCGACCGCCCATCATCCACACAACGAGCAAACCGATACGCCTGCGGAGAACTTCCCGGTTCCCAAAACCTTCGAAGAAGCTCTCCTGCTCGCCGCCAGCCAGCAGAAACAACTGGAGGAAAGCCGGCATAAGGTTGAATTCTACAACCGTTTCATTGAAGACCGCGACTGGTTCAAGACAACGACTATCGCCGACGAGTTACAGGTGACGCCCAGTATGCTCAACCGGTTCCTTGAGGATGAGGGGATCATTCGGAAGGAAAGCGGACAATGGGTAGTGCCGGGGTTCCACTCCGCGCTCCAGTGTGAAGTACCGTACTATTGGACAAACGCCAAAGGAAAGTCGTACAAGATGGGCGGCGCACGCCGTTGGACACAGGACGGACGGGAATTTATCATCGAGCTTTGGAACAGGAAAAATCTTAAATAAATGGCTATGAATGAAATAACAGAAACAACAATTGAGAAAATCATCCGGATAACCGGGCGCAAGCCTGTGTCGTGCCAGTGTGCGCTCTGTAAATCCCAATGTCAGCGTACCCCATGTTTGGGAACTCCACAGGATATTCTGGCACTGATTGAAGCCGGATACAAGGACAGGCTGGCACCAACGGCATGGATGGTGGGAATGGCTGTCGGTGTCCTTCCTTTTCCCGTACCTATGATACAGGCAGTACAAACACCGGACGGTTGCGCTTTTTTCAAAAACGGCCTCTGCGTTTTGCATGATCTCGGATTAAAGCCCACTGAAGGCAGGCTCTCACATCACACGATTACCTTGGAAGACTTCACGTTCTCCAAGAGTCTCTCATGGAATGTGGCACGTACCTGGCTGGAACCGAAGAATGCCGTGGTTATCATTCGATTATTCCAGATGTTTGGGATAATAAAGAGTATTACCATAAAGTAAAAACAAAAATCCCTTGCGGGCTTTTCGGAGCTTGCAAGGGAATCTTAATTGAACGACTAACATATAAATAAGGTATGAAATACGAATTTATAGCAGATAACGGTGCCCGGTTTGAAATGGACATCGAAGCGAACAAGTTGATGCTGGATGTGGCAAAGGTGGCCGAGTCCCTTAGAAAAGACAAGCAGCCGCAGGTATGGATGAACAAAAGAAGCGTGCCCGGCTTTCTTGACCTGGCTTGCAAACAGATGGGGTGCAAAGCGGACAAGTTAGTGCATGAAGTCCGAAAGGTAGACGGAACAGTAGAACTGTGGCTGGAAGCCTTTGTCGCCATGGAATATCTCAGGTGGGCAGATGACAGGCTGGCGACATGGTTTGCCAACAAGATCAACGAGCTTATCAGTGACGGAACCATCTCATGTGAGTAATTATGGCCGAACTAAGAATTTTGGACTTCAACGGGACGCAGGTGTCTTTTGTCGTGGGTGGAAGAACTGTGCTGGTATGCGTCAGTGAACTAAGTAAATCATTAACGAAGGCACAGCAGCCGTCCCGTTGGCTGGCTACCAAGCAAGCGAAAGAGCTTATCAGGCAGATTTCCCAAATGAAGCGGATACAGGTGGAGTCACTTGTAAACATACGTCACGGAGGTGTTATAAATGGAACGTGGATGTATGCTGAAGTTGCTGTGGCTTATGCGGAGTGGTTATCCCCGGAAATCGGGAAAAACTGTAGTGAAGGAATCAAGGAGGTTATTGGAGTCAATACTTCCAAATAGCAGATATATGGAAGTTTGTATGATTAGTTCCCCAATCATTCTTTAGTTTTGATTGGGGAATTCTTTGATTCTTATTGGAGCATTGCTTCAAACTCCATTAAGTCAGGTGCCTGAAGTCCCATATCCTGATAAGTTAGCCTGACAATTAAATATCTTAGATAAAAACTATTATAATCAATAAATATATTGCAACTCATAACTCCCTTAATCATTGGTACAGACCATTCTATATAAGTGTTCTCATCTTTCTTGGCAAGTGAGACTGGTATTCTTGTTTCTTTTAAAATTCTCTCATTACGCCCTTTGCTATCAAAAGAATCATATAATCGAACTATCAAATCTATATCCATGATATCATATCCTGTGGTATTTTTAAGTCTGACATATCCTGATATATTTCTTGAATTACTTTTTAATATTTTTTGTTCTATGATTTCAAAACCAACTTTTATGGTGGCCCAACTGAATATTTCGGAATCGTATGCCTTTTGCACCCGCTTTAAGGCTTTTATATCTGTTCTGACAGAAGTTTCGTCAAAATAAGGTTCATAATATTTATAAATTCTATTTGTTTTATAATCCAATAATCCTTTACTGCTTTCTATTGGAGCTTTTTCTTTTAATGAATCAAGTAATTCTTTATCGAAAGAGAAAGTCACAGTTTCTTTTCGTAAATTAGGAGTAGTGCATACCGCAGTAGCTATTATACGGGCGCCTTTATCTTTTATATCTATAATTTCATATTTATCAACCCGAATCCAATAAGCGGATTCGTCCGCTTCATCCATGAGTATCATTTCATCAGCCAAATCGGGATATAGGTCTTTGATTAGTAAATTTAGGGTGGTTCCAAAAGGAAGCCTGCCACAGGAATAATCAGAATACTCTTTAAGGAATTTTTCTACGATCTGTTTTGCATTCTCATGTGTTTCATTTACGCAACTTGAGATTAATAATATTATGCCGGATAGTAAAATGGCAACATTGATGCGAGTTCTGTTCATGTTATATGATTAATTAAGATGTGTACAAAGGTAGGTAATTTATTCCATTATCAGGGTAAAATAAATTAGTCCTTTAGCCATTGTAATGATTATTTCTATATGCTTATATATAAGTGTTATTAATTACATTGACTAAGCAGAAGTTTATTCGTTTCTATAAGTGATCTTATAAAAACAACTGGAAAAAGAGGTGAAATGAGTGAGTTATGTAAGCCCATATTCAAGATCAATCAAAAGATTCTTGGATTACTATTTATGCTATCCCATCCTCGTTCTCGGGAATAAAAAGGAAACGAGCCAGAAAGAAATACAAAAAGAGAACTGGAAAGAAGGAGAATTTTCTTTGTTTTCTTCGTTTCTTTTCTTTTATATATTTTCTTTTCTTATCTTCTTTACTTTCTTCCAGCTTATAACCTTCTTCTTGAAAATATAATCTGTACTATATGCTCTTACATCAAGAATTTGGGATATATGATTATATAACTGGGAATAAGTTGCCTTATAGTATTCTACGAGTAGACATATATAATTTCTACAATACTTCCTACTCCGTAGAGGAATGATAGAATGTATGAATCTACTTTCGCTTCGCTCAAGTAGCTCATACTTCTATCACTTACTGAAAAAGCTCCTTACAGTCGCTTTTTATTAATTCTAGGTTCTATAGTATTCTTTTTGGTCTTTTACACTCTAACAATTGCGTAGAATACAACGAGTTATCCTTTTCTATATGATACGATGAAAAGAAGAAGATGGCTACATGATGTATCTTGAACTCGCTAAAGCTCGTTCAAATACATCATTCCGCCTTTTGACCGCTTCGCGGTTTTTATCTTTTAGTTTTTTATTGCTTCACTTTAAGTTCCGGTCCAGTCTTTCCATACAATACGCTCTAATCCGCTACATACGGACTCAACCATCTCAGAGATTTCCCAAAGGCGGTGTATCACGTAGTAGGTTTTTTTCAGCTCAATACGGGAGTTTAATCATTTAAGTGAGGAAACAACTCATAATGAATCCAAAAACGAGAATTTTCAAGTTTATGAAGCAATGGCGGAATGATAGATGCTAAAATTGGCATTTTTAAAGCTCGTGGTTGAATTTTAATCCACGAAATGATAAAGTTATCCACCCGGGGTGTAAAATTGAAATATGGGATTTAAAATAGCAGGATGAAGAGTACGACAATTTAAGGGCATAAAGGCTTATGTCCTCGAAGTGGAAGCAAAGATATTGAAAATAATCCGCAAAAGCAAGAATACAAGGCTTATTTTCAGAGAATTAAATGATATTTCCGCATCTATATGCCGAAAGAGATGCTCCCGGCAGCAAGATTCAGGAGGATTAACAAAGCATCTAAGTATCAGTTTCACCCTTTAACGCGCCGCTCCCTAAAAACTCTGGGAATCGACCGGGAAAGCTGTAATACATCCAAATGCATCCAGTCGAAACCAACCGTATTCGTTCTGATCTTCGACGAGGGAGAGCGAAGAACGGAATACAAATTGAGACCATAAACCGGAATGATAGAATATTGATATGGAATTACTTGTCGCAATATATATAGAAAGAGGCGGATAAATGTACGAATAATTCAAAATCTGTACTTTGCCAAACTGCGGTATGCCTTAAAAAGAACAAGAATACTTGGCACAAATAAAAGTTCTCCGTCATATAGCATACTTCCATATAGCAGCTATTAGGAAGTTTCGATGAAATAAGAAAGTATATCTGAAAAATAGTACAGTGAATCTTCGCCTCCACGTTCTATTGCTCTTTGCATTTATTAACTATAAAACCTCATCATTGCCCAACTTTCACGTAATCCACTTACCTATACCTGAGAAACCCTTATTAGTAACTTAAATAAAGAAGAAAGCAATGGAACTAAAAAAAAGAATGACGTATGAGGAAATGGCAGAGCATTTCGAGTCTGAAACTGCAAAAATGGCCACCAGGTCAAGTGTTGGCAAGTATGCAAAACAAATTGGATATGAGGTTTACACTCCTTACATCGACGGCAAGAAACTGTTTTTCTATGTGAATCCCAACATCGGCAAGAAAAATGAAACTGCCGATTCTGAAAAGCAAAATTAATTGAGTGATAGCTATGGACGTATTATCGCCCATAGTTCAGATTCTTTTGTATAACATCAAAATCAATTTATTCAATGACACAAAAGAATGTCGTGTTTCAATATGGAAACACAAACGTCACTTTTCTGGCGGAAGGCGATAATGTGAAAATCAACGCCACTGAAATGGCGAAACCTTTTGGAGAAAAGAAAAAACCAGCTCTTTGGCTCAGAACTCAACAAGCAAAGAAGTATTTGGAGCTTTTAACACAAGTGCAGATATGTACTTCGGCTGATTTACTGATAGTTACGAGCGGCGGTAATGGGCAACAGGGAACATGGATGCATGAGGACCTCGCAATGGAGTTTGCAAGATGGCTATCACCTGAATTTGCTTATTGGTGCAATAAAAAAATCAAAGAGCTTTTGACAACGGGAACCGCTACTTTAACTGAACAGGAAAGAAAGCTTTTCCAGACGAAAATCAAAGGACTGGAAAATAAAGTCGAGGAACTCGTTCCCGATGCTGATTTCGGAAAATCCGTTCGCCACAATGCAGACAGCATCCCGGTCACCATGTTTTCAGACTTTCTGGTTAGCAACGGATGTGACATCGGACGGAACCAGCTTTATGAATTTCTCCGGGTATATGGTTACGTATATAAGAAAGGAGAAACCGACCGTAACTTCCCGACAAGAAGATCAACAAAGATGCGTATACTTGAAACACGCTATCCCAGCTCAACTACCGAGTTCGGGCCGACCGTTTATGTGACACCAAAAGGAATCAAGTATTTCCTTAGACGAAAGGGGATGATCGAAGCCTTTTTGGAAAAGCAAAGGCTGAAGGTGACTAAAAGGATTAATGGATACAAGCGACGCTAATTGTATTATCTAATTATTGTGAAGGGAGGCAACCAATACCGGTTCGCCTCCCTTTTGTTTTGTAGAAATGCAACATGGATTTTTTTGGCATATCATGGAAGCAGACGGCAAAATAGACTTAAACTCTCAAAGAAAAATACCGCTCCAATCTTCCGTTTTAACAAAAGACAGACTTATCGTTAAAAAGCAGTTAAAACATACAAGAAAGGGACAACTATGCACTTATCTATTTTTTACCCCCTTTTCCTCGCTATGTAACAGAAAGTGGTAAATTGATGTCTTTTACACCTATTTATATATAGTAACCACAAATATCGTTTTTTGTAATTACTGCCTTTCTCTTGGAACTACTCAATATAAGTTTGGCAGAATACTTTAGCACACGAAAGTCCTCCTTCAGTCCTATCAATAATAAGTGTCGGATTAATGGCTTACAAAATAGATAGTACTGGGATAGACAGTTTATTTCTTGCCGGACTATAAATGCCTTTCTATAACGATTGTATCATTTTCCACACCAATTTTTCACCCCTTCAATATAGATACGATTTAACACTTCATTTTCCATCTATATTCTTAAATTTATTACCAAAACCGGACTTGGGAAATTCCCCATAGGGCGCGTATGGCATCCGCATCAGCCCACATACCCACCCCGTTCTTTTTAAAATTATTATATTATTGATATTCAAATGATTACAATCCTTACTTTTACACAAAGTAAGGATTAAACAGTATAACTACTATCAATTTGAAAGTGAAAACTAAAAAACAGCCTTAAAATTACTGTTATAGAAACTACTATCATTCGGATTAACAATATTAAAACGCTGATTAACAATGGCTTTTGTATAAATATACAGTGAGTTTCAATTTTTATTCAGTCTGTTTTCGCTCAAAACTTGTCAAAAGGTAAAAACACAAAAAAACAAAGAAATTTTAGTTTGTTCTAATTCATTGATATTCAATTGTTTATCCTTTTGCCTACGCGCGTAGGCGTACAGAGTTGATTTTAAGGGGTTTACCTTCGATAGTTCAAAAAAATATTTCTCTTTTTGTTTGGTTGTTCAAAAATTATTTCGTTTTGTTGTTGTGTTCTCAAACGGGAAAACAAACAAGCCCAAACAGAACGAACTAAAATAATTATTCACTTAAAACAAAAACAGAAAAAGAAAGACAATCCGCAAAAGCGAGAAACAAAAAGGTTTTTTAATCGAAAGATAGTTTTACCCTAAAATTAAAACAGTGTGTTAGCTATGGAGCTATTAAAGAGTGCGTTAAATAACCACGCTTCGCATACAAAAGGTTTACTTATTAGATGTTTATCCGTAGACCTTTGCATGAGCTGAAAAGTAAATGTTACAAACGGATAAGTAGGAACTGTAACAAGTCCAGTGCCGGAACTATGCCCAGTTGCAAGGGAAAGCACAAACGGAAACTATTACAAGCTATCGAACAATACCAGATAGCAGCCGAGCATGAGAAAAGGGCATTGCCAATGTTATGTCCATAATCACCAGCCGCGAAGTTTCTAAAGGTGTAGCTGCCATGTTGGAAAAGACATGGGACGTGCGAGACAACTGCCATGAAATCGGAGTAATTGCAGGAAAACCGCACGTTAGAGATGCAAAGGTCAAATTGTCAGATTGTTAAAGTCGCACACAATCGGGTGAAAGTTTGTGTGCGAATTATTACGGGCTTACAGCACGATAAAGCGCAAAGGTATTACGATAAGCGCATTTATCCGGGCTGTTGTATAGGTGAGTATATGACCGCAGTTCGATTCTGCGGATGCCCACGAATTAATAATTATTCATATTACTAACAATCTAAAACTAAAAGATTATGGCAAGTTCAGCAAAATTCAATGCAGACCAGTTCGCTAACATGGACACTCATGTTGCAGGTATTATTTTCGTTTATGCAGGTAAGGATGGCAATGACACTGCAATGCACTTCTCCGGCAAGGAGTACGAGATGACCGCAAAAACACAGGACGAATTTATCCGGGTTATGCGCAATCTCAAAACGACTCTTTGGCTGGTGAAAGAAAAGGAAACGGAATTGCGCGAGAAGAATGACGGAATACGTTGCAAGTACCGCACAACAACTCCGACGACAATCTATGTCAATATGGCGAATAAAGAGCGTGCAAAAGTCTTTGAGACGAGTGACTGTGACTTTTCCAAGTTCGGTTTTTTCCCCACGAAGAAAGACCTTGAACGTTCGGCACGTGATAAGAAGAAGTACATCCACGCCTCGACTATTGCGATGCTTGAAGCATTGAATTTTCGTGTGGAGTTCCCGAAAGCGGAGACAACTACGGATACCAAAGTAGAGACGAAGAAGAAAGAAAAGGTGCAGAAGAAAGCGGACGCTGCCCCTGCAACCGTTCCCGCTTCCGTAACCGTAACAACACCTGCAACCGCAAGTGTAAGTGTGCAGAAAGCCGCATAATATCCGATACCGATACCGGTGCTGATACCGATATCTTTGGGTTTAGATATTGCCTGTAATGTGCTGATTATATAATACTTCTAATGTATTCGTATTCGGCACATTGCAGGTAATATGCTTTGTTGTAGCCTTATTCTTCCTCGATACCGTAATCATGGGTGTGCCAAAATGGGTGGCTCACGGGTTCGATTCCCGGACATTCCACTATAAAACTGCAATAAGCTTCTTATTAACTTCAACATACTTCTTTGCGTCGTGAGGACGCACCATCCACTTCATAACACGGCTGGCGTAGTGCGGTAGGACCGCTTCAATCATACTTAGCTGTATGAGCTATGCCCCGCTGTTATCCTCCCAGCCAATTAAGAATAGCTGGTAGGGCAGAGAACAAGAAGTAAACATCTTGAATATTAACTTAATACATATAAAAATGAAACTTGAAACAAAGTGGAAACTTATCAACAAAGTCAGTGATGTATTGCTCTACGTAATCTCGCTGGCTTTTTTTCTGGCATATTCTTATGGCATAATTTGTCATGCAGCGGTGATTTCCTGCATAGGACTTCTGGGGATAATGGCATATATACCACTTTGGTGTTACCTGACAAACATCCTCGACAAAAGGGAAAGAAAAGCATGTAAAGCACACGAGGTATTTGAAACACGCTAAAATAAAGTACATGAAAAACTTAAAGATAAACCGGATTGTCATGACCATACTCATGGCAACCACCCTCATCGCATTGGCGGCACTCGCATTGACGTCTAACGTAATTTGCCTTTATGTCCTTGGCGCAATAGCCTTGTGCATGGTGCTTTGCAACCTCTTCTTTCCTATTTCCCATCGTGCATTGCTTAAATAGTGAAACGTTAATGAACTTTAAATATTACAGGCAGACTCCCTCGAACTCAAACGGAGGACACCTACACCTGAGAAACAGTGAAAAGATATCGGTTCAACCGGCTATTAGTGACTAACCATAAAAAACATAGGAATGAAACTATATGATACTACCACTCGTTGCAACTTCGAGAGTCATGTCAGCATTGATATAAACTCGCTCGTGTTGGTGAATCAAACATACGCTCACCTTCTCCCAGCCATTAAAGAACTTGGTGAGATGCTGGGCGTTACCCCTGACGAATACTTTGCAGCTTGTGGTGAACTGAATTTTCAAAACGAGCAACTGTTTGAAATCGAATATTTTAATCCGAAAAGCTATCATTACGGTGTACTTTTCATGGAAAATGCAGCGGTGCGTAGAGAATTTGACAAGTACGGCAATGCCTACTATACCAACTACTCCGCTTATGTGGTGTCTTCCCAGTATACCAGTGAAGTGGAAAGCCAACTTGTCCGCTACTTCCTTGAAAAACGATATCCTGAAATATTCCTTCATCCTGACTTTATCAAAGAAAAGACGGTTGAATTGCAGGTAATGGATATGACGCTTGCCCAGATCATAGCGGAGTACGGCAATATGACGTTTCGTGCGGCAAGGTTCGACTTGCCTATACAAACGGCAAAGAAATATGTGGTACGTGAATCCAAGTTCAAAATCTATCCGCTGAAATATCACTGGGGCAGTGACATTAAATACGAGATTTATCTGGAAGTCGATGAGAAAGGTGACAGCCTTTACATTCCTATTCAGGCGATTATCCAGAAGAAATTTTCTCTGGTGAAGAAACGCCAGATTAGCTATTTTACACATTACTATCAGGACCATCCAGACAGGCAGAAGAGCGCACTCAAAGCACTTCGATCTCCGGAAGCGAAACTGCTCAAGCAATTACTAAATCAACAATAATATCTAACAATTAAAAACAAAAATGAGTATGAAAACAATTGTAAGTGACGACCTTAAAGTACGTCTGAATTATGCATCAATCAACGGTAGTGTTATTGCAACCGACATCTTGGAACAATTGAAACTGAACAAGGATGTGAGCGAAGTTATCCGGGGCACATCAAACTACTTCCAAACAAAGAGGGTAAAGAATAGTGCCGAAGGATATATCAAGATGAAAGTTATATTCACAGCCTGCACCAAAGACCTGAATAATGAAAACTTCCCGGACAGACAAAACCCAAAGGCGCCTTGGTTTGTAGAAAACAGAAGTAATATAGAACCGTCCACTTTCGTAGGTTACTTCAAGGAACTGCGCGAGTACACCGATGAAGAACTGGAATATTTTGCCAATGCAATCTGTGTCAGCAGCAAAGTTGAGATTAAGATGTATGACAAGATGAACGATTTCATTGATGCCTATATTGGTGACAACTACATTCCATTTGCCCAATACAGTGAAAACAGCCCCCTGCACAATTCCTGCATGAGACACGCCAATCTCGTGTACAGACTCGGAGATTTCTACTCCAACTTCGCCGGAGCAAGCATCCTTGTCGCCCGGGATAGCGAGAATAACGTATTGGGACGTGCTATTGTCTGGAAGAAGGCAACCGGGAATTTTAATGGCGAAGTAAAAGAGATGTCTGTTTTAGACAGAGTATATTATTCTCACTCCTTTGTGATGAAGATGATTATCCAGTATGCTCAGGCTAACGGCATCAACCTGCGAAAAACAATAAACGATTACTCGCATAAAACACAGTTTACCGTAATGAATCCAGTAGAGGGGTTAAATATGCAGGTAGGCGATAAACAAGAATATACCTTGAATATTTGCGTACCGGCATCCAAATGGCACAAGAAAGGAACACCTTATCTGGATACGTTCTGTTATGTGAACATCACGGAAGATGGGAAAGTCCAACTGGGCAATCAGGCAACGGAGAATTGTGTTGCCACATGTCAGCAAACTGGTGGTACTGCTAGCAAATCCAAGTATATCTGCCCAAGCTGCGGCAAAGTGCATGACAATGGCGAAGACTTATGTGATACATGTAGACAGAGACTTACCGTAAATACCATATTCGGCAAGATGCTCATGGATAAAGTAAAGACATACAACGACGTGAAATATCCTGCCAGCTTCTTCGAGAAAGGCAAACCGTCCGCACATCTTGAACTCAACCTCCAGATAGCAAAGCTGTACTAAACGCTATCCCTTCTTGATTAAATCCTCACTAACAACTAAAAACTTAAAATACACATCATGGAATTATTGAAAGAACTATATGGCATCTCCGCCCAAACGCATAAGGAACAAAACATGATCGCGTTCGTTTCCCAAAAATTGACCGACCTCGGCGTAAGCTTTACAATCGACAAAGCAGGTAACATCTACGCCACTAAAGGTAAAGCAGCTACCTTCCCATGCATTGCCGCCCATCTGGACGAAGTGCATCAGGCAAGAGAAAAAGGTTACGAAGTCCTATTTGTAAAGGATGAGTTCATTATCGGCTTCAACAGCGGGAAACGTGAGTTCAACGGCATCGGAGCCGATGACAAGAACGGTATCTGGATATGCTTGAAATGCCTTGAGAAATATGATAATTTGAAATGTGTGTTCTTTGTTGGTGAGGAACAGGGATGCATCGGTAGTCGTCAGGCGGACATGAGGTTCTTCGACGACTGCCGTTTCGTACTCCAATGCGACAGAAAAGGTAACAGCGATTTTATAAGTACTATCTATGGCGATTCGCTCTGTTCATCCCAGTTCTTAAAGGATGCCAGTCTGAAAAAGCATGGATACAAGAAAGAGAACGGGATGCAAACCGATGTCAGGACATTAAGAGATAGAGGACTGGAAATATCATGTGCCAACATCTCATGTGGATACTATTATCCGCACACTCCTCACGAGATGACTAACATTGAAGATCTGAAGAAGTGCCGCAAGCTTGTGGAGCATATCATTGAGAATTGCCGGGAAGTTTATACCTATAAAGAAGAGCGTCCCCAGTGGCCGGATCGCTCATTCGACTTTTTCTCCGATGCTTTCCCTTCTTCCCGTCCCCAATCTCGTTCGCAGTCTGTTGCACAACCTACACAAAAGAAGAAAACCAACGCTCCAACGGCACTCCGGAAAGCTGCCAAAGCCTATGAGAAAGAACGTGCAGAAGCAAAAAAGAGAATGACAAGCTTCTTCTCCATGAATCCGGACGGCAAACTTAGTGTATTCGAGGTTATCTATGCGGACTTTTTCCCACACTTGAAAAAGGATAGCTTCGACAACATATACAAGGATGTCATGAAAGAGATAGAATCCTGTCGCAAAGAACGGAAAGCCCATCCCTTATATGGAACCAAACTGTCAGCAAGGAAGCAGACTAAAGTTGAGAATACAAACGAATTAGCCAAATAAATAAAACAAAAGCATGATATCGGTTCCAGTTATTGACTGTAGCGGCTGCCATCTGAACGATGGCAGTGGCTCATGCTCACCGGAAAACTGTCACAAAGTTGAGGCATTCTGGGAGCAACGGAGATTTGAACTTGCCAAAGCGGCACTACAAGGTTTCTGTTCTAAGAATTACATTCTGTTAGACAAACAAGATGACGGATATTTATGTAAACGGGCAGTCCAATGTGCCGATAAGATGGTAAAACTACTAAGAACGAATTATCCTGAATATTAACCAACTAAAATGCTTAAAATGAATGCGTTTCTAATTTTCACTTATATCTGGTCTGCGATTATCATACTGGATATTATCAACAAAAGAGTCTACAAACATTATTCAAATCCTTTAAAATCTGGTATGCCGGGAAGAAAGTACCAATTGATTTATTGCTATAAGGTATATACCCCATTGGATATTATTTTCCGGGTGCTAACAAAGGTTTTTTACTTCTTCTACTGTTTTGCCATTCTTGTCGTTTTGGCAAAATATATCTGGATAAATGTCCCAATGTAGTCCACCAGAGAATACGTCATCCGGGATATCTGAGAATCAGAAAGAGGGCAAAGGAAGTTTCAGCAAAGTTATTAATTAACTAAAACATACACTTATGGCAAAGATTACACAGAAACAAGTAAATGACATCAATTCCAAATGTAAAAACGGATTCACTTTTTATATCCGTGGATATATGGAAGCCGGCAGGAAACAGCTTATTAAATCCATCACGCTCAAAGAAGATGAGAAAACGGTTGAAGTTGAATTGTATTGGACGGAAGAGATTATCTGCCAAAAGAACCCGCACGGATGCAACGCTGCGCATCGCACGGGAAACTTTATCCCAGGCCTTCGTGTCTCTGTCTGGCGCAAATCAAAACAATCGCAGATATGGGGCAGTGAAGGATTCGGAAATAAGCATGAGTTTAAAGAATATCCTTCCGCAAAGAAAATGATAAACAAGCTGTGCGAGGTATCCGGGCTTGTCACTGACGAGCTTATTTGCTCGCTTCTTTCGGACGAGAAATGCAAAGAGTTTAAGGCTCTCGCTCATCAGAAACAACCCAAGTAGTCACGAAGATAATATTGCGCAGGGCTTAGTTTTCGATGCAAACCCTTTGAGAATGTGCCACCGAAAGGAAATCTGAAAGAGGTTATGGGTTTGGTAAAGCCTTATTTACCCGCTGGGCTGCGTTACGCCTGCCTCAGTATGACATGAAATATGGGTCTGTCCTCAAAGGAGTGCTGAGTGACAACGAATAAATCAGAACTTAAAAATTTAAACAAATGGTACTTAATATCGTAAAAAACAAACTAAGCGCCTCTGATATTGCCGATTGCGTGAAAAAAGTTTTCGAAAATTCAGAAGTTGAAATACAAAAAGAGTACTGTATATCTGTAGATATCTCAGTGACCAGCAAGAATGTTCTACATAGCCTGGAAGGGCTAAAAGAACTGGAATACTATTTCAAAGACTATGATGTAAGAATTTGCTAATAAATACAAATACAGAAAGGAATAGCCATGAAGAGGAAAATGCCCTTAAAGAAAGAGATAACAGACATATTAGACAATGCTAAACTTGTTGAGAACAGGAAGTCTGGGCATACTCAAGTCTCAGAAACCGATATGTATGTTACGCATAGAGTGAATGAACAAGGATATGAATGTACATACTATTTTGGTGGTGAGTCCTCTAAAGAAATGCTATTGAAACGCGCTGCCTCTCTTCAAAGAGAAATGCCCATGAAATTCAAAGAGTGGCAAAACGGCAACAGGACGCAAAAGGTTATGCTTTTCTTGAAAGAAAACAAAGAAGCTTTGCAGGCATTGATTGATATTGATTACCTGATGAGAACTTACAACTATGATGTACAAAAGGCTTGTGGCATTTTATTCAAGGATAAAAAGACGTTGCCTTCCTGTTTTCGTCTGGAAAGTAAAAACAAACAATCCAAAGCACCCTTCTACAGCTTTGATATGGGTGCTTATTTCGGGAATAGAAATATCGAATACCTTATTGATATTGTGAGGATTCTACCAAAATCATATCTGAAAGAAATTGAAGACGATGTTGGTAGTAATGATAAATAAATGCACCGACGAAGTATTTAACTTAACAAGAAAATAGATTTACCAATGAAAATAGAAACAACCACCCAGCTACTGCCCATACTTGATTTGAGTATGTACGAATCGTATCTTTCTCCCGATTTTGTATTCAGTTCTCAAAGGGAAGAACTATCCTACGAGAACAAAGAGGAAATAGACTTTGATCTCGATAAGTATAAGAAAGCCGTCTGCAAGTTAGCGGATAAGTTTATACAGGAGAACTATGCCGAAACCTTAAAAAAGTATGGCGTACTTCATATTCATTGTGTGTCCATCCATTCCCCGAAATTCTACAACTATGACACTGATAAAGGTTATTTGGACCTGGAAGTATCTGACGAATTCCTGTTTATAATGAAAGGCTGGCTGACAGGCAGTTGTCTTGTGCCGGGATGGGAAGCCACTACAAATGAATGGCTTGAAGAGAATTTAGGCTCCTGCTCCGGATTTGTATCTCTCATGCCCACTACGGTGAAAGAACTGCTGGAGTGCGATGATCTGGAACGTTGCGCCTCAGTCTATCTCACATTGGCTCTGCTACAAGAGGAACTATTGTCAGACAATGATGGTATTGGAAGTGCCAATCAGGAAACTTTTTGTCGCATCGTTCTCGAATCGCTATCCTATGGTGAATATGCTACTACTCAATGTATTTACGAGCCTACCCTATGGAAGATGTATCAACACCACGCAGATAAACTAAATGAACTGATGTGGAATTTATTCTACAAAGGAGTCATTCGAAGTGTGGACGTAACAAGAGTTGGTGCCTTAAATGAAATGGAGCGGTTCATATTGTGGGTAACTAATAAAGGATATTCTTATAGCGATTTAATCTTATTGGCTAATTCGTAAAAAGTAAATGAAAATAGACGTATATGAACCGTTTTCCAATTTTGTGAGTAAAAATATCTAAAATAACAAATTGAATATGAAAGTAATATGCACAAGATGCGGCTGTACAGATGTTTCCTGTGAAGCCATGATAAATCCCAATACTAAGGAATTTCAGGATTATACCGACGAATCATTTCTGTACGGTTGGTGTGAAAACTGCAAGACGGGAGTCATCATATCCGACACGGACGAAATACAGGACGAAATACAGAAGAAGTTTGATGAGTTTGTCAAGAAGAACGGCAAGGAGCCACATTATGCCAACTGCCAGATCGTATGGAAAGATACGAACGACTATTATGATGTAAAAATCCAACTCTCGGGAGATACCGGCGAGGATGACGACATGTTCTTCTACTGTAACTCCCTGAACGAATTAAAATCGCTGGCAACCTTTGGCTGCGAGGATTTTATAGTGACAGAGATAAACAGCTTTGAAAGTTTTGATTAACAAGGATATACAATGAATTTAAAGCAATTCACAGTATCAATGCTCGGACAGGAAGTAAAGTTCCTATCCATCTTAGGAATAAACGAAGAAACGGGAATCGTAGTAGGATACATGGAACCTGTGCCTGGTAATGACCACCTATCGTTCCTCGGTGTAATCATAGCATTTCCGGATAACCGAGGTTACACATTATCAGAAATAGGAGAATGCACAATCTTACTTGATTTGCCATCGAGCGTATCGTTTTTACACGTGCAGGTAAACAACTTAATAACAATAAGAAAATGAAAGAAATTACAGCAAAATTGGTATCAACCAATCGGACCCAAAGATATTACGAATTATCCTTCCCGATTTACAAAGGCAGAAACTTTGGACGTGATGTTGATATTGTCGCAGCACTTGAAGAATGCAAGGAAAATCGAATGAAGCCTGAATATAAGCACCTACTTCGTGCAGACGGGTGTCATATTGTATGTGTGTCTGACGCTCATACACATATTGAAAGACTTGTATTCGTTGGTGAAAAATTTCCGTCAGGATACGGTAATACCGCTATCCAAATAGACGGTTCTCATACCATGATGATACATGGAGGTGATGAAAGACATGTTTATCCTGACGAAGTATATATAAGGCATTTAGGGATGGTTAATGGAGTGAGAATAGTTTTAGATAAGGATGATACAACGCTGATATGAAATAAAGAAATCAATACCAAGTATTATGACAGATAAGAATGACAAAATATTGCAGATGTTTTTCGAGATAGACCGTTGGACGAAAGCTATCGAAAAAGGCGTGACCAAAGACATCAGGAAAGAACAGCTTATATTGCTGACAGCCGAACCCACGAGACTGGATATGGCAGACGCAATGCTGAATGGAAAGTACGAAATTGCACCACCTCATACCGCCCAAATACCCAAGGGAGATGGCGAGTTCCGTACAGTTTATGTGAATGAACCTATTGACCGTATAGTCTTGAGTATTGCCAACGACTTGCTGTTCGACCTGATGCCTGAAATGGTTCATAGCTCGTGCAAGTCTTACCAGACGGGCATCGGCTGTGGTAAGGTTGTGGCTGAAATCAGCCATAAAATTGCGGATACTGCATCAAGTAGCTATCTGGGATGGAAGTCAGACCTTAGCAAGTATTTCGATAGCGTACCTATTCAATACATAGACGAAGCATTCGACAAGGTGGAAGCAAAATACGGTCATTCGGCTTTGATTGACGTGCTGCGGAAATACTACCACTCTGACCTGTACTTTGATGAGGAAAACAATCTCCGACGTCAATACCAGTCTCTCAAACAAGGGTGTGCCGTTGCAAGCTGGTTGGCGGATGCATTATTGTATGATCTTGACGAAGAACTGTCACAGATGAATGGTTTCTACACACGATACTCGGACGACATGTTATTCATCGGGGAAGAGTACGAAAAAGCCATGAGTGTACTTCAGAAGCGGTTGGAAGAGAAAACCATGAAGCTAAATCCCCAAAAAGTGGAATACCTGACTATGGACAAGTGGTTCAAATTTCTTGGATTCAGCATCAAGGGAGACATGATTTCGTTATCTTCCAGCCGTATAAAGACTTTCCAAAAGGAGATTGAGAAACGTACAATCCATAAGCCGGGGACATCCTTGACAAAAGCCATTAACTCTGTGAACCAATATCTGTATAAAGGTAATGGGGAATTCAGTTGGGCAACCTCAATACTGTCGGTCTGCAACGTAAGGAAAGACCTCAACGAGTTAAATAAATTCGTGATGGATTGTCTGAGAGCCGTAAAGACAGGAAAACGCAAAGTGGGTGGTTTGGGCTACGTCAAAACCAAGAGCGACGGATGTATTGTCCGAGGCAGAGGGCGCAATGTGAAAGCCAACCGAAGTAAGACTAACAACATTCCGGGATATTTAACCATTGGTTGTATGCAGAACGCACTATTGACGAGACGGGCGGTATATAATACGCTTGTCGCATCATTATAGGATATACCGAATTTACCGAACACACGGTGAATGGATGAAGAGCAAGAAATTTAATGTACAGGCATAGCATACCAGAAAACTCATACGAGATCGACCGGTTTAACGACCGGTTGATCTCAGCTAAGTTTCTGGTTCATTCCTGTAAATATCAAGAGCTTAAAGTCATGTGTCACTTGCCTGACATCCATAATAATACAATACAATGCTGAAACACATCAGTAAGAGAGTCGAAGTTCAAGGAACAACATTTAATAACCCGCGTGTCTTACCAGCTCATGCAGAGTCATGAAGGCCGTGTTATCCACCGCCTTCAGACTCTTTACGGAGCTGTAAACGCGGGCAATATCAAGCAGGTAAAGCAATGTGTCGCTGTTTTTTGAGAACTTTATTTATTTACAATTTATACTTAGCACAGAAGACGTGATTCAAGGAATATTATTTAGTATGCCGTGTCTGATAAGCCACCGTGGCGCCGTCGAAATCCGAATGTCATTCGACGGCGCCGCTAAGGCTTTGCCACGGCATACATCAAATGCTTAAAGAGATGTGCCGATATTTTGGAGAATCACGAAATAAAACTTAGCACAAAGTGAAAAAAAGGTCAAGATTAGGGCTTCAATAGTGTAGAGTTTAATTTGCGGCCATGTGTCATCTCCAGCAAATGCTGTATATGACTCTTAGGGCCAGCAAAACACACTACCCATATCAAATTAGTAAAGTCATGTGCCACCCTAAGTAAGACTAAAGAAAAGAACTTAGCACAAAGTTTACAGTCAAGGTTAGGACTTTAATTGTCCAGCTTGAAAACCACTGGGGACCTGACCTTTACCATCTTCTAACAAGATGGTAGGTAAGGTCCGCCAGTAGAACAGCTGGACGTTATCAAGTCAATAAAGTTATGTGCCACCTAAATGAGACTGAAATAAAAAATGGTAATGGTAACGCAGCCAGAATATGCACAAGGAGTAGAATTCAACATACAGTATTTGATTTGTATCCTGGAGCCTGGTAATAACCGAGGTTCCAGGATACAGAACATCCTGTATTTATCAGAATTATAAAGCAATGCGTCGTGACTTTGAGTGCAATAATTAATAATAATTGATAATCAAGAAAGCATGAACAATAGTAATATCAACATCTATCAAGAAGCTATCCAAGCCGTTGAAAACGGTGCAAGCTTCAAGATTGATTTCCAGTCCAGAAGTTTAAAACTGAACGGCAAATATGTAATAAAAGAAGGTAAGTACGAAGACGAACTGGGCGTACCCTGTTGCAATGAAAAAGAGTTCCTTGCAAATGTCGAAGAACTCTACCGCACCTACAAACACTCAGTCCCTTCCGAACGTAGTGAAAGTAAATCGCGCCAATATTTTCTTGCATTCCCCGAAAGAAGCCTAAGCGATGACGCTATGCTTTATGGAGAGCGCCGGGACAAAGCGCAAATAGAATTGGAATTATATATCCTCTGTCAGATACTGGGCGGATTCAAATGGAATCCGGAAAAGATGGGTCGTTGGTTCTGGCAGAGCAAGGTGGACAAAGACCTCGTGATTCTTAGACATTGGATAGAACCTAACAACAATCAATCATTTAATAATTAAGAGTATGAACAACAAGAAAAAAGAGACCAAGGTATTGTGCCCTCGTTGTGGCACAGAGTTCGCAATTGCAGAGAAAGAATATACTACTGTGGCAACAGTGGTCGGTAAGAATTCAGGTTTGGGTGTCGTTTATCCGGCAGTAGCCAAACAGGACGTATCGACAAATTCGCCCAAGCTACCCAAAACAGCCCAAGACCGTATCGAAGCGCTTCGTAATGCCGGTGTGGATGTAAGCTGTCTGTTTGCAATGCGGGGAGCAAATGGTGGTGAGTGTGTCGCATCCAACAAAGACGGCAAACTCGTCATACTGAATGACAACGACCCACTCTTCAGTTACATCATCGAACAGGGCACCGTTCCCAACCGCCGTCTGTTCCGCCGCTGGGTGATGGCACAGATGTTCCACATGATGTCCTATACATCATACCGCTCCAAAGAGCCGTTAGGCGTGACGGAAATGATTCATCGTCTGGGATATGAATACCAATGGAAGATGCTGCTGAACGAGTTGTATGTCCAAATGAAAATGGAGAACAAAGACCCGGAAAGCTTTATCGAACGAAACCGCTGGTTCAATATCAATGTAGTGGCGGTTATGGCGAATGATTACATATCACAACTGAGAGAGCATGTGGATGCTTTGAAAGAAAGAAAATGTAAAGGTATTGCTTATAAAAAGGTAGGTGGTCGTGATATTTTTGTATCGGATTTAGAGTATAAGCTGTACAATCCATTCAAAATGGCAATGATGAAGATCAAAAAGTCGAAAAATGCCGCCCAACTTTACTATGCCGCAAAAGACTTTAATGACATGCGTATCAAGATGCCGTCCGGCACCACACAATGTGGGCTGTGGGTAGATGCTTACAAGGGTGCCGGAGCATTCTTTACCATGCAGAATCTTATTCGTTTCCATAACTGCGTAGCCTACGATGATGCCGGTAACCGTTTGGATAAAGTTCAGTCACTGGATTTTATTCTGATAAAGGCAGAGATGTATAAAAATGGTGAAGGATGGCGTTTGCTTGCAGTCTTGAAGAAAATGCTGGCTGATAACAATATCGACATCAAGAAAAAAATGGCGTCGTGGCGTAAATAAGCCACTTTATAGCTTGGCAGGCATAATGTGACGGACCATGATATTTAATAGCTGCCTCCATAAAACGATGCTCATCTCTGTGAACACAAGATGAGCATCCTTAGTAGGAGGCATCACATCGAATGAATAAAGTTATGCCCCCCGATGGTAATCACACTATTTCAACAATAATACTCCCAATAAATAAAACAAAGATGGAAAAAGGAACCAATTTTGATATTTCTCTTACCCGCACAGAAACCCTGTATCTTCTGAAACCGGACAAGTATGGGAAAAGTATCAGTGATAATCATAACATCGGCATTATGTGCAAAGAGTACGGTGACGATGACGACTGGGTAGGTCTGAGTTCTGATGACTACGAAACCATTCTGGAAGATGCCACCACATATAGGACTTTCGAAATATGGTTATCAAATGAACAGGACAAAGACATGGTATGCCGGTTTATTAAAAGCCTGAATATCCCACAAGAACAACAAATCACCATAGCAGTCTTATGCCAGGAAACAAATGAAGTGGACATTATTACGACAAAGATGTCTGACGATAGCGATATGATTGAAACTTTCTTGGCCTGCCATTGCCAGTACAGCCTTGAAAATATCAACTGGATGGTATGTAAAGAGCTAAAGATAAATTATCTGACAGAAAAATCATTCGAACATTAAAATGAAAGAATATGATTTTATACACTTGTACATCAATTGACAATTTTATAATAAGGTATATGGAGAAAGGTGGTAAGGCATATTGTACAGATGAAGGAGTCCTTACCTCTGGTGACTGGATATTGTTTGACACCAGAGGTAAATTGAAATCCTGCATAATAAAAGAAGTATATGTAAACGACTACTCTTCTGCTCAATCTTTGAGGAAATATAGGAAGTTACCTGAGAAATATGCGAAAATGATACGTGATAAGAAGGCAAAAAGAAAGAAAATACATGAGATTAAATATTGAATGTAAAGAACCGGAAGTTGTACTGAACATTTTACGTAATCTGTATATCAATGAGAAAGTTACATTGACAAAAAAGTATAGTTCTACTGCTGATTTTGAGATTAAATCTCCCGGTGGCAATGAAACAGTCTATCCATTGGAAGGTCTCCTGGATCTTGCCGAGGATATTCCGGCATATAAAATAAGAATTCATTAATTATCTATGACCATAAAGGCAGGGAATATTAACATAATAAAATCAATATAATGAAGATATCAGACAAACCGACTGCACATATTCTAATCAAGGCAAGTACGAACAGCGAATGGGATTGTTGCGATTTCGCAATCATTCACTTATCAGAAGAATGGAGGAAGCTACAGGAAAAAAGGATTGAAGCCGTCAAGCCTTTCGGGGATGATTATAGTTTTCAGTCAATGAGGTTTTATGACGGTTCGGTGGATTTCTTCCAATCGAAGGACGAAGAACCTGACATGGAAGAGTTGCTGGCAGACAAACAGTGGGTGTTTGTGGATCTGGATGACGGTGAGCTGGACGAACTGACTTCACCTGAAAACAGCTTAGACTTTTATAAGATTGTAATATACCGTGAAGGGAATGCCAGATACGAAGCATTCGGCAAACATACAGATGAGGAATTTTGGACAAACGAATTTCCACTGCAACAGCTAACTGGGCAAACCATAAAAATCTAAACATATTCCCATCCACAATGAAATTACCAAAAGAATCTATAACAGACTAATAAATAAAGAATTTATGACAAAAGAAGAAAACAATAATACGTTCAGATATGTGGTAACCCCTTTCCGTTTCACGGGAGCTGTTATCACATCCATGTCAGATGGAATACACAACGACTACGATAAGGGGGAAACCCTTGAGATGTTGCGGGAACGCTATAAAAATCCATGGCTGATTACAGTAACCGTTGAAGAAATCCATGCAATGATAAACAAGTACCAAGCATCTCTCCAGACCCAATTTGAAGAGATTACCGAGCATCGGTACTGGGACTTACTGGGCTGCGTTCCTCCCAAAAGACAACGTTCGGGCAGCTTCTTTGTTGGTGAAGCCTATTACGGAAGCATTTACCGATTCTGCTTCGAACTCGACGGAAAGTATTACTCCGCACTTAGGGACATCAGACTGACCGATGAAGAACTCTACAAACAGAGACGTAAATTCGCCCGCATACTTAAAAGAACGGAAGGGCGCATTCATAAACGTCGGGGTGGCCGCACAAGACTGCCCCGAAAGGAGAAGAAGCGGAATTGTGGGAAACATCGTGACGGGCTTGTCCGGTTGTTAGAAAACGCCTTGATGGATATGGGTTATGAATATGACATGATCCATGAGTTCTTCTGCTACCACTACAAAGGCAGGCTGAAAATGAATCCTGCCAAACAGTTGTTCGTGTCATGGTACTACGAGAATGAAAAAGAGTTTTATCCTGATAAGTAACAAGAAACAGCAATGATAAGTAAAATAATGAACCTCTTCAAGCAAGAGCCTTATCCCAGCTCTCCGGAAGAATGGAAGAACAATGAAAATACCGTCTTCCGGGAGTTTTACCTGAAATCCTCACCGGACTTCGATATCCTTTACGGACTGGTCAGGGATCACATGTCAGAGCAAGGTAATGAAGGCGTCACACGCCACAGGTTGATGTGTCTTCTTCGTAGTTGTTCCCATCGTGCCTTTTATCTGCGTGCCCAAGAGAGAAAGCACCCCTATACATGGAAGGTTCGTTGGAAATGGCGTTGTTTCAGACTGTTCCTGCACCGTCATTTCAAAACACATTATTTCAGTAAGCAGGTGGAACTTTGCAACGTTGCCTCGGAAGTGATTAAAGGTTTTGAAAGCAGACTGAATGCGGAGGAATGAAAAAATAATAATACATATAACTTATGATAGAAATACCAGAAAGAAAATCGTTGTCTGTAAAGCCGTTATCTTTTTTTGAGCAACATAGCGACTATTGCGAACTTAACCGTTACACATCGGATGGCGTATTTGTGGATACTTTAGGCTGTTTTGACGAAAACATGCTAACTCTTTACAACAGTCAATTTGCGGATAAGACTATATATGGAGAAGTGTATTTATATGATTTGTATGAGTATTAAACAACCTTTATTTAAAAATATAATAGAAAGAACTAAACCATGAGAGATTGTGATAATTGTATCTGTTGTACCGCCACTGGTAATTGCACCGAGGACCTACATGATGAAATTATTAATAAAAAGAAAGTACAAGTAGGTTTGAAACGCTGCCCCGTCTTTGACGGAGAAGCCAAAGGATGCTACCACTATCAAAATAGCAGTTACTACCATGAAGACAGATATGAGGAAGAAAACAAGCAAACCAATTAAGTATGAAAAATCTACTCAATCCCAGCATCCAATTCACCGACCCCGATACACTCCAGTTCTGCCTACCCATTTCCGATAAGGAATTCTGGTATTGTGAGCCAAACTGTTGTCAGGACAAACTGTTTCCAGAATCGGATTCTACCGAGCGAATCATTTATGATATGCTCGGTGGTTATCCAGGTGAATTAATTCGCTTATCTTCAGTGGTTACGGAAGTGAAGGAGTTTATCTCTAACAGACGGCTCTGGTGTTCTGGTGATATCAACATTGACGAGATAGACGAAAAAGAACAACTTGAATTACTGCAAGCTTACGGATACTCACTGGATAGTTTTAGTACTGGTGCCGAAAGGAATCAGATCATTTGTGAGAGCTATTTTGAAACATATTGTACAACGGATTTTTCTTAACAATCAAATAAAAATAAAAGAATAAGAACATGAAACATTCCAATTACCAAACTAAAATCAATGAAATTAAAGCATTAGAATGCGAAGAACTGAAGCTGGCGATAGAGGCACATGGCGGCTGTTACGAGTGGGGTGGCGAGAACATTGGCAATGCCCCGATCATAGCTATTAACTCAAACAAAAGTGAACCTGAACCGCAGGACATAGAAGTCACCAAGGTAGCCATCTTAGACGGCCAATTGAAGATTTCCGGTGTAGACAATAAAAACAGGGAGCCGGTAAAGTTTGGTGTTGATGACATTTTTGCCGGGCACCTATCCTTTATCATTGACTACATCCCGGCAACAGATGAAGTTTCGGACGTGTCCCAGTCCGTATCCGTTCCGGCTATGCCCAATAATATGGAAGGGGCAACAAGAACTGTTTACCTTACCGTGCGATGGGACATTGAAAGCTCCAGCGAGGAAGAAATAACCAATGACATTGTAGATGACTTAATTGGTGAAAATCACATCTTTTATCATTCATTCTCTGCTGACGGTTACATAATTAACGCGGAAATCTGCGGGCGTAATGAGGAAGGAGGCTTTTAAGATGATGAATGGCAGTATAAATGAATAAACTTACATTATAGAATACATAATTATGCAGATATTAACCGAAGAATATTATGGTCACATTGTAGAGGTAGAATTTGCCACCACTCCTGAAGGTGAAGAACTTGAATTTGTCCCGGATTACGTGAAGGAGGTTATTTTCAATAACCTGACGGATGATTCCGATTCCGGTGAATTTACCGAAAAAGAAACCGAGGCTCAATGTTCTGGTACATGGAAAATTCAACCGCTTAGCTTCCGGCTCATGCTCCGGATTGCGAAATGGGACTATAATTGCGTCCGGGCAACGGAAGGGCTGACGTTGGAACTGTTCCAGAAATCTTATGGCAACGTGATGGGCGCCCACTACTACGGGAAGTGGTGTGAGTTCAAGTTCAACTTCTTTAAGATGATACGGTACTTCAGCCAGTACGCGGATGCCGGGCAGACATTCTGCAACATGGTGATGAAGCAAGTTGAAGGCTACGAAGAAAAGAAACGAAGCGAAAGTAAATAACCCTATGAAGCGGTGGAACTAAAAACTCCACCGCTTTTTTAATACCCCTTTGTTTATGAGCAACCATTACGAAGCTCCCTGTGAGGTCCGGGAGATTGAAAGCTTATTAAGACAACTCACGTATCCCAATGGCTATGATATGGTGGAAGTCTTCAGTGACATGCTAAGATACATTATCGGGTACTTCACCTGGAAAGTCGAACCCCTAAAACCATGGCGTTATAAAAAGGAACACAACATCTTATTCTGGAAGATACTTTGCCAATGGATACTGATTATGAGAAGGCGAATAGCCACGCAAGGGTGGTACGATGTATTTGGCGACTTATATATGTCTATCGGCGGAAATAGCAGCCGTACTAAAAGTCTGGGACAAAACTTTACCCCAGACGAAATCTGTGAGCTGATGACAATGATTACGGGCAAGGATACCGGTGGGAGCGGTATGATCTTAGACCCCACTTGTGGCAGCGGGCGTACTTTGCTGGCTGCACATGCCGAGCATCCCACAAATTATCTGGTAGCGGAAGATATCGACCGCACATGTTGCATGATGACGGTCTGTAACTTCATTGTTCACGGTTGCCACGGAGAGGTTATTTGGCACGACAGCCTTAATCCCGATAGTTACTACGGTGGCTGGCTGGTGAATGAACATCTTGGGAAATGCGGCATACCATCTGTTCGTGAAATCTCCCAAGAAGAATCCGTCCTCTGGAATTTTTGGCAACACCGCAAACAGGAACAGGCTATCCGGGAAGTGCTTGAATTAGAAAAACAAACCAATCCAATGAGAACTAACAATATCAAATAATAATATGACACGTATCAAAGGCCAACTAACCACCTCAGACTACCTGCCGATTGAGGAATTCAACCGGCTTTGTGATTGTCTGAGAAAAGACAAGTTATACACATGGGAACTCTACTGCCGGGTAGCGTTCTGTACCGCCCTTCGTATATCCGACCTTCTGACCCTTCGCTGGATAGACGTGCTTGATACCGACGAACTGATAAAGATTGAGCATAAGACAAAGAAGACGCGCAGCATCCCTCTGGCTCCATCAGTAAGCGCCAAACTTCAAGAGCTTTATGTACTCATGGGAAAGCCTGAGAAAAATATGCCCCTCATTTACAATTATCGTCGCAAACGTATCTATTCTTTGGAGCATATCAATGACAAACTGAAAGACTTCAAACGGGAGTACCGGCTATCCATTAAGCATTTTTCCACACACTCTTTCAGAAAAACATTCGGCAGGTTTGTATACGAGCAGTGTGGCAAAAGTGCCGAGTCTTTACTATTTCTCAACGAAATATTGGTACACGAAAGTGTGCGGACAACCAAAAGATATATCGGGCTGAATAAGGACGAGATCAACCGAATCTATCAGTACATTAAATTTTAAACCCAAAATAAGATTATGAAAGATTATCAACAAAAGGTAAACGAGCTACGGAAAGAGATTGTAGACAGTATTATCAATCTTCTGAAAGAACATGGACTTAAAGAACTGAAACTGGATGATGATCTGGAGGATTTGTGCTATGTCGTTTGGTTCGACAATGAAGGGAACGCATACGATTCTCCGGTCAGAAAGGTTTCTCTTGACAAGAATGGTATCAGTCTGGATGTCGTGGATGAGGATACAGGCTTTACCGCCACCTTGTACAGCTATGACTTAGGTTGTCAGAACCTTGACTGGCTGTGCAGATTACACGAGAATATGCTTGATATGTTTGAGCAGGCATGACGGTTTGGTAACTATATATACAACAGAATATGAAAAAGGAAGAATTTAAACAACTGAGTCGTACAGAAGCACGACTCAAAAAGGATATGGAAGCATTCATCAAAGCCGCCATTAAAGAAAATCAAGGTAGAATATCATTAAAAGTTGTTGATGGTGCCGAATTGGAGAGTGAGAATTATCCCGTTACCTCCACTCTATACGGCAGACACGATAATCCGCAAATCAGATTAACGGAAGTTTACCTTGACAAGTATGATAAAATATATGCTGATGGCATAGATGATGATACTGGAGAGAAAAGAAGAGAGTTTTACATCTATCCCGAGCAGTATTCGGATGTCTTATTTTTTATAGGTCATGTACTAAATTTGGCGTAATATGATTAAAGTAACTGTGATTTGCGGCGGTTCAGCCGTTAGAAGATACGATGAAACCGGAAAGATTCCTTCCGGGAAATGGCTCAATGACCATGGCGGTGTAGTCAATGTAAAAACATTTAAGACACAAGGCGAATATGACGCTTACTCAATGGGGCTTAATGATGCCGATGGCTGGGAGGACACGATGCTGACAAACAAAGAATTCATTGCAAGAAATGATAAATCAACAGATTGCGTCCATTGCAAGGAATGGAGAGCTATCTTTTCTGACCGTGAGAACGATGTTTTCTGTCCGGATTGCGGCAAGTTGATTATTCACCGCGAAAAAGAAGAATCAAGCAATAACGAATAAAAGCGCATCCTATGAACAATACATTCAGTCCCAGCAAAACAAAGAAAAACTTAGGCATCAGCTATCTGGGCGGCTGCAATTCTCCGAAACTGGAAAAGAGCCTGAAACAGAACGTGATGACCTATGGCGTATATTTGGCGCCCCACACATTGAGTGGCTACAACGTCTGCCCTCAATCAGACAACTGCTGCAAATATTGCCTGCATGGCTCGGGAAGAAACAAACTGGAACTTCTTTCCCACAAGGAAGGCGGAGCGATTACCCAATCCCGTATCAAGAAAACCAAGCTGTTCTTCGAGGATAGGGAAACCTTCATGCAGCTTCTCATCCACGAGATCGGGCAAGCCAAGAAGAAAGCCGAAGCTGCCGGAATGAAGTTTGCGGTACGCCTGAACTGTACTTCCGACATCCATCTGGAACAATTCACCTTAAACGGCAAGAATATCCTTCAGCTGTTCTCGGATACCCAGTTCTACGATTATACCAAAGTCTTCAGCCATACCGAACTCTCTGAAAAGTACAGCAACTATGACATCACATACTCTTTCAGCGGTGAGAACTGGGAAGAATGCGAACTGTTGCTCAAGAAAGGCTACCGTGTCGCTGTGGTGTTCGAAGATACACTTCCGGCAGAGTTCAAAGGTTATCCCGTCATGGATGCCAACGAGTATGACGCCCGCTTCCTTGATGCCGGGGGTATCATTTGCGGTTTGACCTATAAAAGGGTGGCGAATGATTACGTCAATGGTAAATTCCAGCGTCCTGATACCACGTTTGTCAATCGGAACAATAAAACGGCTTAAATTTCTATCACTGATACAAGAATCTAAAAACAAAACCATCATGACCAAAGAAGAACTAAAACACCTCCTGGTAAAAACCGAAGAGTACACTCAGGAACAAGTTGATGACATGAGCGGCTACGAACTGCTCGACGCCATGCTAAAATGGGAAGGCATTTGCGGTTACACCCGCCAAATTCTCAGGTGGGCAAAAGCCGCTTACGAATCCGACAAATAGTTCAACTCAAAACAAAAGCTTTTAATTGGATCGCTTATCTGATAGCATTACTTTACTGGTATCCTTCTCATAAGACTGATTAGATAATACCTGTGTGTGAATTGTATCCATAAGTTCAATCTTTATATCTTTATTCAATAAAGAAACGTCTGAATCTGTAGAATTATCTATTATACATGTTATTAGAGGAATTAAAATAGCAGCTATCAGTGTCCTTTGTGTCCACTTTATCTCCTTTCTATGCTGTTCACGTTCTGTTTCAAGTTGCTTTTCAAATCTGAAGTCCTCTGGTGTCTTAAATCCTTTCTCTACGAATTCAATAAGCTCTGGGGTTGGATAAACGATGACATTAGTGTATTTGAGAATTAATTCATAAGCATTAGTTCTGCGCGTGCCACAAGATTGGATGAGAAGGGGGAATCTTGAGTCATAGTATTTTTCTTTAGAAGGAAAATTCTCACTTTCAGACCTTGACTCTTCTCCTTTCTCTTCCTCTGAAATTTGCTGGATAGTATTTGTTATTCCAATATAATTTTGAGTTGATAAATCCGTTTTTCCTTTCTCTATGAAAATCATATTTTCCCTTTCAAGTTTATCCAATAAAACTAAGCATTGGATAAATGTCTGTGCTATCATATTATCACCAGTTTTGGAGGTGTAGAAATTGACTTCCTGTTTTTCTTCAATGAATTCTATAACAGACAAATCTGTTATTCCCATTATCTTGCGAATAATTGTTGAAGGATTGCATTCTTCATTTGTTTTTGCAATGTATTCCAGCAGTTTCTTTTGTGGCTCAGAGTATATCAT